TATCGAGGACTTATCGTAAAGAAGGTCTCCATCATAGACTTCTTCTCCGTTGGCGTCTAGATTATTAGTGAATTGAAAAACTTCATAACCATCCACGATACAGTCGTAAGTCCCGCTATAAACTTTTCCATTTGTAAAAATGGCTAAGCGAAGATGTGCTACCTCGCTATCTGTAAGGGGTCTGTTTTCTTTTTGACTAAATATTTTAAATTTAAGGATCACTTCTTTTTGCTTTTTGTTTGGTTTATAACTTCTCATGGCCAAAATACTACTGCGTTGGGTTTCTTAGATTCAAAATTTGGTTCACCGTATTTATTAATTTTTGCGACAAGGATATCTTCGACCTTGTCGAACCCGTTCCCCTCTGCATCGATGGAAATCCATACTTCCAGTTCCTGATCTAATTCGGAAAGTTTTTTAATTAACTTCTTGATTTTCATTTAATTTTTTGGCTACGAGTTCCGACCAACAGGTGCCTCCGTTATAATACATACAGTCGAACTCTAAGTCGCTAGATAAGTTGCATACCGTATCATAAGGGTCATGATATGTCAAGTTCTCAATTCGGTAAAATTTTCCGTTGATCGAAACGAACTCCTCACACTCATTTCTGCAAAACTCTTCCCAAGTATCGAAATAATCGGGTTTAGATTGAAACCCCTTGTATCTCATGAAGGCTTCGAACGTTTTCTCGTCCATATCTTTTTGGACGAGCTTGCCGGTAACTCTTACGTTTTCACTCATTTGTAAAGGGCTTCTATCTCCGGAGAGCGATCTATTATCAAGGGTTTTGCTTGGTCAGCTTTCTTTGGTCTTCGTTTTTTTAAATATTTATTAACGATTCTAATTAATATAGCCTCTTTTGTCACATCTTGAAAAAGCACACTCTCGTATTCTCCAATTTTTTTATACCTCTTTATGTATTTGAAAAAGTTATCCCTTTCTATGAAGACTTTTGCCGAAGAGAGTCCAAAAAGGCCCCCTTGTCTAGAATGTTTATAATAATAAACCTCGTCTTTATAAATAAGCTTTTTCATCTTTAGAAATAACCATAAAAAATATGGCCCCAAGTAAAACTCCTACGTAACTAATAACGCTGGTTTGAGGCTCCCCAATACAAAACATAAAAGTCCAATAGACGACAAGTCCGCTTAATAAGCCCGCCCACAATCTATCTATCCACTGTTGGGTTTTAACGGGAAGTGTGGATACAAACCTAGCTAAGGTTATCCAAGCCAGAATTAGAAATACAATACTCATTACTTTTTGAAAATTGGTGAATCTGAAACTTGCATCAACCAATACATTTCGTCGTCGTCAAGCCATCTGACTGCGGACTGATTGATTATACATTTCTTTTTGTATTTCTTGCTTTTTAAGACAAATCCAGTGATTTCAAAATCGCCACCAAGAAGAACTTGTGCCGTTTTGTCGGCGGTCAGGTCGCAGTCTACGATTTTTAAGAGTTCTTCTTTTTGCATTCTTCGAATTTTTCTTGCGCTTTTTCCAGCGTTAAGTAATTCCACGCATAGGTTCCCCACTTAGAATCGGTAGGGATCTTTTCTTTAGCGGGAATTACGTTGCCTCCGATAGTGGAGGCTGGAGCTTTGAGGATCTTTACCACATTGAAATTAACCCCGCCTCCAGTTTGCTTAATGATTGCGTAGTCACCCTCACGTTCGAGGATCTCCCATTCGCAGTCCCACTTTTTAGTTATCTTCGGAAGGGGCAGCATTGAAATATTCTTTTAATTTTGCAGGAGTGTTATCGAAGAAGTCATTAGTCTGATCATTGTCGAAGACCGAAAGAATAGCTTCACAAGCAAGTCCCACTAGAAAAGTGACAAAAGCAAAGGTGGAGAAAACAGCCCTAAGGACATAAAAGGCTCCAACGACGGGGTAATATAGATATTGCATAGCGGAATGTAACACAAGTTTAGCCTAAGTCAAGTGCATTTATCAAATTTTTAGCCGCCTCAAAATCCCCGAAAGCGATAAAGCAATCATAAACTCCGTCTCTAGGACAGTATCCACCCATCCTAAACGGAGCATGTTCGTTGCCTCTTTTAGATACAAACAAATACCCTGTTGACTTACATTGAAAAGACCTCATTAATAACAAGGTCTCGTCTACTAAAAGTTCTTTAAGTTTTTCAACGACCTCTTGGTTAATCATGTCATTGAATCTAAAATTATCTGGGCCGCGATTTCGCCAGCACTAGCTCCATAGGAAGTCCTGCTCATTTCTTTTCCGCGAGCATCATTCTTAATTTCCCAGATAGCATTCTTTTCGACATACCTCGCTCCGTCGAAGTCGCTTTTTAAATTGTATTTATCCCTAAGGAACTTTCTAACAATGTCTCGAACTTGTTGTTCGGTTAGCTCTATATCTAATGGAATTTGGACTTTCATTTTCATAGATAGTAATACCAACCACTTTTTCTTTCTTTATTTTCCTCTCCATGAGGGTCTTTTTGGAAACGTTGGGTTTGCCTAAGTAATGGGAGGTCGGCGATCAAATTTGGCAAGCTATCTGGTAATTTCTCGTCGATCAATTCCCGCATATTTTTAGCTTTGAGAAAAATCTCTCTTTCTCCGTCATCATGTTTTATAATTAATGTAATCATTTTATAAAATCCTTAATTCTAGCCAGATGCCTAGCTAGTTCTAGACCTTCTTTAGTTGGTTGAAAACTAGCATAAACTGGATACTCTTCGTTTAGAAAATGCGGGTCTAAAGTTGTAAAATCTTCTTTGTTAAAGACGCCTTGAAGAACCATTAGCTTATCTCCTTCGAAAGTCAATCCTCCGTAGTTAGCAATAATGATAGTGCTACCAAAAACATGTTCTAAACTTTTAATTTCGAATTTGAATGGATCAGGCTTTGCACCCATGGCTATTTGATTAATGTTCATACTAATAGTTCAGGGTTTTCGTTAATGTTTCCGATGACTTCAAAATCTGACTCAAGCCAGATAATCATATTGTTTCCTTGTCGAGAAACCGCCGACCACCCGAATCCTGTCCATTCTACGGGGGCAACATGTTTAAATCCGTCAGAAGACATGAATCCTAAAATAATGTCGCCCTCATAAACTTCTTTCCCGTTTTTATCTTTTAGTCCTGTGAACTGCTGGACAATTAAGTGTTCACCATGTTCACCGAAATCTCCGCGAACCATATCGCACAAAACCGCTTGCCATTCGCTACAAGCCATAAGCTCCCCAATTAGAGAGAAACCTCTGTTACCGTATTGGTAGCCCATTAGCCATTCTTTCTTGAGATTATCCCACGCTCTAAATTTTAATTCTCTTTGCATAATATCTCGACTCGAAAAACTCCGGCTATAAGCCTAAGGATGAATTCTTTACTTTCTAAATCGGGCGTTTTAATTAGACTAAAATACAGAATGTTTTTATAGCCCTTTTTGTCAATCACCCACCAACCATCATGGCTGAAAGCGAACGAAATTGGAATTCCAAATATTACGAAGACTTTTTGTTTCATAGTAGTTCGGGGTTTTCGAATATATTTCCAACAACCTCTATTAACTTGGCATTCAGCCAATTAAAAGTTCCGAAAAAAGTAAATCCAAAGGCTCCATTTTTAAATTCTACAGGAATCCAATATGTATCAAACGGCTCTTTGAAAATGATAATATCCCCTTCGTAAATTTCTTTACCAAACTTATCTTTCTCTCCTGAGTATTGTTGTATTTCAAATTGAGCCAAACCGAAATTTACTTCTTGCGGAAACGCGGACATTCCTAGAATAGCTACACAGTCGATAGGTTCGTCAATAAATCGGCGATTATAATAATCCCAAACCCTAAATTTTAGTTCTCTCATAACTCCACGATTAACTCTGGGTTTTCAAAAATATTGCCGACCACAAACATGTCTCTATTAATGTTTACTTTGTCTTGTATCAAGCTGTTATTCATAGTCATCTCTTTATGAAGAATAGCTATAAATCCTGTTCTAAGCCACGTAATTGTTGCTGCGTATTCGATAACACCTCTGGGTTCGCCATGATCAACTGAAAAGGTAACAATGTCCCCTTCGTAAATTTCTTGATAATAATCATTGAGAACTCCTGTGGATTGCTGCACAACATACGAGGAGGAATCTTCCTCGTTGTGAAAACATTCTGAACAGTCTCCAATTTTGCCATCATCAAAATAAAGGCACAATTTTTTTTCCCATCTTTTCTGGACGATGTTCCAAGCTCTAAATTTAAGAGTTCTCATGATAAGTTCGCAATTTGCTGGTTGAGTCTTTCAATTTCGGCTCTTTTCCGCTCTATCTCTCGGGCCACATCTTGTTTATCTTTTTCTTTCATTTCACCTAGTAGTTCAGAGCTTGCTTCATCGTAGTCTATAAAAAACTTATAGGGAATAGTAAGACTCATTGAATCGTAACAGCCCCGACAAACATCGGTGCCTCTGAACTCAATTCCGTCATTTTCCTCTTCCCAGTCCTCGGGACCGTTGAAATTAATCTTGAAATCCTTAAGATACTTCTTAAAAACTTCCCAAATATGATCTTCAAAAGCTTGCCACTTTTGTTCGAACTCTTCGAACTCGGATTCTCTTACTATTAGGAGTTGTTTAAAATGTTTCATGCTATACGATCTCGTTTTCGCCTTCTTTTAATTTCGGAGTTGTTAAAATAAGTAACAATTTCATTACCTTCTATAACTTCTTCGAGCCCCGTTCCAGCCACATTGGTTCCTCCGCACCAAAAACAAACGTGTTTATGATCTTTAGCTTTATCTTTTGTTAAGATTACAAAAAATGAAATTGGGCCACAATCGTTACAAACGAATTGTTTTGAAATTAAATCACTCATTTGATCTTATATGAATTTCGGAGACCGCAAGACAAGAATATGGATAAGTTTCGTTCGGGAAATCTCCGGAACGATCTTCTACGATATAAGTAACGCCTATTACAGCATGACCAGTATCAGCCTGACCTCTAATAACCCCTTCTCTTATTTTAAAGTCGCTTGGGAGTTTATATTCGACAGATTGGTAATTTTTAAACTTTATCATTCAATTGTGAGACCTTTTAGATCTTGTAAAAGTTTCCTTCCCTTCCGTATTGCTTCATAGTTTGTTCGATTATCGTTTTGACAATCTCCCAATTTCCACCAGCATTGACGCACCCCAACTGAAAAGGAAAGCCGATCACTAGGCTTTTGTCTTTGCCGTTACAAAGCTTCTCTAGAGAGGTCGCTAGTGCTTCGTAATTGACCTGTCTCTTGTCGCGGCCATAATTTAGCTGAGCGTAAAGGTTGACAATGTATTGCCTGTTAATTTTTGCAAAACTCAACGAACCCAATTTATCTCCCGTTCTACCCGTAGCTAGATCTGCCTCGTAAGCTTCGTTATATCGCTCTTTGATATCTTTGGCAATTCCCGCGCCCATAACACACTGGCAATTCGCACAATGAGCAAGGATTTGAATTTCGCCAGTTTCGAAGGCGTCAAAAATGTTTTTATTTACTATTTTCATAAACTTTAACTAGATTGCGGTATTTAGAAAACATTGGGACTCTCCAGCCGTATACTTTAACTTTATAAGTTTTCCCGATCTCAAGTTTTCCTTGAAGGTCAGATGAATTGAACTTAAGGTAACGACGAACGTCTTCGTTACGAAGAGTTTCCTCTTTAGAAAACACCATGTAAAAACCACCTTTATTAGATGGAGCCCGCTCCTTGTCCGTTACCGTGATAGAAATTGTTTCGGCTGACCAGTAAGGAAACGTCAGAATTCCGAGAAGGGTCGATAGGATCGCAACGGCGACCGCAATAAGTTTGAATTTGTGCATGACCCATTATAGCACAAGCTGGGATTTTGTCAAGCAAAAATAATAAAAAGTGAAGCCCTCATCCGGTAGTGCGCCGGTTTCCTCCGCTTACAAGGCGGAACTTCATCTAATAAAAGCTTTGAGGGCATTAAAATTTGGTATCGGTTGAGGGTTCCGCCCCCTCGCCAGAAGTTTGGAAAACTCCTACGCTACTATTACGCCAAACCGACTTTTATAAATTTGGTTCCTTCTGAGAGCCTCGAACTCTCTCCACGATCTTCACAGGATCGGATGCTCGCCAATTACACCAAGTAAGGATTTTAAGTTGTTGTTAAAATTAAAGAAGTGTAGGGAATCGAACCGTCACATTTTGTTGTTTGTTTTGTTTCTCGATCTAAAATTGGAAGAGAGTAAGAATATCGAGTTCTGAGGCCATCTCTGACCTCGCCGAGGGTTCAAGCCTCGTTACCCACCAAGGGTGCTACCCTCCATTTTGTTTTGTTAAATTTTTGATACGGGAGAGGGGACTCGAACCCCTACGCCTTTCGACATGGGATTCTAAATCCCACGCGGCTACCATTACGCCACTCCCGCATTTGTTTACCAAGCCATTACTGGCTCAGATAATTTCCTTTCTCTTTTGAAATTTTTGATTCTCTTCTGAACTTCCATTTGAGCAACTGTAGCATACTCAACACCTTTGTCAAATGCTTCGTGCTCGCAAATAGCAATTAGCTCTGCTAGTGCTTTTTCCCGATTTGCTCCGTTAAGAACTTCCGCTTTTAGTTTTGCTATTTGTGTGTTCATAATTAAAATTGGCTCCCCGTCTTGGCACCGCCCCAAGCTCGCACGCCTTAACAGGGCGGCTGCACACTCTGTGCATTACGAGGAATTTGTAAGTTGATGGACCATGAAGGTATCGCGCCTTCTTCTAGGCTTTAAAAGAGCCTTGTTTCACTTTAAAACTTATGATCCGTTTCTAAATAATGTCTTTGAAAATTTGTTCGAGGTTATGTGTTGGGTAAATGTCAGTTGGGTAAATTGCTATCAATTTTAGATCATTGTCTTCGCAAAATTTAATCTTCTCTTCTGTGGCTATATCGTAAGCTTCGTCTCCTGTTAATCCAAAATATTCTACATAGGTATCAAAATCGGGCAAATAGAAATCGTATCTTTTATTTGAATTTGGGTATTTCTTGTGGATAGTGTGGGCTATATTTTTATTAAAAAGAAATTCGTCAATTGTTCTTTCAGAAAGGCTATCTACTATATCTCCATCTATGCACTTTATTCTTACTCTTTTGAATTTTGAATCATTTGGTTTGAGCCCTGCGGCTTTAATAGCTTTGTTCCAACTTCCGAAATGCGTTTTTGCCCCGCTTAAAAGCTTTGTTGGGGCCTTTCTTTGTTGCCAGTCTCCAGTTTTTTCTAATTCTAAAATTCCATCAATAACTTCTATTTTTGAGAGCGGAGCAAACCCAAATTGAAGAACCTGCCCACATAATTTCGAGCAACATTTGTGCCTATCTTCCTTTTGTTTAAAACTCTTTTGGCATACTGCACAGTTTATTATTTTTCTTACAGACGGGGGTTTTTTATTAGTTTGGTTAGTTGTTTTTGTTTTGGCTGTATTTCCAAAATATTTTAAAAGACCTTTGGAGATATTTGATTTAGCTTCCTCTGTAGTTCTTTTTGAAGAAAAATAGATATTTGAGCATTGTCGGGAACATGTCGAAAGTTCTTTTGGGTGACCATTTTGTGTTTCGAAAGATTCGCCGCACTGTGGGCATGTTTTAGTTATCTTTTCATACTTTCTTAATTTACTTGCCCCGTTTGTTTCAAAGTGGTCAAAATCTATATTATTATCTTTTAAAAGTTTTTGGTATTTTAATTTTTGTTGACCGCTATAAGACTTTTTTCCTATAGCTCTAAAAAAATCTCCGAAACTTTTAGACTCTCCGACAATTCGTTTAATATCCTCCATAAGAAAGTATTACACAAAAGTATCGGATAGGTGAAAATTGGATCTGGTTGAGAGGATTCGAACCTCTGAGATCCCGTTGGGCCTGACGCATCCAAAGCGCCTGCTCTGACCAGACTGAGCTACAACCAGTTTTGTTTTTTTAAATTGTAATAAAATCCTCCTATGTTGTAGGGTATCGTAGATTTTATTGATGCCTGATTAGGACTTTTCTAGATACCCCGTTAATTTACGGTTTGAGCACGACGATTCCGTTCCCCGAGGGATTACTGGAATGTGTGATGTTGGTATCTGGCTTCATGTGAAGTAAAATTGAATACAGTAGTATAACTGAAATGTGAAATTTGTCAACTGATTTTTTTAGATTTTTGAGGAATTCCGATTGTGTTAATTTATGGGTCGTCTAGTGTCACTTAAAATCTAAAGCTTTTGTTGAAATTGGTTGAGAGGTTAATATAACTCACTCTGGAATTTTGTCAAGAGCTTTTTCAGAGGTCTGGACAGTTTTCTTTCATGTCAAACACCTTTTTATAATCTGTCGAGCCAATTGAATCGTTGCGCAAAATCATTAGTTCGATATATCCGTAAGCCTCCAGAGCCCCTTCGGCCCTAGCTCTCGACACATCGTCTCTTAACAAATCGTTTGCTAACAAGGTGTTCAGCTTCTTCAAATGGAGTGCCGCAAAATAAATGTTTTCTAAAAGCTTTTTCTTTGTCATATTTTCTTGAGTTGATTTTTTACCAGAGGTCCTTCAGTCCAGTGTTCGTCCGGAATAATAAATGTCGGAGAAACGTATTTCGCGACACTTGTTTTAAAGTCCTTATAATAGAACTCGCCCGATTTTCGAACTACATAACCTTCTTGGTCTTCTCTAACTTTTAGGTTTTTAATATCTTCAGTAAAAGTTCCTTCAAAGATTTCTGGAACAGTCTTTAATCCTAATAGGTCACAATATTCTTTAGTGTCTTTCCAAGACAAACATTTCATGCCGTCCCAAATGCTAAAAACTAAAAAGTACGATTCTAATTCCTCGTAAGGAACGGTATGTCGCGCAAATAAATTCTCCCCACAGATTCTAAAACCCTCAGGAATTGAGTCTGCGATATTAGCTTGTAGCTGAGCAACCCAAGAGCGAGTTGCGTTCACTTTGCTATTTACGGACCTCGCGTGAATGCAGTCTTTGTAAATGGTGGTATTTTCGCCGTCCATCTTTTCCAAGACTACAACTTCAACTCCTTCGAAACAAGAAGTGTCTTGAAGCCTTTTGTCGTCACCACTAGTTTTAGACCAAGGTAAGTGGAAGGTTCTGGGATACTTAATTCTGTCAATAAACAAGTGTGTAAAGTCTTTAATAACCTTCTGCACAGATTCGTCATCAAAAAGCTCCCCTTTGATTCTATAATTGCCGATAATTTGATTGCCCCACTTATCGTAGTCCGTGTTCGCAGCTAGATGCTCAGGTAAAACGATAGTATTGATACCTGCTGCTAGGCGAAGCTCTTTAGGGCTTATTTCTGTAGATTCAGCCTTTAAGTGGCATGGACCGCATAAACTAACTCCGTTATCTAGATAGTAACCCCCGTCTTCGAATAATCGGCGCTCAATTAAATGATGAGCATCTTGGTAAGGATTTCCGCACCAGACGCACTTACCATCCCGAGAGAACACTGATTCTCTGAAGGAGTCTCTATTTAAAAGTTTCATTCGAAAGTCCGCAGAAGACAGTTGCTCTGCAATACACACAATCTCTCCGAACTGAAGGTGGAAGTCCCTCTCTCAGCTTCCAAGATCTCGATTTTGGAAGAGTATGAAGGTCCTAGTTTATGGAAACCTAACCAACAACAGAATTTAATCCATTGATCTTTCATAGGTCTGCAATAGGAAAGCCTTTTACTTTAGAGGCGGTTAACATATTAGCCCCGCTAATCAAAGCTTCTCCCAACTCTTTCTCAAAACTTTCTTCGTCTCGATCTGGAAGTTCGACGGAAAAACCCACAACTAATTTATCATCGACATAAATATTAATTCTGCTCATGCGATAATCGCTTATATAACTATTTAAAATTCTTTCTCTTGAAGCGAACATTTTTTCAGTCGCCTCCCCTAGCTGTTCGTCAGAAAGCCCTAACACTGAAAGAATTTGTTCCTTAGTGTTTTCTACGATTTCTGTATCACTTACGTAAATTTTCATTTGAATACAAGGTATTTATTAATTTCTTCCTTAGGAACGATAATTGTTATTTCTACGCTACTCGGGGTATAATAGTTACTATTGTCGCCTTTTCTCATTTTACCTTTGAGTTTATACATCTGGGCAATTTCAACATACTTAGCCTCGCCCCACTGAATTCTTACTGAATCAAGAGAAAGTTCTACGTATTCAAAACTTTCTTCCCTTTTGACAAAAAGAGACACTCTTTCCGCGTCCTCGATTTTCTTTTTAGAGGAACTTTCTTCATACATCGGTTCTATTACGAACTCTCTAACCACTTCTTTTTCGCCTAAGATTTTTTCCTGTCCGGTAACAGAAAAGTAAACCCCAGATATGAGAAAGACTACCAATTTGATAATAATTCCAAGGCAGAAATGTTTTTGAATAAAATCGATCATAGACTGAATTTTAATAGTTCCAAATTTTCTTTATACTCTCCACTTTCTCTTCTCTCGTAGAGTTTTTCGGCTGCTGCGGTTAGGGTTTCCCGAATATCTTCTCTTAAAGGCGTGTTTAGGTCATAGCTATTTTCTAATTTTTTGTTATTAAAATAAGCCCTGCCTGCGGAATTGAGAGTTAACGAAACTAGGGATTCTATATACTCGTTTGTTTTTAGATTTTTAGACAAGCTTTCGAACAACCTATAGAAATTACTATCGTCCTTACACATTTCGTGCAACCCAAGCACATAATCCTCTTGAAAACGAAGAGGAGCGAAAAATATTAGAGAAAGGATTAAAGAGAAAATTACCAACCCTCCTAGCGAATACCAATATGGGACACCTAAGATCCAAGCTAAGAAAACAAGGGGGCTAAAGAAAAGAATGTTGACGAAAGTCATGTCTAACCAATGACAATCAAGAAGAACTTTCTTTCGCTCCTGATACCGTTTTAGTTTTTGAATCTCTTTAATCATCTCGACACTATAACAGATGAATTGCTTTTGTCAAGCGGAAAAGTCCGACAGGCAAACGAAATCGATACAAGCCATTTTAAAATCTCCCGATCTATCCCAGCCGGAATCAATAGCCCCGACAATAATTAATGGATAAGAATATTCTTCTAGAAACCATTTAGCAACCTTGATAGTCTTTCTTGAAGTCGGAGGAATGATATTTCCGTCCTCGTCAATATCGTTCCCATCTTCGTCATAGTCCCAACAATTCATTTCGATTTCCTCTAAGCCGAAAAATTCTGCGATTTGTTCTATATCAAAAGCCCCTAAAGCGTTGCGTGCTTCGGTTCTGAGGTTAGCGTATTCTTTAGAGCACTTGTCGTAAAAATCGAAAGCGGCTGATTCTTCTGGGGTCATTAACCTTTTTCTGTCGCCTTTCGAATACTTAAAAAACGGCTCTAGTTTTGGAAGGTCTTCTTTTTTCCAAATATCTCCATCTTTCGCCTCAATTAAAAACCAGACGAAATCTAGATGCGCCGCTTCGTCTTTTATCAGTTCTTTGATTGTCATAAAATTGTTTAGCACATTACCACATTTATCGAGGTTGTCAACAAAAAGGGAGCGGAAAATTCCGCTCCCTAGAAATTTGGCAAGGGGTCTCAGACTCGAACTGAGATCTCAAGGTTTTGGAGACCTGCGTTTTACCGTTATTACTAACCCGATGTTTTGAAATTGGTAGGGTATACCGGATATGCTCCGGTTTCGCGAGCTTGAAAGGCCCGTGTGTTAACTACATACACCAATACCCCTTAAATTGGTGGGTAACTAGGCCTTGCATCCTAGATTTCAGGACCAAATGCCCTGCGTCCTCATACTTAGACGATTACCCATAAATTGGCGGGGCAGGGAGGATTCTAACCTCCATTACGCAGTCCTGACGACCACGGGTCCTAACATTTAGACGACCACCCCAAAAATATTCACCATCGCTCTCGACCATACCGAACTTTAAGGTAGGCGTCAAAGAGGGCTTGGCCTCGGTCGAAATCGACCAAGCATCCAGCGTCTTTAATGAAGGTATATTGCTTGTAAGGGTGCATTTTGAAATTGGCAGAGTGACTAGGAGTTGCACCTAGATTATTCGGCTTATTACCGAAGTCCTAACTATTAGACGACCACTCTTTTTTTTTAAATTGGTATCCGCGCCCGTGATTCTCGGTTTTGATAGCTCTAATGCTACTAAGGAAATTATGTTCCTCCCCTACGGATATTTTTGTTTTTGAAAGTTATTGCGGGACCGAGGATCGAACTCGGGACCTTCTCCTTATGAGGGAGTTTAGCTACCACTGCTACACCCCGCAAGAAAAGTATACACGATTTTTGAAGAATGTCAAGGACTTTTTTACGATTTTTCCCACACTTCGATTTTTTTGACCTTCTTCTCGACTTTCGAGACGCTGTTCATACGAAAACCTCCGTAAGAATTTTTATAGCCTTCTACTTTAAAATAGAGCGAATCTTTTTTATTAGAAACTTTTAAAATCGCATACGCTTCCGTATCGTCTTCGGAATACGATTCTGAATGATAAATATCAACAACGTCTACTACGTTTTCTCCGAAATGCCACATACTGTATTCAAACAATAAATCTGGAGTGAATTCCCTTCCATAAACATCTAAAAACCTAGCCGACTTATTTACAAAAAGTTCTTTTATTCTTTGTTCGGTAGCAGCAAAAGCTGGTTGTTTGAAAACACCAAGGTCCATTAGGTCTTTTGGGCTTAATCGATCCAATTGTTCTTTAGCGGCCTTTGCTACTAAATAGTCTTTAACTTCTTTGGTTTTAGCTAGATCGTCAAGCTCTCCCGCAAGAGCTTTTGATTTTAAATATTGAGTCTTTGTCATTTCCAAACAGTTACAAGTTTTTCTACAGGTTTAACTTCGACCACGCTTTCAAGCTCGCCCCCTTGGTGAGAGGCATACCAACCGTAAAATTTCCAATAAGAAACTTGGTCGTCTTTAGATGCTTTGACGACAACCCAGTAGTCATCGCCTTGACCTTCTCCTCCATAATTTTCTACGTTTTCTAAAAGCCAACCGTTAATTTCATAAGACTTGCCCCATTTAAATTCTTTGGCCATATAGTCTATATCAGGGGTTAGCATTTTCTCCATATTTTCGAGATTCGGCTCGAAACCTTCAATTTTCACTTCTTCTGCACTCATGTTCTTTTTGTTTAAATTTTTCCACGTATTTTTCAGTATTATGACACAACAAACCAAAGTTGTCAATCAAAAAGTATGTCATCCAGCCAGAACTCATCGTTGTGACGAATTTCTTAAGAGATGCTTGGTAAGCTCTCCCTGCGCTATACGAAGGGTCTGGAATCATCCATCTTTCCAATGCGGTAACGAAGATCTCTTCTTTCGCAAGCTTGACCCTATCTTCTAGAGATAATTCGTTAAACTTTTCTTCCGAGCAATCTACCGAATCTTCGGATTTGAGGATTCTAAAATAAAGAGGTTCGTCATAATAAGCCACGACTTTATGAATGTCGTCATGAACATATTGTCTTGGGACATAATCGTCAAAAAACTCATCAGCGGTTTTGCCTTTTAGTGGGGCTGATTTTTTACCATGCAGCTTTCTCCAAGCTTTCGTCAATTTATTATACAATGGTTCGTTTATTTCTAAGCCTTTCCCTTTAAGAAAGAGAATATCAAACATTGTTTTTTGCCAATGAATATTCCAACCTGCGTGACTAGCCTTCAGCGTCAAGATTAGATCGGGATCTAGAAACTCCTTGTTTTTAGAAGCTTTGATTAAATCTTCATATTCTGGAACCCAATAATGTTCTTCCTCCCTTGTCATCAGGGGCTCTTGAGTCATTACGTCTAGATCTTTAGGGTTTCTGAAATCAGGATAGAAATGTTTTATTGCTGTTGATCCAAAAATCATACTCTTTCAACTCCAAGTTTATATTCCAACCACCCAGCCAAAGCTTCCTCATATTTATTAGCCCCGCCTTGGTAACGGTGAATGATCTCAAAACTATATGGATCTTCGTGGTAGAATTTGACTTTCCAGTTGTTATTTGAGTCTAAGGTCCAGTAATAATCGTCGTTATCGTTGGGCTTATATGGAACTTCGGGGTGATCGCGGCCTTCAATAGTATTTGACAGAAATTCTGCTAACATTCTGCGAGTATCTGGATTTGCGTAATCTGCCCTTGTCTTGAATCTCATGTCGCATTATAGCACTATTCAGACTTTTGTCAAGAGATATTCTGAGAATTTTCGAACTTTCCAATCGGAATCTTTCGATAGCTGCCCCGAAAACTTACCAAGCTTAAAAAGAATTAATAAGCCCCACCTTCTGATATCCCAATCCTCGTCTTTTAAAACGTGCAAAACTCTGCTTAAATGTTTATCTTGAAGTAGTCCTCTTTTTATAAGGGTTGACATTGCCTCCAATCTCAACGGGACTATCAAGTTTTTATCGATAAACACCCAATACAAAAAACGCGGATTACTAGAAAGTAAGAAACTCCACTCTCTAGAACCCGCAGCTTTAAGATTTGATCTGAATTGAAAATACATAAAAAATAAGTCCCCCCAGAATTGAACTGGCACTCTTCCTTGCCCTAGTTTAAAGAGACTCCGTTCGTAGCGGAGGTAGGCTTAGGGACTCTTTTAAAATGGTGGCCACTCAGGGAATCGAACCCCAGCCTCGGGATTTTCAGTCCCGCGTGCAACAACCTACTACACCAAGAAGCCTTTGAAATTTGGTGCAAGATGGAGGTATCGCGCCCCTCGTCAACTTCCTTACTTATTTAAAGACAGCGGGGTTACAATCCGCAGAAAGGAACATCTCGCGAAATACTCAAGCGAGAAGTTCCCGCTTGAGTTAGCTAAATCGATATCGGACGAAAGTCATACTGTATTATACACTAGAATTTGGAATTGTCAAGAGAAATCTTCCTCAGGTTCGTAAAATTTCAATCTATCCTTAAGCCACCCTTTTAAAGCCCAATGTTTGTGCGTGTAATTTGGGTCTTCTTCTATATGCCCGAATGCGTGAGCTATATCGAACTGGCACATTCTAATAACTTTATCTTTAGTTGATTTGTAGTCTTTAAGCATAAACCAATCTTCGTCCAGAAAATCCCGCATCCCAAAGTCCCAATAGTAATCCACCTCAGACCCGTGAGGCCAAATCTCAACTGAGACAGGTTCTAAAAATCTGACGTTAACGATTTCATCAAAGTCTGGAATTTCAATTATCATTAGCCCCACTTTTGCCGCTCGTTCCAATTAAAAATTTCTGTTTGAACATCGCAAGGCGAATATACAATTTTAAGGTCAGGGCGAGCGATATTTAACTGAATTTCCAAATCATTTCGTCTCGGGTAATCTAAATGACTGCCCACAATGATATCTTTATTAATATGCTTACCTAATTCGAAAAGAGTTATCGGAGCTACCGTTTCGCTAGAAAACCAGAAGATAATTAAATTTGCCACATTTAAGTGATAATCTTCCCAAGCTATTTGCTCGCGATCAAGATCGTCCTCTACGTTAAAGTTTTTTCGACGAGGGTTGAAAACTTGTAAGTCGGTACATTCCAAAACCCAATTGGCCATATTTCTTTGCCAATTTACCGCTCCGGTAATACTTCCTGCCAAAAACACACTCCTCTTATAAAGGTGGTCGTGCAAATAATTTGGGGCTTCTAAATATCTCATGGGATCGTGTCGCAAATCTCTTCTTCTGTCGTTTCGAATTTAACCAAAATGGGTTCACCGTTAGTAGGGCATTGAGCCCAGTGAGAAAAGTCTGAATTGGAAAGTTTTTTGATTTCTAAGTCCTTATGAGTTTTTCCACAACGGGCACAACCAAAAATAGATATCGTTTGGACCTTAACTTCGTTCAACCTTTTGTCCCTTTCTTTTTCGGTTTCTATTGTAATAAAATACGTAGTATCATGACTACCCTCCAAAGGTAAGTGTCCATTAAATTCGAACGAAGCCTTGTGTCCGTTTTTAGACTCAAATTCAACCCTCTGCTGAGGGTTCCCATGAGTTCTCCAATTATTCCAATTACAGAATATGTCGTGAACTTCTGTTCGACAGGAGTAAGAGTTAATTTTTGTTTTTAATTCAATCATATTAAAATATGGACGGGGTAGGATTCGAACCTACAAAGTCTGGTGCCCCAGAGCGTTTACCAATTTCGCCACCCACCATTAGTAAGCTACTGGATAAGCCGAGTAGCCTGTTAAAAAATCTCCTTCAACCTCTAGATAAATTCTCCTGTTGCCGCACTCACATCGTGGATCGCCAACGCTCCAAGACTCACATTCCTGACAACCTCCCTCTAAATGAGTATCGTATGGATAGTTCTCAGAGATCCATTTAACTTGAGCTGCGCTGTTTACTTTTTCTAAAAGCTCGTCATTGTCTTTATATTCTATACCAAATTCTTTGGCTAAATTAATAGCTGCCGCTAATTTAAGAAGCTCAGTATCTTTAGAGGCCTTTTCTTTTTCCGCCTTTTCGATATCTGCTATAAGCTTTTTCCGAGTGTCTATATAACCTTGAAGAATATCTTTAACTCTTCCGGTCCAAGTAACGGCATTACAAACTATTGGGGCTACCCTTTGAAGGTCCTGAGTGTATCCGCTCGAATACTTTACAGATTCGAAGTTCTTTTTACGAGGGGGTTTTTCCCATTTTGAAAAAGTTTCCCCGATTCCCGCGAGAGTCATTATTTTAGAAATGTTCTCTCTTAACTTTTTGTTGGCTTCAATTTTCGGGGCATTTCTTTCTTTAATTCCCTCGATAAATTTTAGCTCCTCTTCTGCGGCGGCTTTCGCTTTTTCGAAAGCTTTTTCTATATGATCCTTATTACCTTTATCGAAGGTTGGGCGGTAATAACCGTAAGAATAATAATACTCCAAGTTTCTCAGAGAAGTTTTAAAGTCTTCAAGAGGCTGCGCTTCTCCGAATTCCTGCTTGTGTGCTAAGACTAGAACTAGAGCTTTGTCTAGCTCCTTTTTAGCCTCCTCTATCAGGTATTCGGGGGAGCCGTATTTATACTTAGTTGTCATCCAAACGCTTTGCTATCTCTTCAAGTTGTTTCATCTTCTTCGCTTCTGGGCTGAGAAGGCTATTAAGAACGTCCTTGATTTCCTTAAGTTCAGCTTTTTTCTTACGAAGGTTGATCGTGTCAATCCTATTCCGAATGTCGTCTAGCCACTCCCGTTTTTCAAAACCTCCCCATGAAAAATCATAAGAGACCCCTAAAAGTTTAGCCGCTTCAGAACAAGCTTCTGATTCCTTTAGTAGTATCGCTGTAAGTTCTACCAATGTCTCTGCGTTATTTACGACATTTAGGTTAACAGAGCCTTTCGCGGTTCCTCGCTCTAGGGGAAAAGAGAGATTCGTTTGGTTTGAGTAATTTTGAATTTTCCCAATTTCCGCCTCTTTCTTTGAGGCTTTTTCCATCAGATTTTTAATGAGTTGATCCTGCTCTTCCATATTATACTTTATTTATTTTGTTAATTTCGTCTCTTTTGTTGAACGCAAGGGGCATTTCGATAGTCTGGCCATTTGATAGTTTCAGAACTCCTTTGTGGAAGGGGTCGAAACCATTCTTTACTTCAATTCTTTGTTGATCGCAACTCTTAAGTTTCGAGACTTTGAATTCGGAACCGGAAGTTACCTTGCCTTCTTTAAGGGAATCATAATATAAGTTGTAATAAAAAATCTCGCCACCTTCTTCCATGAATCCCTCATTCTCTAGCCAATTATTTCTACCTGTGAAATAATAACTTGCATTGCTCGCTGCGTCCCTGCGGATGACCGAACCTAATTCGAAACTAACTACATCACTACCGTGCCAAGTTTCATTGAAAATGTCCGTCACTTCTCCGAAGTTTTGGTTTAGTCCAAGTTCCTGAGCTAGGTCCGAATTGCTGGTAAACTGTTTGGTATTGAAGTTCCAGAAGATATGCTCTTTAGAAACTTTTACAAAATAGTAGTCAGGGATTCTTACGAAGTTTTCGCGACCTACATAACAAAGGGTTTCTTCCTTTTTGTTGAGGTAATTATATCCCACCTTTAGGTCCTTAAGACTAATCTTTTTACCTTGAATTTCCGAGAAGTTAAGCGAAAGTTTGTGCTCCTCAGAACCCACCGGAAGTAGAACCAATTCTGGTCCGGACCACGAATAAACGAACTCTCCGTTAAGACCTTTCCCTTTGATGGACGAACACTCCTGTAGGATATAAAGAAGGTTTGGAATAGAAATCTCAATTTCGAAACCTCTCGGATCAAAAACCCTTACCTTTTCCATTCTTGCGTCCCAGCCATAAGAACGTCTGCTACCACCTACGTCTTTATTTAAGACGAACCCTTCTAAAGGCTCGTTAGTAATCTCCATCGGGGCAACTGCGTCTCCCCAAGTCTCGTTGGTTTGAATATACTTTCTTGCTTCGTAGTCGTATTCACTTGGCTTTTTATCGTCTGGTTTGTGACACCAAGAGTTCCAAGAGGTTTCTTTTCGGAGTTTTCCTTTGTTGTCCCAGTAAATCACATAGCCAAGTTTTCCGGAGTATGTGTCTTTGCGAAGTTGAAAGCCCACTTTAAGTTTTTGTGGAATAAAAAGCTGATTGTCCATGAGTATACCTTGAGTTGGTTTGGATTATCCTAACGACGGGTTAGGGATTTTTAAATTATAGGGACTAAGGGTTTCGAACCCTTACCTGACAGGCTCAAAACCTGTTGTGCTACCGTTACACTAAATCCCAGTTTGAAATTGACTGGATCTAACAAGACTTGAACTTGCAATCTTCGATTTGCAAAACCGACGCTTCACCAATTAAGCTATAGACCCGTATGAATATACACCTAAAGTTGGGATTGTCAACTTAGATTTTTTACGAACGACAAAAGTTCCGTTAGGTCTCCTACGATTAATGTTATCCCGTGTTCTTTTATAACTTGGTTACATTTGTTTCGAAGAAACTTCTTCAGTGTTTAGAACACTATCATCATTTTCTTCTTTGTCAACAACAATTCCTGCTTCTGCGGCAAATTCTGCAAGAGCCATTTCTTCAAGGGCTTTGCGTTCACCCTCCATCGCTACGAGGTCAGTCGTGTTGATAGAGTCTTTAGCTACCCGAGCCCTACCCTTAGCTTTCTCTTTTTCTTCTGTGATAGATTCTTCCAGTCTATTAAGAGTGTCCCCAGAGCTACCAATACTGCTAATCAGTCCAGCCGCCATTTCGTTCATTTCGGCGGTAGCTTTGGCGATTTTGGTTTCGTTGATACCCCTTCCGAGTTGTTCGATTTTGTCCTTTGCTGTAGTAACTGCGAGGTCTCTAGCACGCTTTAGCTCTTCGTAAGAAGCTTCTGATTCCGAAAGTTGAGTCTTGTTATCTTCCAGATCTTCTTTGAGCTTCTGAAGTCTTAGGGCATACTCGCCCGCGAGCTTTCGGTTACCCGCCTTAAGGTGAGCGCCCGCTTTAGCCGTTAGATTTTTAACTTCGGACTCTTGCTTATCAACTTGACTTTTAAGCTTCTCGCAGATGCCCGCGTGAGCCGCCAAACCTTGGTTGTATTGAGCTATCTGGGTCCGAAGATTTTCCTTTTCGTTCTCAAGAAGAGCTTCGGAATTTTTGCTTTCAAGACCTGAAATAAACAGACCTAGAAAACCCCTGAATAGATTTGCGATTCTTTTAAACATTACTTAATTTTGGCTACGAATTTAGAAAGATCGCTTTTTGCCTCAAGGACAACTTCAGAAACTTTATTAAGAGCGTCTCCGATATCCTTACAGGTGATGCCTTTAGTTTTAAGGCGGGATTGAATTTGCTTAAGAGTTGCTTCACCCTTATTCTGAAGATAGGAAACAATCTTGTCGGTCAGTTCATCAACGGAAGGTTTGGTAACGAACGGAGAGGTTACTTGTGGGTAGGGAGTGGTCGGAGGGGAAACATTCGTAACTGGATAGACCTTGAAAGGATCTCCATAAGTTGTAAACTTACCTCTGCTATTGACTGCGCAATCAAGATCTCCATTTTGATAAAGCCTGTTAAAAGTTTCGCGGACCAAGCTATGAGGCAGTTCCTGACTATCCACTAGCATCGAAGAATCATCTTCAGCGTCGATAGGTTTTCTTGCGGCTGTTAGACCGTCAATTCGAATCCACCCTTGGTTGATCAAATCCCTCAAAGAGAGTGTGATTCCATAAATGGAAAATGTTTCTTCCTCGGAAAGAAAGACCTCTGTGATACCTTTAATGGCATCTTCTAGCGTTTGTTGTGTTGGTTGCATAAAGTATGTTAGCATAATTTGTTGTATTGTCAAGGGAATTTGTTGATAATATGTCGTTCTTCGGGTGCATTTTCCGCCTTTGTGATAATCACTATAATTAGTAGGGCTAATTGCAGACATACAGTATGGGCACCTACTCTGCTCAATAAAGCGAGACATTCGACTCATAAAGTATAAGATATCGGAGGAAACATATTTGGAGTAATCTCACAAAGGAATAAATCTTTAAAAGATACCGTGTTCGAGGTGGTCGTCATTTTATAAAAAAATCGATCATAAGACTTCTCGAAACAATTTAAAACAGGAAGGTTTTTATATTTTATATCTACAAATTCAGAGATATCAACATTTACAACCAGAAAAGATTCATAAGGAACCGCAACGTCTGTATTGGTTTCATAGTAATATCCCAGATAAAACCCCCCGAAGCAGTCTTCTAAAAGGAAAAGTTCTGGAGCCCCGTCATACCATTTCAAAATTTCAACTAGTTCGAATTTCATTATACTTCCTCTACGGATTTTTGCCTAGTTTTCATCTTTCGGCCCTTCACTATAATCTCGTCCCAAGCTTTGTCAAACTTTTTTCGAAACTCTGAATCACCATCTTCCTCGGCAATTTTCATTAGGTGCTTAGCTAGAACTTCCGAGCAGCCAGACCAAAATTCTTCGTTTTCTTCTTTGCTCATGCCGAACACTCAATTAGATACTTAATTTTAATTTGATGATTTTTGTAAACAATAAACTCATTGTTATGAAGTCCTGTTTTCTTGGCCCACGCAGTGCAACTGTCATAACCCGCAGGAACCCCTCGAATTCCATAAGTGTTAGGCTCATAGGATTTCCCCATCGCAAAGTCGCAAACAAACAGCCAAGCTCCATCGTTAGAAGCTCCTTGTCCCCAACGTCCTAGCGAATAACCGAGGCTCTTGCTAGAGCAATCTGCGCCATACGCACCCGAACCGAAAAGCTTGCCCGCAATCGCGGCAGTGGAAGGCGGGGATACTTTAAGTCCAGACTTAAAAATGCTAAGGCAATTAGCAATACCTGTTCCATGGTAATACTCACGATGATTTCCTATATTTCCTTTGTCGAAATTTTTGGTCATTTCGCGAATGTCTACCTCGTAGATGTTTGCTACGTGGACGTTGTTGTAATTGTGCATCGACTTTTTTGAGTCGTAGAACCTATCCTTCAGTCGTTTGAATTCTTGATCGTTTTCTAGAAGTTTTACCTCTACGTCGAAAACTTTTTCAATCTTAGTGTCCCCAGTTTTTGGTTGTGTCTGAGTTTGCATCGTTTGATAACTAACTTCCAGAGACTCCAAAAGATCTAGTTGCTTTTTAATGCCCTCGGGAGTTGAGAAGTTTACATCAATAAAACTTTTCACTGTTTTTCCCACGTTTTGAGGGACAATCCGAAGGAATTCATTAACCCTGTTGTAGAACTTGGGGCTCCCCGCCTGACCAACGATTCTATTAATATCAGCAAGAATTAAATTCGCTTCCGAAATGCCTTCTTGGGTAACCACCCCCAGAGGGGTTTGTAAAATCCCGCTGGATTGATTAAAGGTAATTTGGGAGTTAGCCGTAATCTGATGGATATTAGCTTTCACTAGCCTGTCTACCAATTTTTGAGCAAGGGCGCATTCGACTTCAATTTGGGTCTTGGCGATGTTATGAACGTCAGAAACCACCTTAACAGTATTCTCTTTAATCGTTTTTGCTTCTACGTAGCCCTTTTTCTTTTTCTCCGCGACTTTTTTGTTAAGATACGATTTGCCACCAGAGAAGGTCTTACTCTGAAGATTAGAGTTGCCAACCCTGCCCCAAGAACAATAGACTTTTCCATCTTCGTAAAGGTCTGCGTTCCAAACTTTGTTTGAATTTGCGTCAGCTTCTACGAAAATAAGAGTGACTGATTCAGTAATTTTGCTCATTTTTCTAAATTTGTAATTTTTACTCTTACCTCTTTGGAAGCACCTACAACTAAAATGAAAACTCCCGAAAGTATCATTCCGAAAAATAAAAACGCTCCCACCAAATATATTGTGTGGCAATAAATCTTTCGGAGTCTTTTTCTGGTTTGATAAACTTTAGCTTCTCGAAGAAGTTTCTCCCTTTTATATTTCTTAAAGTTTTCTATTAAAAGAGTGTCTACTTTAGATTCGACTTTTTGAATCATTTAAACTTTTGGACAAGCCCCTTGTAAGTTGTTGCCGAATACCAAGGAAGCGGAGATTCTGCATAATGAGCTTTCATCCGATCTGCCTTTTCCTGAACTTGTTCAGCACTTGGCTCTCCGGAACCTTTAGGAAGGGGTTCGTAAAGAAATTCTTCAAACGTTCCCCATTTGGGGTCCCGACCTTCTTCTTTAGCTCTCGCTACAAGCCATTCGTATTCTCCGCGAAGAGAAACTGCATCTATTTTACTTTTGATGAACTGTTTAATTTTATTCATAATCTCTTACTGCTGTTACTACTCCAAATCTTGGAGCGTTATCTGGTGTTCTGTTTTGATATTTAACTGTCGCCACTTTACCACAGATCTTATCTTTGTCAAGCAGAAGTTTTTCACGATATTCTTCGGTCCCTTTTGGGGTCGCTTTGAACTCCTTGCCTTCTTCGTTATGAAAGATAATCGCCATGCACTTTCCAGCCCAATTACCCTTACCCTCTTCGAGACCTACGATTTTAAATTCTTCGTCAACAAAGTTTTTGTATTTTTGAAGATAGTAAGATCTTTTAAATTCATAAGGAGAATGCGGATCTCTTAACATAATCCCTTCGTAACCAAGCTGAAGATATTCTTCGTGCTTTGTATCTACTGCGAGTTTGCTAATATACTCCTGAGCCACTATCTTAATGCGGGATTTATCACCAAGTTCTTCCTTTAAAAAGGTCTTCCCAATAGCATTTCTTGCTATGAATCCCGAATTAGGGGAGTCGGGGAAATAAAAATCGAACACATGTAATTGGAGATGTTCGGAGATATCTTTCCAGTCTTCTTCCGTAATTTTTACAGACTTTTTAACAAGAGAAATGATCTTATTGAAGTCATCCTTAAAAGCGTGGTTATAAATTTCTCCATCTATAACCATGTCTGGATATTTCTCAAACAATTTTTTAAGATCCTCATTAATGAATTTTGCGGAAATAAATTCCTTATGATTTCTTGAGAAGGCTCCGTCTTTAGTAAAAATGGATCTTACCCCATCCAGCTTTGGAGATACCAAAACTCCCTCGGGGAGTTTGTGACCGTGCTTTCCAAATTCGTGAGAGAGCATAGCTGTAAAGGTTCTGTCAGAAAGAGTCTCGTCATAACCCTTATCTCTCTGCTTTTTAACCTTGCTTTCGGCTTCTGCGAGAGCCTGTGCTTCCGGAGCTGTTTCGTTCTTTTTCCCAATATTTTTACCCTCACAGATCGTTGGAGTGTCGGCTTGAACCTTACCTCCTACCAGACCATACTCAGCCCAGAAAGTATTTCCATCTACGTGCATGGACCATTCCTGAGCCGCGCCTTTCGAGTTCTTTTTATATAAGTGTGCGATTTTCATTTGAATTTTTATTAATTTAAGAGCCGAATATCATTCTCAACCATTTCTCTTACAAGGTCGCTAAAGGAAACTTTAGGTTTCCAGCCAAGCTGTTCTCTGATAGGGGTGCTATCTCCTTTAAGAGGGTTTTGATAAGGTCTGTAAAATTTTTGGCTGATTTTAACGACGGGAATGGCTCTTCTAATATGGTAAAGAGATAGAGTCTCTGTAAGATCACTTCCTGTCCAATAGTTTAATTCTAAATCGGCGACTTCAAAAGCCTCGGAAATGAATTCTCTTACCGAATGAGTTTCTCCACTTGCTAAGATATAATCAGAAGGTTTCCAAGAGTCGGAAAACCTCATGTCGCAGAAGCCATGGTATTTTTCTCGAAAAGTTTCTGCTGCAAATTTCTTTTGATTCAACATGCGCCAAATCCCGTCCATAAAATCCTTAGAATGACTCCAGTCTTTTTGAGCATTGACATTACCAATCTCCATGTATGAGATTTTCGATCCCCTATCTACTTCCTTTTTTATTCTAGCGACTTCGCTTGTGATTTTTCTGGAAACATAATTTTTAGTCCGAAAGGGGCTTTCGTGATTAAACAAAACTCCAGTCACAGAATATAGCCCATAGGTATCTCTGTAAACTTTGGTTAATTCTTTTGCTGCGTTTTTAGAAACTCCATAAATAGAGCTTGGGCTAGAAGTTGTGTCGATTGTTTGGATGTCTTCTTTTGAATTCCCGTAGATTTCGCTACTAGAGGCGTTGAAGAAGTGACAGTCTTTTGCGAATTGGCGAATAGCCTCTAAGATATGAATAACCCCAATAGAGTTTACCTCAATAGTTTGCTCAGGAACGTTGAACGAATCAGGAACAAAGGATAGACCGGCAAAGTTAATGAAATAATCCGGCTTTTTGTTTTTGATCAATTCGGTAACTGAGTGGCTATCTAATAGGTCGCAGTAAGCAATTTTAACTCTCGACTCGCCTTTAAATGGATTCTCGAAAGGTTGGCTGGTTCTCCTGACTGTCCCAACAATTTCCAGTTTGGTATTCTGCAAAAGGTATTTTATCATGAGGTTTCCATCTTGCCCGTTCGCGCCCGTAACTACAGCTCTTCTTGAATTCATTCTTGATTTCATTTATATTTATAACATTTAACATTATCTTTCATGTAGGTGGAATGTGATCTTTTCCGTTATGGTTATCAGCGACCCTAGCTGAAATAGAATCTGAGTGGTGTAAGATAAATGCTTCTTTAGTATTAGGGCTAATCGGAGACCCCCATTGGCGACAACCGTGATGGGCTAAAATATTATGGGAAACCCTATCGCGAACTTCTTCAGATACGTAATTTTTAGCACAGTCTCTCCAGATCCAACAGCTTCGAGAAATGTGATGAATGTTCCTTGCGTGCGCGGAATGGGTCCAAGAACCGTCTTCTCGCCTTTCGTAGTCCCATTGTTTTCCAACATCATGAAACAACGCGGAAAGAAACAACTCTCCCTTATCTACTGCTGGGTAAATTTTAGCAGCGAGCAAGCTTAATCCAATAACTTCTTTAGTATGGACCGCTAGACCATAATCTCCATAGTGGTGTTTCTCGGGACTTCCTGACCCCGAAGTTTTCCAAATCAAAGGGTTATTTAAAATGGGCTCGCAAATCTCCCGATACCTATAAGCCTTAGAGCATTGGTTTGCGTATTCTAAAAAGTCTTCGTATTGAGCTTTTGTATATTTCATAAAAAAGATCTAAAGGTTAAACTAATTCTCCAGCCGCACGGTCTGTCGTGTTTTGGGATTCTGTGGAAATAAGTATCTTGGAAACCTTTAGGCATTACAAATAGAGAGCCTCTTTCCAAGAGAATTCGATTTTCTTGAGGTAACAATCCTTTGACAAAGTTCTCTGAGTCTCCGTTACCTTCGCAACGAGGACAGGTTACTTTGCTAATATATTCTCCCCCAAATAGAATTCCTGCGTCAATCTTTTTAGATCCCCCGCACGTTTGGCAAGGTTCGTATTTTCTCTTTAGCCAAATTTCTCTCTCAGCTCCTAATGAAACAACTGCGATAGGTTGGCTAGGGTCCATTCCCTCAAAATCATCAGCGTGCCAGCCAAGGTGTTGTTTTTCAGTGTCGTATTTATTTAAAAAGCACCCATTAAAATTCGCGCCCAAATCTTGGTTCAACCAGAACATCAGATTTTTAACCTCTGTAGTAAAAGGCATGGAAATGTAAGACTCATCCCCGAGAGATTTGTTTCCGTAAGAATACTCGGTTGGAGTTTGGGACATGAAGTATTCGTGTCTGGCAGTTCTTTTTGTCAACCAGTCAAGTTTGAGACATTCCTCTTCTAATTTTTCGCTATCCGCGACATTTGGAGCGTAAAGAGCCCCTCCGTAAACTGTAATCATACCGCACTTTCTCACATTTTTCAAGGAAGTCAAATTATTTTTTTGGATTTTCGGCCTTAGACCTCTTTTAGTGTAATCAGATTAGGATGCACACTTTTAATAACAGGCTTCACCAAATTGTCTCTTCTGAGGATTTAGAAGGTTGGAAAGAGCAAATCGAGGATTTCGGATGGAATACAACTTCTGATCCTTGGGAGTTTTCAATGTTTCACAATCATATTGGGCGAGAGTTTAATAAAAAGTGTATGTTATTTAACAGGTCAGAATTAATGTTTTCTCCTTACGATGCTGGTCTCAGGCCTTTTATTTCTGAGATTCCTAACCATGCTAATTTCCATATTAAAGGAATCAATGGGGGTCACATTGAAACTATCGACGGCTCTGACCTAATATTAATCTAATGGCTAAGAAAAATTTTACAGAATTCGATTTAGAAGCAACTCCTTCTGGGGGGGACTTCGTAGTGGGCTATGCAGAAGATGGCTCGAAAGAGATAAGGGTTGAAATCGAAACCCTACCTGTAAACGCGCATAAAACTAACCATGCCGTAGGTGGCAGCGACGTTTTGAGTCCAAGTGATATTGGGGCTGTAGAAGTTAGCTCCGAAGCTTTATTAAAAAAATTAACCATTTCTGCTCCTAATGCGAACACTGCTCTCTTAGCGTTTTCTGGGTTCTCGTTAACAGGTTCTAACGCTCAAAGTCTTGTAGATTTAGCGGGAACTTGGAGTACGTCAGGAACTCCAACTGCATTTAAATTAAATGTAACTGATACTGCTAGTAATGCGGCAAGTTTATTATTAGATTTGCAGGTTGATGGAACTAGTAAATTTAAGGTCACAAAAGCTGGACAGACCACTGTTGACGAGCTGGTTTTTACAAATCTTCTTACTGGAGTGATTTATGCAGGGGACGGTAAAATGCAATTCAGGTCTGGAAGTGCTAACGAATTTGAATTTCAAGGTTATCAAGCCGAAGCCGCAAGTGCTTTGATTATGTATTTGCGAGGAAGAATTACCGTAGACTCTAATGGCTTGTGGTCTTTGAGAAATGCTGCTAATAACGCAAACTCACCATTAATAGTTTCAAATATTTCAGCGTCTTCATCGGGGGATTTCTCTAACCCTTCCGTTTCTTGTGGAGAGGGTAACGGATTATTTCATTATGATAATAATTTAATATTTAAATATACAAATACTGCACAGATTTTGTTTCGTCATGTGGACGGATTTCATATTTTAGATACTTATGGTGGAAAAATTACTTGGGGAGATTTTTCTACGAATAGATCTGTAGGAACTATTAATAACACGTTTAGTCCTGTTGGTGTTGGTATATTTCAATTTGGGGCTAACCACGCCACTACTCCAACAACCCAAACAATCAAGGCTCACGATGTTTCTACTGGAACTGGGGCGAAATTGATACTTAAAGGTGGGTCTGGCTCTAATGGTGACGGGGCTGTGGAGATAGGGAATGAGGGAGCCCTTTCGGAAGTAAAGAGCGGGCTTTCTGTAAATGGGTATACCCATTTATCTGGTAATAAATTAAGTTCCGCAGTCTTTGATCCATCGAATAATGGACCTTTATGGACGGCGGCTTTTGACTTGAATTTAATAACTCCACCGTCTAATAGTTTTTCTAGCTTCGGTTACACAGATGCTTACTCAACTACTTTGATTTTGTTAAGTTCTAACAGTATCCGAGCTAATTATTCTGTCGAGGTCCAATTCTCTTTGGACGATTCTACTTGGCATACATGGGGTTCCAGCACTGTTGATAATTCTACTCCAGATTTTTCAATTACTATTTTAAGCTTAAGTCCAGAAACTACCTATTGGATCAGATGGAGGTCTCATGCGAGTTATTGTTATGAGAACCGCTCTGAGTGGAGTTTATCGCAAACAGTTACAACCTTCCCAACGACTTAACTATAATGAATATATCAATAAACTTAAATACAGAACAACAGGCGGCGGCGGATACTCTTTTAGAAGAGTATAATAATCTTCTTAAATCAAAACTTACTAAAGAGGAGTTTGAAGAGCAAAAACTCTCAGAATCTCAATATTTTGAGACTATTGTAAATAATATTATTAATGATAAGGTTGAGCTTCTTTTTAAGAATTCTGCCCAAAGGCTTGTTGACGCTTCAAAAAACCTACCTTACGAAGCTAGAATTGCTTTAATCGCAGAAGTAGAATCTAAACTATTTTAATATGGAAATAACGAAAGAACAAATCGCTGCCATTTTATTTTTAAATCAAATTTTGCACCCCTCTTTCCTTGTCCAAATTGTTCAAAACGGCAGTAGGGAAGGCTGGTTAGAAATTAATGGCCACATCGAGGAACTCTTAAAGCTTGTCCCTAAAAAAATAGATTCTTAATAGATTACGCAAAAGAAAACTGGGAATTCCAGTATGGTTTAAAAATACCAGACACCCCAAAACATAATGGGACTGGATGGTTTTTTAATATGCCAAAAAAGGGTTCTGTCGTTAGCTATGCGATGACCGAGGATAAATATGACCTTTTTAAAGGGTCTAAGACCCCGAGTAATTCCAGTGTCATTATGACCGCGACTATTTCCGCGACACCGAACGCTCACTTTGAGTATAAGACTGAGTCTAGAAATTTGGGCAACACCCCGAGTGATGCTCCATAATTCAATGGAGGGGGAATTTAATCGATGGTTTGGAATACAGGGTATCGAAATGGTCAGAGGGGCGCATACTATTAAAATTCCTTTTAAGCCGGATCAATGACTCTCTGTTTTTGGCAAAAAGGGAAACTATAACGCTGCGGTCACAAAAAGATTTAGAGAATTTTTAGTTAAACCGCTAAATGTGTGCGTCGTTTTTGGTGGTGGCTCTTTTTATGGTCATGGACTTTTTATGTCTTCGGGATCGGCCACTTTTAGACTATCCAAATTGGTAATTTAATAATTTAATAATAAATCTCTTCCCTATTAGGAGACAGTTGGGGCTTTTCATATATAATTGCTGTTGAGTATCCGTTGTTTATTTCTTTAGCGTGGTAAGCAAAAGAAGAAATTGGGGTGTGAAACCCAGACACTGCAATTATGGTGGGTTTTTTATCTTCTTCGTAATTCATTCTTTGTAGTTCGTAAATTATAAAGCTTTGATTATTTTCTCTTGCGGCCTTTTGCAATAATTCGAACTTCGAAGAGAGGAATTTATGAGAAGTCCGCAACTCTTTAAAACCTTTCTCAAAAACCTCACAATCTCTTTTTAGAGTTTTATTTTCTCTGACTAGGGACAATGGATCAAAGTCTTCTAAAATGGTTTCTGATTCTGAGATTGTTTCAACTTTAACCTTCTTTAAAGATCCTAGACAGTATCCTATAATGAAAGAGAGCGGTCCCGAAGCTAAAATTATTAAAAGTGTTGTCATTTCTTTACCCTCGCGTCTCTTTTGTTTTCGTTTAAATTAATTGTTCTGATTGCCACCCTTGTCGAGCAGAATGTTATTTTAAAATTTCTAGTTTCCATTTTTTGTGGTTTTTAATGTTTTTAATCCTGTTTATAGCCCCTTTATATAGCCCCGCTTTACTTGTTAACTCATTAAAGCTTTTTCCTTCGAATGTTTCACCCGTTTGAAGATTAGTAAGTTTGGCGGGGATAGCATTTTGACCTGAATAATTACCGTTTTTAAGATTTATTCCTGAATTTGATTTGTGCGGCGCTATTTTTTATATTCTTTATCTTCTCTTTTTAAAAAAATGTTGATTAAAGGGAACCTCGTATCGAAATAATCGGCTAAAGTTTTTAATGGCTCTGATATTTCGTGAGGATTCTTATAATAAGTGGAATAAATATGAGAAAGGTCTATCGGGCAGTCCGTCACTAGATTCTTAACACCGCTGTAAATTAATCGATCTTCAGAGTGAAGTTGTTTAGACAAGATATATACTTGATCAAAGCTTTGAACGTTTCTATTTAAATAGGCCCAAGTTTTAATATACTCTAAAACGAGTTCAACATTATAACCCTCTGTTTTCATGTGCGAAAACGTCCAAGCTGCCGCTGTAGACTTTCCGCTTCCGGCTCCTCCATAAAAATTAAAGCGCATCGATCATCTCTTTCATTTGGTTTTCCCAGTGTTTGATAAACGCTTCTAAAAAGACTTCACTACCATTGACCTCGAAAGTCTCCACTAATTCTAGAATTGCAACAGCTTCTTCGAGAATTGCCGTGCAATAATTTAAAGACGATTGGACCTTTTGGTCCAAACTGGGAATATCTCCTCTTAAGTAGAGGCAAAATTCGCTTAAGGGTTGTTTAATCTCTGTAGAGGTCATCATTTTCTAAAAAGTCTTCTGCTGCGTCTACCAATTTCTCTAAATCATTTTCTGAAAGGTCGTCTTCATTAAAAAATGTCGTAGGATCGTCTTCTGAAAACGCTTCCTTAAAGTCAAAATAAGTCTCATAGGCTGAGTCTACAAGATATCCAGAGATTCTCAAATCGTCCCCCTCGTCCGTTCTAAATGGAAATTCCACTTTTCTTCGCTTGTCCATAATTTCTATAATTTCTGTATCCTAGACCCCCTACACTCTTTTGTCAAATGTTTTTTGTAAAATTCTGCAAGATTGTCTTTCCTGATCACACTTTGTAGATTCCGTGTATATCTATGATATGCAAGATTGGCGAGCCGATTCGTTTTATGAATTTGGAGATATTATTTCTTTAAAGTCTTTTCTTTATTTTTGTCTAGCCTTTAAAACGGACGCTCACCCTTCTGAGGTCTCCGATTGGCTCAAAGCTGACGAAGTCTGTATAACCCTTCCCGAAAAAGCTCCTTGCGGAAAAGTCGTCCTATTAGACCCTTTTAATAAATGTTTTATTTTTACTCATAAGTGGGAAGAAGTTTGTTCTAAGAGAAACTTGCCAATTATATTTTCAAATAAAGACCCAAGAATTAATGAAGAGGGTTTATTTTGGGTCAATGAAGTAGAAGGAACAGTCTTTAAAAAAGAAGAAGCTTGGGAACTTATTAACTCTGGTGAGGAAGATATTTTCGAATACTCCTTTGCTCCCACTAAGCTTGATGATGAAAATGATACTTCGGGTAATGGAGTAATTACTGAAGGAGTTTTATGGATAGATTCCAAACATAATAAGGTGTATATTAATATAGATGCTTCTTACAAAAAGTCGTTATGGAAAAGAATTTAAAAGAGTGTGGTAAATGTTTCGAGTTCTTTTCTTTAGATAAGTTCGGAACGGACACTAAATCGCCAGACGGCAAGAAAAGATTTTGTAAACGATGTATCTCGGAGTTGAATAGTGCTAATTACGCTTCTAAATCTAAACAGAAAACTGAACAAGTTTTGAATTGGCAAAAAGAAAACGCTGAAAAAGTTAAAGAATACAAAAGAGCTTATGCAAAAAGAAAAAGACAAGAAAGAGCTTCAGGGCTCGACTGATCCTAAGGAAAATCTAAAAAGGCTAAAAGAGCTAAAAGCAAAGGCAAAAAAAGTTGCTAAAGCTAAACTTAGAGAAAAATTATCTTTAGGATAACATGGGAAAGAAATACGTTTTCAAAGACAGGTCCATCCCAAAGGCGGACAACATCAATATTAAAAGCGACTTTCCTTGGACTGAAAGGCAATTGGAGTTCAACGAGATTGCTGAAGACAAAGATACAAAAATTATGTTTGTCAACGGACCCGCTGGGGTTTCCAAAAGCTTCTTAGCTGTTTATCATTGCTTAAACATGCTTAAGGCTGGCAAGATCGATTCTATTATTTATGTTCGGTCTATTGTGGAAAGTTCCTCTAACTCAATGGGTTTCCTAAAAGGTGATAAAGAAGAAAAGTTCGCACCTTACATGATGCCTTTAGAAGATAAGTTGTCAGAGTTCTTGAACAAGAACTCGATAGAATACTTGAAGAAAAATGAGTTAGTTAAAGCTATGCCTTTTAACTTCTTGCGTGGCGCTCATTTTACTAATAAAGGAATTATCGTGGATGAGAGTCAGAATGCTAACTTTGCTGAAATGCAAACGTTGCTAACTAGACTTGGTGACTTCAATAAGGTTTTTATCTGTGGTGATGAAAGACAGGTTGATATAGGTAAAAATAAATCTGGATTCAGACCTATGCTAGACTTATTTTCCTGTGAAGAGTCTCAAAACTTCGGAATTAGATCTTTTGAATTCGGTATAGAAGACATTCTACGTTCGGATCTAGTTAAATTTATTGTAGAAAAACTGGAAAGTTTACGATAAATATTTGAACATTAGTTTCACGAAACATACTAAGATGTGTAACAACAACTTAGCTATGCCAGTAATCTATTGTCAAACTTGTGCGGCCAAAAATACCTACTCGGGTAAAAAGCCAGATTCTTGCTCAAAATGTAAGACACCTTTTTCAGCTTTTACCCAAGCTTCGGGAGTTTCTGTAAAACCTCCACTTGTAGTTTCTAAACCAGCTCTTAAACCTACTCCCAAACCAGTAGACCCTCGCCAAGAAAGAAGATTAGCTCTTCTTGCTGAAAGAAGAGGCGTTAAACTCCCTATATCCGAACCAGACGAGGACGAAGACTATGATGAAGACGACGAAGAGTTCTTTGATATACATAAGCCTCGAAAATTAAAAGTTCAGATCGAAGCCAACAATGGTTCCGTAGGTTCTATTGGGTCTCTTCTTAAGTCTGAAAACCCAGAATCTTTTAAAGATCTATGAGCAAAACTTTTGAAGAATGTCTTCCGACCATCGAAGAGGAGATCGCTAAAAGGCGTAATAAATGGCAAATTAATTCCATTACGCATATCGATTTTGACGACGTAAGTCAAATTCTTAAGATCCACCTAAATGATAAGTGGCATCTCTGGGATCAAAGTCGACCTTTTAAGAACTGGCTAAATACGGTTATAACTAATCAGATCCGAAATATAGTTAGAAACAACTATGGCAACTTAGCACCTCCGTGTAATAGGTGTCCAATGAATCAAGGAGTTGGGTTATGTTCTTGGACTCCTTCTGGCGAGAAATCCTCTGAATGCCCAACTTACGCAGCTTGGGAAAGAAGCAAGAAAAATGGTTATGAATTAAGACTGCCATCTTCTATAGATAATCCAGATGAAGCCGTTAGCTTTTCTCTGTCTGGAGACTTCGAGAATTATAATTTTGAAGAGTCTATTGCAAGGTTTGACGTAGAACTAAAAAAAACCTTATCGAAAAGTAACTACCTAGTGTTTAAGCTTCTGTTCTTAGAGGGTTCTTCCGAAGAAGAGGTCGCTAACCATCTAGGCTTTACCACATCTGAGTCTGGAAGAAAAGCTGGGTATAAACAAATCTATAACATCAAGAAAAAGATTATAGATACCGCCAAAAAAATCCTTGAAGATAAAGAAATATTTTTCGAATGAGCGAGTTTCCCATTATCAAGTCCTTGGAAGAATTTTTCAATCAGCACGACTATGGGCTTAGTGAAGACCAGCAGCTTTTGATAAAAAAGAGACTTGAGGAGGGAGTTAGTTTGGTTCAGATCTCTATTGAAATTTACGATGATCCTTCTATCGTAGCTAGAAGTGAAAAGTATAATACTGTTCGAAAGTTTGTAGACAAACTGAAGCGGGATTCTCCCACGGTGGATCTTGTCGAAGACGCTCAAAAGTATATTCGAAAAAACGCATCTTTAATGAGGCCTATTGATATGGCTCGCGCAGTCTTTAATGATTCCACCCTAGCGCCCTTGAGTAGGGAAGTTAAAACTGTAGAAAAGTTTGTCAGAATACTAGGTCTTGGGTCCTTTTCAATGGACAACGACACGGGGATTAAGGACTATGTTCCTCCTAAAAAAGACTCCTCTATAGTAGCGAAGATAAATGCTTCCGATCCCAGTGCTGATTTCAGGGAAGATAATTTGGCTACATCTCAAATGAGGAAAGTGGCAAACTTAAAGTCCTTCCTCTCTAATTCGCGGTTTTTAAGCCTTATAAATTCGATCACCTCTGAAGACGAGAGGGCTTTGTTCGAAAACGAATTTATAGCCTCCGCTTACAACAAGCTTGATATGAATGCTGAAGACTTGCAATCTTGCGTCTCTCTAGCGTATCACTATGTTCTTGAAAAAAGAATTCAAAAGCATCTCGTTATTTTAGATAATGAAATTATGAATAGCGTTCAAGACGAGGACGCCAGTCTTAAGATGACCCTAACGGAAGCTTATGGAAAAAAATCTACAGAGCTTGATCAGTGCGTTAAACGTATCCAGTCTTTGCAGAAATCTTTAAGTAGTAACAGGTCTGAAAGACTAAGGGCTCAAACGGACGCGAATAAATCCATCCTTTCCCTAGTTGATATCTGGAAAGAAGAAGAGACTAGAAGAAAAGCTATACTAGTTGCTAAAGTTACGGAAACCGCCGTTAAAAACGAAATGAATAGACTTGAGGACGAAGAGTCTGTTATTGCGTCTATTTACGGAATTAGCCAAGAAGAAATAACGGATGGAATGTAAAGTTTGTCAGAAATCCTTTGATACTAGAAATAAGTTTCATAGGCACTTTAAGAAATGTTGCGACAAGACTCAAAAGCAATATTATGAAACCTTTTTCCCTAGATTTGATCTTTGGGATCACTCGGTCATAGAGTATAAAGATTTCAATCAATATTTTGCGGCGCAATTTAATTCTAAAGAAAATACTTTGTGCTGGTATAAAGATAAAGCATCAAGCGGTAACGAAGAAGCTCGACAGGTGGCAAGAGCCTACTTTTCAAACAAATTATTTCAAAAGGCCCCTACTCAGGCCGAGCTGCGATGCAAAAAAATCCCCTCTATTATTGGTTTAGATAAAATCTTTGGTAGTTACTATCAATTCTGTGATGGAATAGGTTTAAGCCCGAGACTCACTAACAGGGATATATCGTATATAAAAGATGTAGATATTGTCACAGACACTCGCGAACAATTACCTGTATTCACTGATAGGGTCGAAAAACTTGAGGTTGGAGACTATACTACTTACTGTGACTTTAATGGCGTTTTCGTAGAACGGAAGTCTTTAGATGACTTCATAGGAACATTCTCTAGAAAAGATAATTTTGATAGATTTGAAAGAGAACTTAAGAGAGCAGAGGAATTGGGGCTATTTCTTGTAATAGTTTGTGACTCTGATTTTGAAGCAGTGGCTTCTTGGAAGAATCCTCACGCGGGCGGTAGAAGCTGTGGTTTTTCAGCCTTAAGCAAAATGTGTGACTTTATGCAGCAATTTGATAACTGTCAGTTTCTTTTTATTAAAAAGGGCCGCGACTTTGGAGAAATCCTTAAAAAAATATTAGGCATTGGGGAGTTGGCTAAAACTACCGACCTTCAATATCTACACGATACCAATCAATTCTAATGTGGGAAAAGGGACTACACTACCGTAAAGGAACCGAAAACGTAAACGATAGACTGCTTACGTTAGAAGGGACTTTGAAAGACAGGGAAGCTAAAATTACACTTATCGAGTTTCTAAGAAACAACCCAACCTTTGCGGTTAGGTTGCTTGTAGGCGTGAAGTTATTCCCGTTCCAACAGATGATGATTAAAGCCATGTTCCAAAGGAACAACTTTTTGGCTATCTGCTCCCGTGGTCTCGGCAAATCTTACATCGGCTCTTTGTTTTGTATGTTGTATGCTATTTTTAACCAAGGTGTTAAGATAGCTATTGTTTCGAAGACTTTCCGTCAAGCTCGGATGATGTTTAAGAAAATCGAAGACTTTGCCAACTCTAAAGAAGGTGAGTTTTTGAGACAGTGCATTGGAGACAACCGAAAGAACATTAAACACAACGCTGACGCTTGGGAAATGAATATTGGGGCGTCAGTTATTATGGCCCTTCCCCTTGGTGCTGGAGATAAAATTCGTGGATATCGTTTTAACGTCATGGTCATTGATGAGCTTTTGCTTTTAGATGACAAGGTTATTAATGAGGTCTTGAAGCCGTTCCTTATCGTTAGTATCGACCCTCACGCAACTGGGCGAGCAATGAAGCTTCTAAGAGAGGGATTGGTTACTGAAGAAGAGTATAGAATGCTTTTGCCAGACCCTCCAAAGATTATCGGGCTAACTTCTGCAAGTTATACTTTTGATTACCTCTATGAGATGTATTCCGAATACATATTCAAGATAATCAACACTACAGATAAAAAGGGCGAGAAGTTTTCAGGGGTTTCTCACTGCGTTATGCAATTGGCTTATCAGGTTGCTCCAGAAGGACTTTATGACCCGCAACTAGTAAAAGAACTTGAAGGCTCGATGTCCGAGCAGCAACTTCAAAGAGAGCTTGGTGCTCAGTTTACCGATGACTCCGGAGGATTCTTCTCTTCTAGGAAGATGCAAGAAGCTACTATTCCTACTGGGATAAGACCTACAACTAAAATTGTCGGAGATAAAGAGAAGAAGTATATCTTAGCAATTGATCCCAACTATAGTGATGCTGACTCTTCTGACCACTTTGCAATGTCCGTAGTTGAGATCTATGAAGATACTCGAAAAGGTGTTCTGGTTCATGGGTATGCCGTTGCTAAAAGTAACCTGCGTGCGAGGACAAGGTATTTAAAATATCTTTTTGATAATTTCAATATCGTTTACGTAATTGTGGATAATGCTGGTGGACCCAAGTTTCTTCAAGATGCTCAGGAATTTCCAGAGTTTAAGAATTTCAAATTAGAGTTCTTCGAGCATGATTTTGAAAACGAAGACTATCAAGCTGGTGTTAGAAACTCTAAAGCTGAATATGACTTAGGTTCTGGTAAAATTTGCCACGCTCAGAAATTTGCAACCAAATGGATCAGGGCAGCTAATGAATCTTTACAGAATTGCATCGAGAAAAAGCGTATCATGTTCGCCTCTTCAGTTCATGGTATCGAAGACGAGCACTCCAAGCAGTTAAAGCAAAATGTGCCTATTGAAGATATCGATTATGACCTAGAAGGCAATATGCCCCAAAATCCGGCTCAAAAACAAGCGGAGTTCATCGATAACCAAGAATATATTGTAGACCTTACTAAGACTCAGTGTTCTATGATCGTTGTTTCTACCAATCCTACAGGTGGTCAGACCTTCGATTTACCTAATAACCTCAGAAAATCTACCTCTCCAGATAAAGCGAGAAAGGACTCTTACTCTGTTTTATTATTAGCTAACTGGGCCTTAAAATGTTATTTCGATATGAACGATGCTCCCGCAGAAGAAAATAACACATTTTTTCTTCCCAGAAGCTACGGTTAAGGGTATATATCTTTATTATGGGTAGACCTAAGAAAGAAATAGTTGCTAAAGAAGAACCTCATGATGAGATTAACCTTTTTGCAGAGCCTCTATCCGTCCCCATGGGGGAAAAAAGAAAAACCGTAGTCGCTTCTAGAACTGGGGAAAGAATGGTAGCAACGGAGGGTAAGGACCATGGGTTTAATTCCCTTTCTAATATTAGGTCTTTAAAAAATCCTTTAAAGGTTTCCGAATCAGGAGTTTCTGCAAAGGACTGTATTGAGCTGTGTCAAAAAGCTTATCATAATGTTCCTATTTTTAAAAACACTATTGAGATAATGACAGAGTTTTCGAACTCTCCTATTCATTTTCAAGGGGCTGATGAGAAGGCTGTCGAGTTTTTTACGAGTTGGTATAAGAAGATCAACAAATACGATATTGCCGATCAGTTCTTCAGGGAGCACAATAGGTCTACTAACGTCTTTTTCTATAGAATGACTCACAGGTTTGGCACAGAAGATGTGTTGGATTCTGGGGCTAGTTATTTATTAGGTAAAGAGATCCCTGTAAGATACGCTCTTCTAGATCCGTGTTCCATGAAATGTAACGGAGCTTCTTCGTTTCTGAATCCTTCTTATTCAAAAATTTTGAATAACTACGAAATTGCTCGCCTTAAGAATCCTAAGACCGCTCAGGATAGGCAACTTTTAAAAAGCTTTTCCCCAAGGGATCAGGAAATGATTAAAAAGGGAGGGGGAGATATCTCTGTCCAAATTCCTGAAGATAAATTGGTGCCCGTTTTTGCGAAGAAGCAAGACTACGAGGCTCTTACTGTGCCTTTTTTCTACCCTGTATTGGCTGACATTAATTTGAAATTAGAGTTTAAAAAAGCCGATCTTGCCATCTCAAAGACTACTGACTATATTATTCTTCTGATGACGATGGGTGCTAAAAAAGAGGATGGTGGGACCGATAAGAACTCCCTAGCTGCTATGCAAGAATTATTCGCGAGTGAGAGCGTCGGTCGCGTTATTATCGCGGATTATACTACCAAAGGTGACTTTATCGTTCCTGATTTAAACAAGATTCTAGGTAAAGAAAAGTATGCTGCGGTCAATCAGGATATTGCGCAAGGGATGATGAACATCTTCTTCGACACTGATCAAAAGTTTTCCAACACTATTATTAAAATTAAAGTTTTCCTAGAAAGGCTTAATGAAGCCCGCAGAATCTTCAAAGATAAATTCCTAATTCCTGAAATGGAAAGAATTGCGGAAACACTAGGATTTGAAAAAGTCCCCACTCCTGTGTTCGAAAAAATCGATCTAGAAGACAAATCTCAACTTCTTAGAGTCTATACCAGACTTGCTGAAATCGGATTCCTTACTGCCGAAGAATTCTTTAAAATCTCTGAATCAGGATTACTGCCTGAGCCAGAAAAGTCCGAAACTTCTCAACGGAATTTTAAAAAACTTAGAGATAAAGGTTTGTATGAGCCTTTGATTGGAGGATCTAAAGAACCTGCCGCTGGTGTAGCAGGTAGACCTTCGGGAACCAAAGCTCCAAAAGCTCCCAATAAAACTAATAAGCCTAGTTCCAACGTTTCTATAAAAGATAGCAAAAAGAAATCTAGCGCTTCTTACAACTTCTCTGACCTGAAGTCCGTTTACGATAAGATCAACGAACTTATCCCTGTAGTCGAGGCTGAGTTCAAAGAATACTTCGGAGTTAAGCGTTTAAGCCAATCTAAGAAAGATCAGGCTTTTCAATTCGTAGAGTCAATCGTTGTTTCGGAAAAAATAAAGAATTGGGAAAAGAGCGCTAAAAACTACATCTCAGCCAAGAAGAATATAAATGTTTCTGATGAGATCCTAGAGATTTCTGGAGAACATAACATTCCCATATTTCAGGCAGCTATTTTATTTCATGGTCAGTCTAATAAGGTGTAATCCTTAATATAGGAGATTTTCCATGCTAGAAAAATTATATATTCTGTTCCATGACTTTATGGTCAAATTCGTCGGCGTTAACTGGAGGACTACCACTTCTGGTATTATCGCCGTGCTCGCTGGTTTTATTTTAACTACTCCAGAGGCTATCGATTTTCTCCCTGATACTTTGGAACTCTACCTTGAACTGTTTGCAAAGATCTCAATGGTTATAGCAGGTGGTTCTTTTGCTGTTTTAGCCAAGGATAAGAGGGTTACTGGTGGTCAAGAGGCTGCTACTTTAGAAGCTAAGAAACGTGTTGGAATGTAATGTGGTCTGGAATATTAACTGTCGTCCTTCAATTCTTCGGTGTCTTTGAGAAGCTGATTACTAAACGCTATTCCAAAGAAAACGTTTTGAGAGAGACATCTAAAAGAGAATCCGATATTCAAGACGAAGCCGAAGCTGCTGCTAGAATGGCTGCTAACCCAGAAACGAAAAATGAAGGTATTGACAAAATGCGCGATCTTATTTCTGAGTAGTTCTCTGTTCTCCTGTAGCACTTTGCAAGTTGTTCCAGATCGTATTACGAATACAGAAGTTAGTTTCGATGGAAACGAACAAAATGCCGGAGTTTACGACTTCACTCCTAAAGGCTGGCATATTTCTGAAAGCGCCGCCAAGAGATATGTGTCTCTCAGCAATAAGTATGGTTACTCTTTAGTTCCCGTGTTGGAAAAAGGGGAAGGCCTAATCATTGATCCTCCTAATTATTATCTACCTCAACAGTATATGGTTAAATTCGCAACGTTAAATCAAAGAAACAAGGAGGGGTGGCGATGATTGACTTTTCCAAAATCTTTAACTTCTTTAAAAAAGAGGAACCTAAAATCTTTATAGAAGAGACCCATATTATGGACTCTCCAATTATTTTTCCAGAAACCCTTCTTCAAGACGCCCTCCAAAAAGAAAAGATCTTAAAAGTTATTAATATTTTTGAGACGGGATCTATCGTTACTAATTACGATTCGTTGTTTTTCTATTACGATGGTCCAAATGGAATTAAACAAATTACTCTCGGTAGAGGTTTTACAGAGTTCGGAAACCTTGTTAAAGTTGTGGAAGCTTACGCTAATGCTAGAGGGTCTTTCTCCAAAGACTTTCAACAATACGTTGGCAGGGTGGGTAAAACTCCTTCGCTATATGGGAATAAGGCTTTCACAGACCTACTAAAAAGAGCTTGCGGCGATTCCGTCATGAAAAAAGTTCAGGACAAAGTTTTTGAGGATAAGTATTGGATTCCTGCCCTGAAATTTTTCAACGACAACAAGTTTACTCACCCTCTTTCTATGCTTTGCTCAGTGGATAGCCACCTCCATTCGGGTAGCATTCTTGCTTTTCTAAGATCTAGATTTAAAGAAATGACTCCACTAAGGGGCGGTGACGAAAAGAAGTGGGTTTCCGAATACGTAAGGGTCCGTAAAGCTTGGTTAGCAAGTCATAATACGAAGGTGCTTCGTTCTACTGTTTACAGAATGGACTGTTTGATAGATGCTATGAAAAAAAACAATTGGGATCTAACTCAGCCGGTCTTGGCAAACGGCACAATTGTTATATGACATTACCGTTACCTTTTGAAGATTTTTTAAAACGATCTAACAAAGTTCACGGAGGGAAGTTTTCCTATGTAGATTCTAGTTATAGAACGGCTTCGGGAAAGGTGTCCATAATTTGTCCGGTTCATGGAGAGTTTAGACAAACTGCCCAAAAACATCTAGGCGGGCAAGGTTGCCCTTCATGCTCCCCAAGGTGGACTCTTTATTCAAAAGAAACCTTTGTGGAAAAATCTAAAGAAAAACATGGGGACCGATTCGATTACAGTAAAAGTAATTATATAAACGCCAAAACAAAGATTGAGATAATTTGCCCCATTCATGGGTCCTTTTGGCAAATCCCCAAGTCTCATTTTTTAAACGGTTACGGATGTCGAAAGTGTAGCATGAAAGTTGTTCATGATTCCCAGAGGAGGTCTCAACAAGACTTCCTTGCTAAATGTAAAATTTTGCATGGAGATTTATATTCTTATGAAAAGGTTGATTACAAAACCGCAAGAAAAAAGGTCATCATAACTTGCGAAAAACATGGAGATTTCAAAATAACCCCAGATAGTCACCTGACTGGTCGTTGTGGTTGCCCACAATGTAGTTCTTCATTTGGTGAAAATAAAGTTCGAAATTTTTTAAAAAGTGTCGATGCACCCTTTGTAGAACAACACTGGTTCGCAAATTGTAGGGATCAAAAACCTTTAAAATTCGATTTTTACTTAGGCCCCTTTTTAATAGAGTTTCAGGGAGCCCAACACTACAAACCCGTCAAAAAGTGGGGCGGTCTCAAAAACTTCAAAGGTATTCAAAAACGAGACCAAATAAAGAGAGATTATTGTAAAAATAATGGACTAACCATTCTCGAAATTAAATACGACGATAAAAAATGGAAAGAAAAAATAGAAAATGTTCTCTTTGCTTACTTAATTTAGTGTATAACTATTAAATATGAAGATCGAGCAAAGACCTCTTAAGCTGACAGCTTCCGTAAATTTTGAGCCACTAAATGAAGAAGAAGAAGATAAGCTAATCAAAGCTTCGTCTCTTGAATCTTTAAAAACCTTGTTCCCTGACATTAAGCAGGGTAATGACGACCTTCTCAAAGTTTCTTTTAACGTAGCTGTTGCAAATCTAGTTAATTCTAACGGACATGGGATTCTAGGCAGTGATGCAGATGCTTGTATGGGCAACTTCCTTCACAAGCCTTTTAATATTGAGCATCAATCTTCCTATATTATTGGTCATGCTACTAATGCAGGGTTTTCAACATTTGGTGAGAATAAAATTATTTCCAAAATTACCCCAAAATATTCAAGGGATCTAATGCCGTTTAATATGGCTCTCGGAGGAGTTGTCTATAAAAGAGCTGATGCTTATTACGCAGATCTTATAAAGAGATCATCTAACAAGGGTGATTATTGGTATAATTCTATTAGCGCTTCTTGGGAAATTCTGTTTGACGAATACGTCATAGCCTTAGGTTCTAAAAGGCTCGCAGATGCGGAAATCATTAGGGATGACAAACAAGTTAAAGAACTTTCTGCTTATCTTAAAGATGAACAAGGATCTGGGTTTATGAAAGACGGGACTCCTGTCTATCAAATTGTAACTGGGAGTCTACTACCTGCTGGTGTTGGTTTTACATTTACCCCAGCAGCAGATGTTAAAGGTTTGGAAGTTGAAGATCTATCCGACTCTAGTAAAAAGACCAGAAGCTATAGCTCTGAAGAACAAGATCTTACTGAGAATAATGTAGTTTATATATCTTCTGACGAAAGAGAAGAAATAAAAGCTCAACTTAAAGAAGAAATTATTAAAGAGATTTCACAAAAAGAAAATATCACTGTAACTACAAAAAGACGTATGAAAATTAAAGACATTACTGATATCACAGAAGATGCTCTTAAAGAGGTAACTGCGAGCGAAGTCCGTGATTTTATCAAGGAACAGCTTACTGTTAAATCTGGTGAGCTTAAAGCGTTTGAAGACGCGAAGGCCCTTGAGATCTCTTCTAAGGAACAAGAAATTAAAGCTAAGGAAGCTGATCTTGAAGAAAAGACCAAAAAAGTTACTGAACTGGAAAGTAAAGTAACTGAAATTGAAAAAACTCTTCAGGAAGTATCTGCTGCTAAAGAATCGATGGAGAAGCAAGCTTCTTTCAACGAAAGAATGGAAACTCTCGACGAGAAGTTTGAAATCAGTGATGAACAAAGGCAGATTGTCGCTAAGCAAATTCGCGATCTATCTGACGAAGACTTTCAAGCTTGGCTTGGTGACTTCGGAAAACTAGTTGCTGCTAAAGCTTCTGAAAAAGAAGTTCCTAACACTTCTAAAGCCCTCGCCAAAGCATCTTCTCAAGAAGACGTTCCGAACTCTCAAGAACAAGAAAGTTCAGAAAATGATTTTGCGAAATATAAAAATTCTTTCGCAAAAAGAACAGTTTCCGTGTAATCAATTAAACAAGGAATTAACTCATGTATAATACATCTGAAAAACCAAATCTCAAACCTTTCCGTAATGTGGCTCCTCACGACGTTATCAACTTCTTCGCTCACGAAGATGCTTCTGTTAACAAAGGGACTTTCGTTAAGCTGAAAGGTGGCGTCAATCCTGACGCAACCCCTATGCAATTCCTTCAAGACCTTGAGGGAGTTCCTAGTAGAGCTACATCTATGAGGGCTGTTAACCCAAACAAGGTTGAAACTGCTGCTAGTGGTGACAGGCCTTTTGGTATGCTTCTTTACGATGTTCGTGAAGTTAACAAGTTCGGTGAAAAATACATTTACCGCCCTCGTTTTGACCGTTCTGAACAACAAATCGTTGTTTCTGGAGAAACCGTTCCCCTTGTTACAAGAGGTATCTTCGAAATTAACGGATTTAGTGGAACTCCAGACGCAGGTTCTGGTGCAGTTATGCACCCAACTGTTGAAGGACAACTTCTTGTTGTTAATAAAGCGTCTGTCTCTTTTGACAAGGTCGTAGGAACATTCCTTTCCCAAAGTGGGGCTGATGGCTACGCGCTGTTCCAACTTGAACTTTAATCCTATTAAGTAACATTTTATGAAAGTAAAACTAGAAAAAAACCCTGAGAATTTAGAGCTTTTGGCCAAAGTTGGCTCTCGCAAAAAAGCCGAGTCTTTAGCTGCTCAAGAAATCCTTGCGGCTCTAGTCGGTGGTATTGTCGAACAAGTTCTTCAACAAGCCGCAACTTCCGAGTTGATTTATGACACTCGCGAATACGCTTTTGACACTGTTCCGAGTATTCCTTTGGATATGTTCGAAAACACTGAAGAAAACTACATTCGTGTTTGGTCTCAATCTATCGCTGGGGGTCTTCCTACTAGCGTTATCCACGGGGCAGACGAATACAGATTCCAGACTTATCGTCTCGACTCTGCTGTGTCCTTCCTTAAGAGATACATGAAAGATGGTCGTCTCGACGTTGTCGCAAAGGCAATGGAAAGAATGGCTCAAGAAATTCTTCTTGACATGGAAGACAATGCTTGGGCTCCAATCCTTGCAGCTCTTGCTGAATCTGAAACTGCTGATGGTCTAAACCACCTTATCGCAGCGACGACTGCTGGTAGATTCCAACTTCATGACCTTAATAAGCTCTTCACGAAAGTTACTCGCCTTCATACGTCTTGGACTGGCGGAACTCCGGTTTCGCTTAGAGGCAGAAAAGGTCTTACAGATCTTCTTATCTCCCCTGAGATCCTTGAAGATATCCGTGCGTTCGCTTACCAACCAATGAACACTATTGGGGTTCCTAACTCTGATGAATCGACTGCCCTTGGACTTCCTGACGATGTGCGTAAGCAATTCTTCAGCCAAGCTGGAGTCCCTTCGATCTTCGGTGTCGGACTTCACATGCTTCAAGAGCTTGGTGTTGCAAGATCTTATAACTCTGTGTTTGACACTTACTACACTGCTTCTGGCTCTCAACCAGCCTTTAACGGTGCCTCACAACAAATTGTGATCGGTGTTGACCTTAGTCAAGATGCCTTCATCAGAGTTGTCGCTTCGGAACCAACTGGAGACTTCGACGTGGCTTCTCCTTCCGAATACGGAACTGTTATTACTCAGGTCGATGACCAATTCCTTGCAAGACAGGAACAAGTCGGCTGGTATACCAGACTCGAAGAAGGACGTGTTGTTCTTGATAATAAAGCCCTTGTTGGTGTTATTGTCTAATAAGAACTGACAGAAAATCTTTAAAGAAACTTCAGCTAATAACTGGAGTTTTTTTTTATTCCCAAAACACTTAATTTGTGTGTAAGCTCAAGTATATGAAAACTGGATCATTAAGATCGATAATGGGGGCTCCCGATAAAACTACGACCTTCAATAATAAAGCCGAATTCTCTGCTTATCTATTAACTTTAAATAAAGCTAGACTTCAAGATCTGTGCATGGAGAAAGGTTTAATACCCTCTCATGAAAGGCGTATGATGATTAGAGCTTTGGAGAAATGTTTTAATAGAGATCAAGCTAAAGGAGTTCGTGTTGACGATCACAAGCAACTTCTGTCTGAAAAAAGAAAGAATCTTCAAAAGACTTCTAAATAATGCAATTCTCTAGTTCAGACTTGACTGGCTGGGCCAGTGGAATGATTGATTGTGGGGGTTACTCTGGAATCTCTCAAAGTTCTGTAGTCTGTTGGCTTGAGAACAACTTGGGGATTCTAAATATTAAATTAGGTTCCGAATACGATTTGGTAAGCGGGGCTGTCTCTCCTGAGATGGCTACTAACGACATGGCGATTTATACTCAAATGTATGATTGCTATTTCTTAAAAAGGGCCGCTCGTCACGCTTCCGCTTATTCCTTAACAGACTCTGCTTGGAATAGAATTCAGGGAGACGAACAAGGCTTTATTTCGAGGTCTTCGCCATCGGAAGTGGCCAAGGTATATAGAGGCCTAGCTTCTGACTGCGAGTCCTGTCTGAACGATTTGATTCACAGTTTTAACCAAGGTCAGTGTCTTCCAAGACAAGTTCTAACATACCCTGTCTTTTGGGATGGTCTGGACGGGTTTTTACCTCCTACATTTTTAGCTAGGAACGTTATTGCGTCAATGTATGAGTGATTTAATCAGTAGTGCTGCAAAAGAAGTCTATAAGGCTAGGATGATGGATATCTTCGACACTTGGAAGAGACCCCATGAATTCACTCTGTATAAAGCACCTACTGAAACTATCATCAGTATTGGTAACGAGTATAGCTCAAACTGGGGCTCTACCGCTTATGGGGCTAATCAGATTACTTACCAAGAAGTAAAAGAATCTTTTGAAGTAAGAATCTGGTTCCCCACATTTCCTCAACAGTATTTAACTTACCAGCCCGATGACGTTGATATTCGCGTTAAAATGGCTCAAGGTGTAGGGACTGTTAAAATTCAATGTCTTCAAGACTGTTATGAATTTCTATTACAAACCGACAAGATTGTTTTCTTTAACGAAATTTATAGGCTCAATTCTGACATAAGAAGAGTTGGCATTTTAGATATGGAGTTATTTACATTCACTTTAATGAAACAAAATTAATGAGCTTAAAAGATCGATTATTAGGAATAGCGGCAAGTATAATAAGTCCTGTTGTGGCGACCTATAATGTAGTTAAATCCGTAGTAAGTCCAAAAGCTGTTAAAGTAAAGTCTGTCAAGGCTACTTCTCAAGGAGGTGGCGTAGTTGGTTACAAGTCTTCTACAGTTTCTACCTCTCCACAGGCTATCAGGCTAGGTCGTAAAATCTCCCAAGATCCTGTAATTATTTTTGAAAAGTGCAAAAAAATCCTTATCGAAGAACTTAAAAATCACCCCATAACTAGAGAGATCCAAGCAGGACCAACTGGAAAATCTACGTTTTTAAGCTCAGGTGGAGATTTGTTTTCTTTTATTGGATTCCCTGCTGGGTCGAAACCAATCTCTGATCTTGAAGATTTTTTGAATAATTATATAACCTTCGAGGGATACAAAGGTTTTAAAACGAGTGGCGATTTAATTATTTTTGAATTCAATGTTTCAATTCCTGACGAGTCCGACTTTGCCTCTAAGGAGAACCTGTGTTTATTCTGGGAAAAGACAAATCCTTGGCCATTTGCTGTTGAAAAAGGCATTGCTGGGTATTCTAATTATCTACCCTTTAAAGACGATATGGTGAAATCTGTTTCTAAACGAGGTTTACAAATGAAAAATGAAATTCGGGAAGGAGAGTTTTCCCCTACTCCTTACATAACTCAAATTTTAAATAACTTTAAGAAGAATTTAAATAGTTTTGGGCTTGCTGCTAGGTTTAATTAATGAAGACTCAACACGATCATAAAGTTGTAGATAGTTTCGTAGAGTGGTTCGACCACACCCTTCTGAAAGATGGGGATGCGTATATAAACATATCTACTCCCTTTTATAATATGCCTAGCGGATCTTTAAACGGGGTTCCGGCTTATTCAGCGCCTTTTTATCAAATGGTTCACGATCAAAGTATCACAGGGGCTAATATCCCAACAGCTTCAGGAATTGAGGTTCAAGCTATCGATTATAGAAATGGTCGGACTTTTGGAAGCAAACCTTCTGGAAATGTTAATTATGCTATTAAAGAGTTTAACATCTATATGACTACCTCTCCGTTAGCTAAGCTTATTTTCGAAGACAGACCTCAATTAAGACCTCATCCTATCAACATTCCGATGACGGGTCTTGCTCCTAATAGTATTGTAGCCCCTTGTATATTTATCCGGCCCGAAATGCAACAGGTTTCGCCCCTTGCTTTCGGTGGCTCTATTACTAGAAAGTATTTTTTTAATGCCCTAATATACTCTAACGACGAATTCAAACTTCACGCTGTAGTCTCTATCTTTATGGATAAGTTGTTTAGTTATATTCCCGTAATTAACGAAACCGCTCTGAATTTTTCTGGGGGTTATAAAACGGGCGGCTATAATTATGAACACCAATTACAGGCTTATTCTGGTAGTAACGATTTGTTGAGAATTAACGCTATTAACTACTACCCAGTGGAAAACGACTCTATTTCAAAAATGCACCCAGACTTCTTTATAGGTAGATTGTTTTTTGAACTACATCACGATAAAAAGTAATTCTCTTCAGTAATTTGTTGGTGTAATTAACTTTAGAAATCTTTAAATTATGAGCAGAATTCGCGTCATCTCTCCTTCCCAAGCCCTTTTCGTAGGACCTACTCCTAGCACAGGTTCTCACTCAGGAGCTGTTGAACAGCTTCACAGGGTCCAATCTATCAACTATGACTTCACTTTAAATCGTGAGGACGTTAATCAATTCGGGAGCCTAGCAGCTATTGACCGAGTTCAAATCTCGGCTCCTCAGGTTACTCTGGATTTTTCTTATTTAGTTACTAATGCTGCTAACGAAGAAAAGCTTGGGTTTAATGTTGACGGAGCCGTCTCTTGTATTTCGGGGCTCTTAAGCAAAGCTTCAGATGATAAAAATTACTTTATTCTGACGACTCCTATTGGCTCTGACGCTAATGGCAACGCTTCTGGCCCTGCTAATGGTTCTGTTATTGGTATCGGAAATGGTTTTGTCGCTTCTTATTCTACTGAAGGTTCTGTAGGTTCTTTCCCAACTGCTTCTGTTAATATTGAAGCTCTTCATATTCAAGGTTATGCAAGCGGAGTATCCCAACCAATCCCTGCCGTCAACCCTGTTAATGGTCAATCTATCGTAGGTGTGCAATTTACTATCCCTACTGCCGTTTCTGGAAACGTTGGTCAATCGACAGCCCTTCAAGCTGGTGATATCACACTTTCCCTCGGGAACTCTGCGCTTCTTGTAGACGCTACTGATCTTTGTATTCAATCTTATTCTCTGTCGTTTGATTTGGCGCGTGAAGATATCGAGTGCCTTGGCTCTAAATACGCTAAGTCTAAAGAGATTAACTTCCCTATCAACGTCTCTCTTCAGGTCGAAGCCTTAATGGGTGACCTTTCTACTGGGAAATTGAACAATCTTGTTTGTAATGATGTTGGCTACGATATGTCTGTAAGTCTTAAAGAGCCTAGCTGTGCTGGTAATGGAGACGTCGCCGTTGTTTACTCTATCAAGAATGCTAAGCTAGATTCTCAAAGCTGGTCTTCGAGTGTTGGACCTGCTCAAACAGTCACAATGAACTGGACTGCACAAATCGGTGGTCCAGAAGACCTTCTTAACGGACTGTTTATCTCTGGTAAAACCGCCGCAGATTACCAATAAGCTTTTACATAGCTTTCTCGAAGAATCCGTCTTATGGCGGATTTTTTCGTTCACAAAACGATTAATTTCTTGTATCTTATTACAGGTATAAGGTATTATGGAAAAGGATTGGCGGGTTTTTACAGCGCACAGGAAGATTATTCTCTTGGCAAAATTTTGTTTAGATATCTTAGAGGATCTAGACGAAGATAATTATGAGAGAAAGTCTAAACTAAAAAGCGTTCTTGAGGAATTTCCTGAGAGTGCGGACATAGTCAATAAGATCATAGAGTTGTATGATCCTATCAATGAAGATTTTTTGTCAAGGAGTAGGAAAAGGGTATTAGACAAAGCAAACGAATTGTCTAGGGAATTTGAAAGTGAATTTAATAAAGGATAAAGGATATGAAAGAGTTATACTCGTTTAACGTAAATCAAAAAAAATCGGTAGAAAAAACCGAGGATCAAGGAGATGGTAAAAAAATTGTTCAAACTGTCGAGGAACTCGTTCCTGTTAAGATTGTTTTGAAAAACCCATCTAGGGTAGAGCGCAAGCAAATTGAAACCTTTCATCACTCTGTTTACTCAGATGCTATGAAAAAAGGAATCGTTACTCGCGCAATGATCAAAAAAGCTTATAACGAAAATGGCGGGGTATTTTCGGAAGCTCAAGAAAAAGAGCGTCAAAAACTTCTTAATGAATATGCGGCCCTTCAAGGCAATGTTCAATTCGAAGAACTTTCCGCCAAAGAAGCCAAAACTAAAAAGTTGAAAGCTGAACACGAAGAAAAAGCCCAAGAAACTTTCAAAAGATTTGTAGAGGTTCACCAAGCTCTTGAGAAGTTCAGAGCGGAAGAAGAGGAAATCTATGTGAATTCTGCCGAAAACCTAGCTAGGGATAAAACTATTGAATGGTTAATTTGCAACCTGATCTTCATCGAAGAAGATGGTGTAGAAAAAAACCCTTTCATTGGGGAATCTGTAGAAGAAAAAAATGACTATTACGAAAGTCTTCTAGATGAGGATAAAGATTTTTACTCGGAAATCCTTGAAAAAGCTTCTACAGTTCTATCCATGTGGTATGTTGGAAGGGCTTCTGCCAAAGAGGATTTTGATGAGATCTTTGAGATCCTTTATAAGCAATGAGCGGCTCGCGAGAGCACTTTAGTTCTATAATCTTAGGTAAGACCCCCTTTTTATTTAAGGGTTGTGTTATTTACGCAAAGCATTACGGTTTCTATGATGGCATGGAGACCGACTTTGTTTATAATTTAGAACTCGAAAAAGCCAAAGAGTTAGGTATCGACTCAGAGTCGGATCGATTACTATTTTTGTATAGAGAGAGCGTATGGTCCGAGGCTCAAGAAAATGAGATTGAAAATTTGAGAAATTCTATAAACAGGACTTCTGAGTCTAAAAAAAATGTCTTATTACCATCTTATAAAGAAATAATAAATCAAAACATTAAAGAAATGAAGGCTAAATTATATAGCCTTTTATCTGAGCGTGCCGAATTAATAGGTAAAACTCAGGAATTCTTCGCTAAGCAGGAGTCCGAGGTTTTCTTTATTTTAAACACCCTTTATAAAGACTCTGATTTAAAAAATCTATATATTAACAAAGACCTTCATGATGATATCGACCAAGAAGATGTATCAGAACTGATACACGCTTACAATGAAACCATTTCTCCTATTATGGGTGGAGGTGTCAAAAAAGTCGCTTTAAGCCAAGAATGCCAGACGTTAGTTTCTCTTTCCGAGAATGCTTATGAATTTTATGGAAGGCCTGTGGCTACTCTTACTTTTTTTCAAACAGAACTTTATATCTATGCTAAAAACTACGCGCAGATGTTAAGTCATGAACTATCACCTTCTAGTGATATTGCTTCGGACCCTGACAGGCTTGAGGACTGGTTTAACACAGTAGTAAACTCTAAAAAGTTTGTAGGTGACGCTGGTCAAAACGTATCTCTAGTTGGGGCAACTGCGGATGATATCAAACAGATAACTGGGGGTCAAGAAGTTAAAGACATGGACTCAGAAATTAAAAAAGCGGCGCTAAATAATAATGGAATAGTAGATATGGAGACTTTAATGAGATTACACAGTTAAAAAAGTGTAATTACTATAAGGTATAAGGTATGGCAGACGGAATTCTAAGCATTGGTGCGGATGTGTCCCCTATGGTGAGGGACGTCAGAGCTGCGTATGCGCGTCTCCAAAATGAAATAAATTCCAACGGACTTTCTATAAGTTCTTCAAAAGCAAGTAGATCCCTATCTAGCCTTACTGTTCAAAGTGAAAGATTATCAAAATCTCTCTCTAGGTCTGCTGAAGTATTTGTTTCTATCGCTTCTGTTTCATCTGCTATCTACGGGACTCAAAGAGCTTTCGTAGCGCTGGTTCAATCTGTAAGAGAAACTGAACTTGCATTTGCTCAAATCCAATCTATTTTGCAAGCTAGTTCTGGAAACTTTAAACAGTTTCAAAAAGATGTTTTCCAAGTAGCTAACCAAACTGGCACGGCTTTCTCGGCAGCGGCAGATGTAGCTAACGAATTTGCCAGACAGGGTCTAAACTTAAATGATACTTTAGTAAGAACTAAAGACGCTTTAACTCTCGTTAGGCTTTCTGGAATTAGCACTGCCGACGCAGTGTCTTCTTTAACTGCTATTGTTAACACTTTCAGAAACGAGGCTTTAAATTCTACAGATGCTGTCGAAAGACTTGCGAGTGTTTCTGCCGCATACGCTGTTGCAGAAAACGACTTAGCAAATGCTCTTCAGAGAACTGGCGCTGCCGCTGCTGAATCTGGCGTTGAGTTCAACCAACTTATTTCAATAATTACCGCACTTCAGGAAAGAACTGCGCGTGGTGGTGCGGTTATTGGTAACGGTCTTAAATCTATTTTTACTAGAACTAAGTCTTCGGAGACCTTGGATCTTTTAGAGGGTCTAGGAGTTGCGGTGAGAAACTTGGAGGGTGATACCCTTCCCGTTCTGGATATCTTAACAGACTTATCTAAAAAGTTCCAAACTTTAAGCTCTTCACAAAAATCTTCGGTCACCGAAGCTACTGCTGGTATTTATCAAGTTAACACTCTTCAAGCTCTTTTAGCGGATTTAAGTTCTGAGTATTCTGTTTACGCTGGGGCTTTAAATATTGCTAATAATTCTACTAACCAAGCTGCTACAAGAACTGCTATTCTTAACGAAACGCTTGACGCACTTTTCATTAGAACCCAGAATAATCTCCAACAATTTAATTCGGGGATGGGGTCTTTAACTATTGAGCCTTTAGTTAGAAATATTTTAGGAGGATTAAATACAGTTTTTGCAGAATTTGAAAAGTTTAAAGATGGCGGTATTGGGGAAATCCTCCTGAAGGGTATCGGAGAGTTTATTTCTGGACCAGCCCTTGTTCTTTTAGGTGGGGCCTTGTTCAAAATAGGCAAGTCTTTCTCGGTAGGTTTTAGCGGAGCGCTTAAAGATCTTGCTGCTATTGGAGGATTCACTAATAAATATGCAATTACCCAAGCTCAAATTGAAGCTGTTTTAAACAGTCAGAACGAATCTCATATAGCGATTATTTCTGCCGCTAAAACTGAAGAGCAACAAGCTCAAGCTATTTTGAGGGTCATGAAAATGATTACTCAGGAAACGCGAGCACAGGCGGCTTACTTCGCGGCTACGACGACTAACGTCAACAGAGCTGCGACGGGAAGACCTATTCCCACTAGGCCCGTGAGAAGAGCCGCAGGAGGATTTTTACCACAAGCTTTTGATCAGGAGTCCCAGATGATCAAAAAGGGTGTTGGGGGAGCTTCTAGTTCCGCTAAGCCAGTGGTCGTGAAAGGTTTTAACACTGGTGCGGGGAAAGAAACTATTGTAGCGAATACCGATGAATACATAATTAAAAATTATAACGGATCTGGTGCTGACGCAGTCTTTAATAAAGACATGTTAAGAAGCGTTGGGGGGCTTAAAAATTTAAAATTCCTTGGTGATGTATCTAGAGTTTCTGCTGGTGGATTTACCCCTAATTTAGCTGGTGGAAACGTTCCATTAAGAGGCCCTAAAGGTATTATTAAAGTAGAAAAGGAAACTATTGGGCTTGCTAAAAATTTAAAAGAATACTCTGAAGCTAATAAATTAATGGCGAAAGAGTTAAAGCGAAACCAAAAGATTTTGGCTTCTGCTAGAAAAAAAGCGTCTATTATTTCTAATCAATTAGAACAAGACTCTTTTATGGAGTTAAGTAATCTTACTAAAACAGATGCTCTTAAGCCAGCCAAAAAAGAAAAACTCTTAGCGCAGAAAGAAACTTTTGACGCTACCGTTAAAACCCTTGCTAGAAAAGAAAAAGCTAACGCAAAAACTTTAGAAAGAATTTCAAAAGAGTCTAAAATTGTTTCTACTGAACTTGGCAGACGAACCAGAGAAGAGAAAAAACCCATATTAGCCGCTAAGAAAGCTTTCGAAGCTGCTAGATCTAAAAGGTCTGGAGGGGTATTACCGTTAACCTCTAAGGGCACACCTGAATACGAAGCTAGGTTGAAAGCCGTTACGGCTAAAAGGTCTTCTAGACTAGAAGAAGCTGCTCTTCTTAAGAAGTTTACCCAAGAGGAAACGGACAAGAAGAGAAACGAATCTTTAAGAGCTAAGGCTAAAATTGCCGCTGGAACCGCCGCGCCTACAAATACGGGACTTCTTACTTATGACGAGACTAGAAAGAAGGCTGAATTAAAACTTCAAAACGAAGCTATTAAAAAACAAGTCGAGCAAGATCTTATTAACGAAGGTCGTATGCAAGGGCCTGTTCCTCCGAAACCCCCCGATGACCCAGAGGATGTTTTGAGAAAGAAGAGAGCTAAAAAAGCACAACTTGATGCTATTAATGCTAAGCTCGATGCCGAGGAGTTAGAAAAAGCTCGTAAGGATTTTAAAACTAATCAGGATTTACAAAGACAAGCTGCAAGGCAGACTCGTAACATAGATCCTAATAGACCAGTTTTTGGCACTCAGGGTTATAACGACACGCTTTCTTCCAGAATTGCAGAAAGAAATCGTAGAAATGACCTTAGATCGGAAAAAATAAAGGCCCAAGAACTAAAAGCTCAAAGATCTGCAAAATACGGAGCCGCTTTACAAAGGGGTCAAATGGGAGCTTTCGGAGCGTCCTTCTTAATCCCCTTAGCTGGAGAGGCTTTAAAAAAAGAGGCGGACGAAGGTGGGCAACAAAAAATAGAAACTTGGACAAACTCCCTGTCTACCGCTACTGCAATTTTTGCTACATTCCCTAACCAAATCGGCTTAATCGCTGCTGCTGCTGCCGGTCTGGGAATTGCCCTAAAAGGAGTGGTTGACTATAACTCTACTGTAGGTAAGTCGGCAGAAACTTTAAAAAGAGAAGCTCAAGAGGAAGCAAATTCAACTAACGAAGTGGTTAATTCTGTTCGTGGATATATCACTTCTTTAAATCAACTTAACGATGCTATTAAATCTGGGGCCAGCTCCTCTTCTATACAAGAGTTAACCTCTAAATCCCTAGAATCTTTATTTGAAATAAAAGACGATGGTCTTCGCAATAAAGTAATTGGAATTAGTGAAAGACAGTTTACAAAAGAGGAGACTGACAAAGGAATAGATCAATTTAGCGAGTTCCAAAAGGCTCTCGAAGAAATTTCCGATCCTTCTAGAAAAACAGTTTCTCAAAAGGAGTTCGGAGCCTTGCTCAGAACTTTGGACGACCAAAGGATAGACGGAGTTACAAAAATCTCTAGATTATTTAGTGGCAAGGACGAAAATTTAAAAGGTATCGGCTACGACTCCGCATCTTCTGAAATCATTTCCGAACTAATCAGGGGGGTTGGTCCAAGTAACGCAATATCTGCTGAACCTGTCGTAGACAAATTCTTACAAGAAGGGGGTTCTTTTGAAGATCTATTGAAAGGCCTTGGTCTGGATAATGCCGCGACTACTGTTGCAGAATGGTCTGAAAAGTTAGGTCAAAGCAAAGGTATTCTTGCTGAAACTTTAGCTCTCGATCTTAAAACTTTAGCGATAAACCAAAGAAGGGTAGAAGCTGAAAACGATGTTGCTAAAGCTGTAGTTGTAGCTAAAGAAAAACTGCAAGACTTTTCTAAAGGAGTTAGCCTTTCTGCAAAAATTTTAAATAATAATGCTGACCGAGAATTTTCTTTAAAATCTTTCAGAGCTACCAATAATTTCGAATCTGGAGCAAACTCTGTTGCTGATAGTTTTGTTGAGGCTGCTGTTGCTAAAGCGGAAGCTATCAACGAAGCTAGGTCTAAAACATTTAATTTAAAAGAAAGCCTAGTAAGTCAGGCTGGTCAGTCAGGAAGCGAAGCTAGAATTTCTCAAAAGGAATTGCAAGAAAGAGTTAAGGGAATTAACGATCTTTTTTCCGATTTTAAAAATGGGGATATAGGCTTAAAGGGTTTAATGACCGTTGTTGAAGATGCCTCTAACGAAGAACAAATTGGCACAGCAGAAGTTATAGAACAAGTTTCTTCGACGGGTTTAGATTTAGAAGACAGTCTTACTAAAGTAAGGGAGAAGCTATTTGCGAGCCTTGAAAGAATAAGAAAATCCAATACTGCCAACTTATTTGGTGGGCTGGGCGCGGTATCGAAGGGTAACCCTTTTGAGGCTGGTAATAAGCTTTTCGAAGCCAGATTAAGTGCTAACGAATTTATATCAGGTGACAAACCTAAAGACAAAGAGGCTACCCAATCTTTTAACGAAAAGGGCTTTGAGATATCTAAAAAACTTATCTCGGCGAGGCTTAATGATTTGCTCGAAAGGATTTCTAATGGACTTGTTAGAGAAGATGTAGACTCTGCGGGGACTACCATTTTGTCAAAATTAGAAGAGGGTCTTGCAAAAGGCGGAGATAAAGAAGCTCTGGGTAAAGACGCAAAAGATCAAATATCTAAACTTTTCCCTGAAGGAAAAACTGCTGCTAAAGATTTAGCTAATTTAGTTTCAACACAAGCTAGGTCCTCTTTCCAAAATGATTTTTCAAAATTCAAAAGCGGAACCCCAAGCGATGTTTCTAAGAGGGAAGATTTCAAAAAAATCACACAGGAAATCGAAAATGCTTTAAAATCTGGAGTCCCTCTCGAAAGTATAAGTCTAGATCCTCTAGGAGACATAATTTCCAAATCAAAAGATAAACAATCTGTATTAGATTTCAATCTTTTAAAAGGATCAAAGTCTGAAGCTGAGAAAAATATCTCTAGAGTAAGGGCTGATAATGATGAAAGCGGAATTTCTGATTTCGGAGAAGCTGTTATCGATAAAGAATCTGGAAAGAACGCTTTAAGCGAAGCTGCTGACGCAATGATTGCTCTAGCTGGGCAAAAAGATGTTCAAGATCAAATAAGACAAAACACAGAAGATGCCGCAGATTTCTTACAAGCAATCGATGACAAATTCGGAGCCCTGCAAAATGAGTTTATTGAGTCTGAAAATTCGGTCAGCGGAAGAAGAAAAGCTCTTGAAGAAGTCAAGATAAAAAATGTTCAAGAAAAAGTGTCGAATTCTATTATAAGTCAAAGAAACTTAACTTCCAGAATCGAAGCTGCGAAAGCAGAACGTGACGAAACTACATCTATAGCAACTGGTTACGGTGTTAATACGAAGATTGAAAAGGCTCCTAAAGCCTCTCCAGAAAGAATTAAAGAATTAGAGAAAGAAATTGAATCACTTGAAAAAGTTTTAGAAAGGGAAATAGAAAAAACAAGAACATTACGGACCCAACTACAAGTCCCCGCCACGCCGTCTCTTGCATCTGGATTTCTTCCAATGGATTTGGAAAGCTCTTTAATCTCTAAAGGAGTTGGTGGGGCTAGGTCTTCCGCCAAACCAGTTTTACTGAATGGAGTTAACACCGGAAGCGGAAAAGAAAGCATCGTTGCTAACACTGACGAATATCTGGTTAGGAATTTTAGAGGGTCGAAAAAAGACGCCATCTTTAATAGAGAAATGGTTCGTAATATTGGCGGATTTAAAAACCTTCAAAATATGGGTAGCGTCTCGAAAGTTTCGGCTGGAGGAATGTTGCCGAAAGTATTAGAAAAATCCTTTATAAATAGTGGTGTAGGAGGAGCTAGGCCCTCAGCTTCTCCGGTGTTGTTAAAAAATGGAGTCACTGCAAATACGGACGAATTCTTAGTTGAGAATTTCCAAGGATCTGGTCAGGATTCTATCTTTAACCGAGATATGTTGAAGAGAATCGGCGGTCTTCAAAATTTAAAAAGCTTAGGTAAAGTTTCAAAAGTTGCCGCTGGAGGGGTCGTTCCTGTCGGTGGTCATTCTGAAGAATCGAGATTGATAAATATCACTCAAAAATTTAGTAATGACAATTCTAATGAAAATAAAGAAATAATTAAAATCTTAAAAGAGATTTCTAATAAGCGTTTAACTGATTTAATAAAAGAAATACAAGCGTGCGAGTGTGGTAACAAAACTACTCCTGCCCCTACAATTCCCACTCCTACAATTCCTACTCCTGCCCCTACAATTCCCGCTCCTGCCCCTACAATTCCTGCTCCTACTCCTGCGGTTCCTGCTCCTACTCCTGCTCCTGCGGTTCCTGCTCCTGCTCCTACTCCTGCGGTTCCTGCTCCTGCGGTTCCTGCTCCTACAATTCCTACTCCTGCTGTTCCAAATCCTCTTGATCAATATAAGACCCCAGAGGATAAACGTAAGGAAGCTTATAATAAAATTATAGCTAACGCAAACGCCACCAAAGAAGAGCGAGAACGCAAGAGTAGAATTATTCAAGATACTGCCGACGAAGCTGCTCAAAAAAGAGCTGGAGGAACATCTGATACTCAATTGGGAAAAGCGGCGGCCCAACAAGTTATGAAAAGAAATGCTTTGCTTAACGATCCGGTTAAAAACCCTGTTGCTTTTGATACATTTTCTGGAGCTGGAGTTGTTAAAGAAAACTTTGGAATGGAGGGTGATAAAGTCGCCAATACTTTAAATAGAATTAATGATCTGGATGGGCAGTTGGGGGAAATTAACGCTCAAAAAAGTGCTCGCGAAAAAGCCTCGGTCGAAAAAAGTGACCCTAAAAGTGACCCTAATAGTGCTCCTGAAAAAATAGAGTATTCTGAAGAGCAACATAACGCCCTCATTGAATATGCGTGGAAATTGTCTACAAAAATAAAAAATCTAAAGCGGAACTTAGTGGCAGTTGATAGAACTTCTGTGATTCCTGAAAGACAAAATGAGATCAATGAGAAGATAGATGAATGGGCGCGTAATATGCCTGAAACGTATCCGGAGGAATCGGCACTTTATAGAAGTGAAGGTAAGCAGGATATAAATCCGTATATTAGTATTGACAGAAAGGTTTTAAGAAAGCCTCAAGCTCAAAATAGAATAAAAGAGCTAGAGGCTGATCTTAAATTAATTGACGAAAACCTTTCTAGAATGTCTGAAGGGCAGAGTTTAATTCCTATGCCTTCTAATAGTCCTGTTAAACCAGCTCTACCTAGAGAGGTAATGGATTCTATTTACCTAAAACAAAATCGTATCGAAAACAAGGACGGGACACCTGCTGAATTAAACAGACTAAAAGAAGAAATAGAAAAACTAAAACAAGGGTCTTCCTCAGGTTCTTCTCAAACTTCTTTAAGACTTGATGGCGGAAGACCTTTAGAGGTTAATGTTTCCTTCAATGGTGGTCAAAATCAAGAGGTTGAAAAACTTGTTAATGTTGAGTTTGCTAAATTTCAAGAACAACTTCAAAGAGGTCTCGACAACTTCGCCAGAAACAACAAACTTGCTCCTTCGGTTGTTAATACGGCATGATCTCCATAGAATGTGCAGAACTTCTATCCTTTGACCAAAACTTAGTAAGTCTTGGTGACGTTCTGTCATATAGAAAAGAGAAAAATTACTCAGTTAAAGGGCGACTTACTGATTATCAAAATTTCTCTGGGGTTTCGGGAATCACTAACCAAATAAACTCTCAAGTTTCGTATTTAAAAGACTACGAGCCTATATTTCTTAATGGTCAACTTTTTGGGTCGGGCTATATAACTAATATAGATTACGATCAAGGCGTGGATGTAAGGGACAAGAAATACTCCATCTCTTTTATAGTATGTGAAAAGCTGGACTTGTTCAACGTATATGGTGAATATTATTCTGGTGTAAGCGGTATCCAAGCGGAAGATATTCATTTTCTTCAAAACTTTTCCGAATCTTGGGATTTTAACAAAGGTGCCGATCAAACTTTCGAATACTCTCGAAGCCTTAACTTGTCCTTGGAAAGCGGTGTTGAGACTAATCCTACCCAGACTGCAAAAAATATAGCGGACATTATTTTCGGTAACGGAATGAACATCTCTGATCTGGAGGTTTTCTACCCTTCCTATTACAGCTCTGGAAACAGAATTTACTCAGAGTCTTATGATACGATAAATTTCGCATATACCTTTTCTGAAAAGTTCGCCTTTCAATCTGGAGATCCTTTCATCTGGAAATATGCACACTCACTTACTAAAGAGAATAACTCAACCGTAGTTACTGAAAAAGGTAGTATACTTGCGGCGACTCGCCCGAAAATAACATCCGCCTTGATCGGCTATGACGGCTCTATAGTAGGGACATTCTCAAGGTGCAGTGGGGTCTTATCTAACTATAATTTTGTCGATGATATCGGGTGCCCGCTAATAAATTCGCCAGTAAATCAAAGCGTTTCATTTAACGAGTTTGTTGGGATGATCGATTACGATGTTACTTACAGTAACGACAATTCAATTTCCACAGGTTGTATTACCAGAATTACTCACAACGTCTCTAATTCCTCAACTAGCGCGGCTGTTATTTCTGAAAAAGTTGAGATTAAAGGTCTTGGTAAAAGAACGTATCCTGATAACCAAAAGTATACTAACGCAAAGAACTGTTACCAGTCAATGCTCACTAACTCTGGTGCTAGAATAGCGAATATCGTTTCTGGTGCGGGACAATTATGTTGTTCGGGATTTGTTCCAATTAAATTCTCTATCAACGATTCTGAATCAGAAGGCCAAATTTCTTACTCTCGCGACTATTCTTGCGATAATGCTTACAAAGTGCCCGACCCTTTTACCGAGGTGAGACACTCTATATCTGTTAACGAGGGGGTTGCCCTTCATCAGACGTTTAAAATTCTTGGGTTTGGAGAAGAGATCGTGGGGGGTTGTAGAAGTGGGAATTCGTCTCTATCAGAGATTTCCACAAGTGTAAATATACTTTCCACGGGGACTCCATCGCTTAATGATTTTTTAGATCTTGGGTATGACTATCTCGAAAAACCTGAATCTGGTCGTTGTGGATTTATAAATGATGCGTCTTATAGTTTCTCATCTGTCGATAAAAGGTTTAATTTAAAAGTGTCTTATAATTACGTTAAACATAAAGAGTTATTTGATAAAACCATCGGATGAGAACTGAAATTTATTACGGAGATATTCCGATTTTTTCTGGATTATGTCCCACTCCTCTTCTTTCCAGAAAGGAGAGTTTCGTCAGGTATGGAAAGAGATGGGCTACCGCTGAAAGTATCTCTTTAGAAGGTATCTTAACTGGCTGTCCAAATTTTGGAGAAATGCTTAATAGACAAGCCCTGTTGCTATCTGGTTTTTCAAAAAATTTCCAAGAACTACGAATTGAGGAAGAGGGGCAGACTATTTATTCTCAACCAGTCACCTTTATAAAAGGTATCTCTTTTCAAGAGTCTAACTACTCCTACCTCCTTCCGTTCTCTATAGAGTTGGAAGCTTATCCTAGTGGATTCTTCAGTGGTTTCTACGGAGTCTTAGATCCTCAGAATGTTTTTTCCTTTAGTCAACAAGGTGATGACATAGTGTCTATTTCGCATGACGTCTCTGCAAAAGGTTTCAACACTTCCGCGAGCCAAACGGATGCGCTTCAGAATGCTATCAATTTTTGTCAGGCCCATTCTGGGCTTCAGGGTTTAGTTGCTCCGAATTTTATCTCTTCTGGGGGAGTCTCCAATTCTGTTTTAAAAACGGTTTCTCAAACGGTAGACAGGCTTAATGCTTCGTGTTCTATATCTGAAACTTGGGATTACGATCCGGTTCTTAGCGGAGAGGGCCTTCTCAGATACTCTTCTAGTTTTGACTCTGGTTCAGAAGAAGGTGTCGTTAAAGCAAGTTTGGCAGGTTCTTTAATTGGGGGTCATAATGTTGAACTCGGGGCTCTGAGGTCTAGAATGTCTACTTTAGATTTTTATGAAATTACCTCTGGTCACTACTCTCAACTTTTCGACGGAGAACTTAACACAAAAGAACTTTCTGTAAATATTGAAGAGGACCCTCTGGAGAATTCTATAAATTTTACTTATTCTTTTGATGACGACCCTAGACCAAATCCCTTTTTCAAAGATTCTTTTTCGATGAATCTTGACGAACTAAATGCCTCTAAAACCGCGAGTATAGAAGTCGATTTTGGATGGAGAGGAAATTGCAAGTGTAATAACGAGGCTGGCTGGGAAGCTCTTCAAGCTGCCGCAAATTCTTTTAACTATTACCAACTTGCTGCTGAAAGGAACGAATATTACAATTCTGGAACGTTTCTAAAAATCTCTCCTATCTCTAGCGGCGTTTCTCAAAACAAGGATTCTTGCCAACTTACCGTATCTGTGGAATTTGAGAATTTAGACTTATCTTTAATTCCTCCTCATCCTTTACAGTCTTTTGGGTATTCTATAGACGTAAAACCGGCGATCCCTCAATATTCAGCAAGGCCGACTATCTGCAAGGGTCATTATTCTATTTATGATTTAAATTATCTAAATAGGGCGACATTTACCATTAACGGAAACTCTTTGGTCAAAAAATGTGAATCTCTAGCTTCCGGAGAGGTGGTAACAAAATGTATGGTTGAGCAAGTGGCTTCTAGGTTTGTATCTGGACAGGACATTGTTTTAACCAGCCAGTCTTTTGAAAAGAATATAGGAGATGAGGGTAGGGGCTTTTCGTTCTCATACTCTTGGACTTCTAAAATAAATTCAGTTTTTCCTAGCGGGGTGCTTTACGTCTAATCAGAGTTCGTTTGACTGGCTTTTCCGTGTATCTTATTTTAAGGTTTAAGGAAATGGCAAGGGATGGATTCGGCTTCTTTTATGAAAGGTTGGGGCTAAGTATTGGAGACTTAGCCTTTCATTATAATTTTGCCGAAACGGGGCATTTTGTTCCGGTTTACTCTGGAAATTCTTCACTATCAGGGGGAATTAATAATCTACCCGACTTTTGGGACTATAGTGGTTCTGGGTATTTTCAAGATGGCGGTATTTCCGTGTCTGGTTATAACTCTCTAAGGGATAACAACTGGTCGATGTTTCTTTTGTCCCAGAAACTTTCTAATAGCCCCCAAACTCTCTTTTCGACAATGGACTCTTCAAAGAGTTCCGGTATCGTAGTCTCTATTAACTCTATAAATGATGTTTTAATTACTACTAAAGATTCTAATGGGTATCTTTATTCCGAGGCTTTCGATCTCCCACTTTCTGATAAAAATTTATTAGGATTTACAAAAGCAGGTAATGTAATTACTTGTCATTCTTACGATCCGTCATCCCTATCTCTCAAAAGTTCTAGTAAGTCCTTCCCTTTTTCATGTAATTTAAACAATTTCGAAAATTTAAACATAGGAAATTCTCTGGTGTCGGGGCTAGAACCCTTTAGTGGATATATTGATGAGGCTGTTTTATTAAGAACAGCTCTTAACGCTAGGCAGCTAGAAGTTTTATCGAGCGGTTTTTTTAGAGATCCTTACTCGATCACCCTCGTTGAAAACTCTGGGTTTGCTTTTGGTTCTGCTCATTGCAATGAAAGTGGCTACGTTTCGGGTTGGAGTCCTTCATCATCTTATACCTTAGTCGAAACTCCCTCTGTTATCGATTTTGGCTTTATGAAGGGTTTCATGAAATCTGGAATTAAATATGATTCGTGTTCCGGTGTAGAGTCTTTGTATTGCGTAGGTTTTAAAGCTAACCCAATTATAAAGCCAAATTCAAATATATTTTTTGACGCTGTAAATGGTTACTTTAGAAGTCAGGAAACTTTAAATTTTAGTGACACTCTTTTCTTTTATGATGGTTTTCTTCAAAATAAAGTAAGTGACTACCTTTATTCTTCTAACCTGTTTATAAAAAGTGGTTCAAACTTATCTGCTGTAGGAGTTTTAGATTCCTTGTCTCATTCGTATAGTATTCAAGAAATTGCGTCTGGGGATCTCGTATCGGGTTCTATTCCGATTCCTAGCAATGGCAACTCTATTTTATTTTTAAATGGATCGATATTAATTAGTGGTATAGATTATTCTGTGAAATTAGGAGATTTTGTAATGCAAACTGATAATTTCTCTAATTCTTCTGGTAAACTTGTAGAGATACATTTTGATGATGAAATTGAAGTTTTCCACACCTCTCAAAAATTTTTACAAACTGGTTTTTATGATGATTACTTAATGTGTTTCGTGAACAGATTGAGAACTCCTCTTTCCAAATTCTCTAAACTTAGTTCTATTCAAGAGGGTTTTGGGCAAAATTCTTTGGGTTGTTTTTCTGGAGATTTAATCTATGGAAACGAAGGTGACTATTTTAACGTTTCTGGTTTCGTGCCCCCTCTAACCTAATTGCTATTAATAGAAATCTATTATTATCTATCCACAGTGTCGAATTATTGTTTATGTATTTTTAAATGAGTGAAAGTTGTTCTATTCAAAATATTGGCCAAATCAAAATCAATGGCTTGTCCGATAAAATAAAGGTCGTAGGTGTAGACTACCAAGTTGGAAATCTTAAACAATCTTCTAGAATGTCTGTGTCATTAATCGACAAAGATTCGGTTCTTGAAATGATCCCCTTGTCAGTTCAATCTCCGATGGAAATCTCTGTAGGTTCTATGAATTTTGTGGGGTTCCCCATCTCTGAAGAGAGAAACTGCTCTCCTTCTGGGGATAATGTTATTAAAATAAATTTGGTTGATGGAAGCTTTATCTTGGATAAGATTCTCGTTGGATTATGGGGTAAACACCACCAGTCTACTGTTAAAAAAATTAAAATTGGGGACAAAGACTTTAAAAGTTGGAGGCGAGGAAATTTCTACGGCTCCGACCCTTTTGTTATTGTTGGGGATTTTATAGACCCTTGTGGTGATGACGAATTAGATTTTAAGGTCGATCCTTGCGACCCTTGTAAAGACTCTCCTATAGAACTGGTTAAAGAGTATGAGAAAAAAATGCGTAGAATCGATTGCGAAAAACTCCGAGAAACTCGAATCTTGGAGGTCGAGTATTCTTTTTTAGATCTTGTTACTGCTATTAATAATGGGTGGCCCCCAATTAGAATTCAGCAATTCTCATCTTTGCAAGGGGTTGAGAACTATAAAACTAACTATACGGGAACTTTAAGAGAGGTGCTAAACAACTGGTGTAGAGATTTTGGCTGGTCTTATTATTGGGAAGCTGGGGTTATTAAAATCTTATCACTTGAAGCAGGTATTTCTATTAACACTAAAGGTTTAGAGAATGATTGCAACATTACTAATATTTCCCGCTCTAGGAGTTTAGAGGGGACTTATTCTAATAACGTTCTTGGTTATTTCGGCAGAGAGGGTCAAGAAAGAGACTACCAATGTCAGTATCAATTTGGAAAAAGAATTGTTTGTAGGGCTTTAAATTTAAAGGATTTAATATCTCCAACAGAACCTATGTCACAGGTGACGAACGCTTACATAGGAACTAACGGATCTTGGGGATTGCCTGAGTATGATTTGATGGAGCTATTGTGTATGGCTGGAATGTATTCCCCTAGACTAAGAGAGGCTGTAGCATTTTTAAATGTATATGGAATCGTTGGAGACGAGTCTGCTAATGAAAGAGTGGAAACTAGTAAAAACGTAGAAGGGATCAATGGAGTGTCTATTGGCTACACTTCATATTTCGATATGGATTACGCAGATGATCTAGTTTTAGGAAAATGTTCTTTACCTTTGTTAGACTTAACTGTAAAAAAAGTATTTTCTAAAGAGATTAATCCTGAAGGTTTTAAAAAGTTGGCGACAGCCTTGGGCGGTGATGTGCAGGCCCTTTATGAAAATCTAGAAGAAGAGGGTGCGGAAGATTTCTTTTTATTTATAGGTAACCGAAATGATGAGAAGTTCTCTACCCGATATGAATGGGAAGCTGCTATCGGTTCGGAATTCTTGGGTAAATTTTTCATTAGAAAGTATGACTCTATTCAAGGGAATGCTCCTTCCGTCACCCCTGCTGGGGGAGACTCTGCTAATTATTACGAACAAGCGGAAATTGGTTTAGATTTTACAAAATTCTTTACTACGTCTAATCCTGAAAGTTACGTATCCGAATTGACTAACGAGGAAGGAGAGAATAAAGATTCTTTAATTTTAGTAGAAAGATCTCCAATTTGGATTCCGCCAGTTCAAGAAGGTGATGATTTAGAGAAGCTGATCGAGATCTGTGATAACTTAGTCCCCATTGAAGTTACAAGTATTGTATCGGTATCGCTAGGAGAGGGTGAGAGTTTGGGTTCCCAAGACTTTAAAAATGATCACCCCCAACTGGAGGGTAAATATAGCGAAAGAGCTAAATTAAATGGAGGTTGGACCGATAAGGATAAAATTTTTTTAGTAAAGAAATACAAAGATAGTAAAAATTCTGGGGCTCTCACTATAAGTAATCTTCAAACTTACGATTGGCACCCAAAAGACAAAACCAAACAAGTTGAAATTGAAGGTTATCAAACACCAGTTAAAATAGGATTGCGTTCTACTCAAGCTAAAAAAATCCAAATTGAAAATATTGTATTTTGGATGCCTCCACAATCAACAGTTAGAGAGCAAGAGGGTTCTGGAACTTCGGAACATATACCTTACGCAGGAGGGTATTACGTATTTATAAATAACAACGCTTCGGTAACAACTCACATGATTTTGCCAAAAATTGAAGTCCTTCAAACTTACACCCACTTATCGGCGGGTAATACGTTACAATCAAACATGGTTCCTGTATCAATATCTGAGTCTGATATTGAGGAATATTATTACGATGAGGTTGAATTAGGATGTATTCCAGAGTTAGGCAAAATTAAAGAGTCTATCGAAGATTATATAAGTCCATTAAAAGTTAATCAAACTCAAGAAACAATCGAATTACAAATTGAAATGAACGGGATTCCTACTTCGGACTTCGATATTGAGGATGGTTTTAGGAGTATTAGTGTAAGACTATATGGGGACTCCCCCGTTTCCACTATCTCCTTTAAAAACTCAATTCCGATACCTCCTGACCCAAGAATCCGTTTAGAGATGAGAAACAATGGGCCGATTTTTGGTAACGAGCAATTGCAAAGAAGGTGGGGTCAACCTGACAAAGACTACCCTAGCGAAGGGGGCTATCCAACTATATGATAATTTCAGGAAATAATAACCGTAGCATATCCACTCAATCGGGTGGAGTTATGGATATTCGTGTTAATTTTCAAAATAATATTGGGGATTTCGACATAGGGTTGAGTGGGGATTCTTTTTTTGGTGTTTCGTGCAGAGAAGGTCTACTTTCTATCTGTGATGAACAATTCGGATCGATCAACAACGGTTCTAAGAATTTAAAAGTATTTTATTCAAACAACCTTTATAATCTTTATGACGGCTCTAATCTATTGATAAACGGCGGGACTAAGCCTACGGGGGTTTTTGAGAACCTTTCTATATCTACAAATTCTGTTATAGATTGTGATGTAATTGTTAGTGGTAAAGAGCCGGTTTTAGATTTTGCTATATTAAATAGTTCTAATTCTGGCAACACGATTGTTTCGGGATTGCTTACTAATGGATTTCCCGATAGGAGATTCCTGATTTTTGACGCATCTATAGACGTTAACTCTTCCTCTAAGTTTGCCGTAACTGGGTGGGACTCTGGGATCTGTGATAACGGATGTTTAGTTAGGTTGGTTAGTTTGGAAAATACCCCAACTCCGACATCAGGTGTGAAGATTGACTTTATCTCTAATTTCGGTCCATTTTCGGTCAATGCAAATATCCCATCATCATTTGTCGATGGGTCTGAATTCTTCTCTGTATCTCCTAACCAAGATACTTTTTTTAAATCTGCGGGTAGTAAGCTTTTCAACGTAACTTCGTTTTTTCAAGGCCCTGATAGGAATTTGCAAGTTGAATTAAGTTTCGTTTCTGGAGGACTATCTTCTCAAATAAGATCCTTAGAGACTGGTATAGTTTCCGGTAATATATCAGGCATGTTAAAGGGTTGTGGGACTATGAGTAAACCCGTTGTAAACTACTTGACAGACGTAACTGGCCTATCTGGTTATGTTTTCTCGGGAAGCGCTACTGGGGCAGTTAGTAAAACTTATTGTCACACGGGGCTGTCCGTTTGGACGGGTAACGTCTTAAGAACAGGATTAGTTTATTCTGGTCCGTCCTCTGGTCAAATTTATAATGATTATGTAAATGTCAATTTAACCGGCACGGTTTTAGAAGGTAGTGGATACTACGTTTTCCAAAATACTTACACGGGGGTTGTTACTTCGGGGGGAGTTAATATTGACGTTACTGGGAATCTTTTACAAACGGGTTATTTATATAGTTCCGAAGGGAGGATCGCTGGAATCGGAAGCCAATTAATCTCAGAGGAAATAACTACCACTATATGCGGGGAATATAGCGGGGCAACTTCTATTTTAGAAAATAAGAATTATTTTTACAAGGAAGATGGATGGAGTGGTTTTATACCTACTTTTTTTACTGCTTATTATGTTCCAACTGGTTATTATTCAGAGCCAATAAATATTACAGGTTCTGGTTTAATACCAAATTCTGACAATTATTTTTCAGGAGTTATTCGGGGGACTGCGACAGGATCGATAAACACTTCTTCTGGGTGTGATTTTTTAATAGGGTCTTTAACAGGTTTGCATAACTATGAATATATTGAATGTGTAAAACGGTCTGGAGTATATGTTGGAGATGTGGCCCCTACGGTAACAAGACTAACAGACTATTATGGTGTTCAATCAGGGAATTTATACGAATTTAAGTTCTCCCAATTCCAAGATTATTTAATAGGATCTGGTAAACCTTGTTCCGTCTGGCTGTCTGGATGGATTTATGAACTAGATCCATTTGGAGTGGCTTTAGATGTATCTTCTATAGCTATTACTGTAAGTGATCGGCAAAATGGAGCCATTTTGCAAACGGGTTATATTAACGAATTCGAAAGGGAAGAGACTGTGGAGTTAGATGAATATGCTTTTAGAAATTTTACAGTTTATAAAAAGAACTTTACAAATCTAACAGGGTTCGATTTCACAGGGGAGATTAACATTTCGGGAAGGATAATACTTCCAGAAACTTCTGATGATCCTGCTTACGATACGAACTTTATGAGATTGTTTCTCGTTCCTTATTCCTCAGGCATAACTTCAGGACAAGCTCCTATTACTGGGGATTACGGAATATCTAGATGCCTTACGGGAACGACTTGCGTTACTGGAACGGGACTTGTTGAAGGTGCTGTTTCTGGGGTCTTTACCTTGTTAGAAGGGACGGGCATCGGTTCTGGGAGAATGTTGGGTCCGGAGGTTCCAATCCCATTTGTGGATATGTGGAATCTTAAAACGGGAATTGGAAATACTTTTTATGACTACAAAGAAAGCGGCTGGTTCGAAGGAGGTGTTTCTGGCAAATTTTCAAATTCTGGGGGGATGATTACTAAACAAAATATATTTAACTCTCCTTTCATTGAAGTGTATTATGATAGGAGTTTAAATTTAGCCCCATCAATAGCAAGGTTAAGTGTATATGACGGCTACAACTTGGAGGAGATTTTTATATCTGGAAGATAATGGCAAAACCTTGGAGACCTAAAAAAGCATATTTCGAAGGGGGCTCTAATCAGTCTTGTCAAATCTGGAATTTAGAGACTAAGCGAGAGGACGATACGGTTTACTATCGTCTTTTGGATGGTATTATTAATAATATAACGGCTTCTAATATAAACGAATGGGTAGAAGTTCAATCTAACGGATTTTTAATATTATCCGTAAGTTGTTCGGGTGGATCTATATCTAGTTTTGAATTACAATTTTCCACCACCATGCCGGAACCTATTGATGATGCTGAAAATATACCACCAGCGGAATTTGATATATTTTTTGCCAGAATTTCAAATGGTCAGGCATTGGCTAGATTTAAAGAGCCCCTTTCTGTAATTCCTATAGTATCTAGGGTCGATGGCGTTATTCCCACTCAAGCGGGTCAAAGGAACTTTAAAAATTTTTATACTTGGAAAATAAATGCGTTATGAATCTAAATATACTACGGCGGAATCCTTCCCTGTTAGTTATGGTAAGTCGGAAAACTATCTTACAACTCGCTCTTATATAACTTCTTTTAGCAGGGTCGAGGTCGGCAAAACCGTGGATTCAAACGCTGTCGATAATGAGACTTTAACAACTTCTCATAATAACTCTAAAGAAGTTAAAAATACTCAATTTTTAAACGAAGAAGTTCGTAGAACCACTCAGGCCGAAGAGCAGGTAGATGGTGTAAATCAGACGCAACAAGGCGGGATCACTGTGGCTAGGACTTATGAGTATAAGAATAATTCTTCAGTTGTCCATACTGGGGAATGGGGTCAAACTAATATAGTCACCACCACCGTTAATGGGGAAACTCAAACTTCAAGAGTTGAGACGGGCGACGATTTTGACAACGGATATGAAATTAATAACGAAACCACAGTTATAGGGTCTGCGGTTACTAAATATTATAATGTTAGGAATGAAAGTGGAGCATCTTACAAGTCTACTGTAAGTAATGTCGTAAATGGAGAAGTTTCCAGCTCCAGTTTTTCAACAGTTTTTGAAAATACTTCGAACAATACTTTTAAGGTTGCTGTTCGAGAAAATTATAATAGCACTTATACAAAAGAATTTTCAATTAATAACCTACCCACTACTATTAATTATATCGCGACATACCCAGATAAAAATACATTTTCGATTTCAAATGGCTCTTACACAACAACTGGAACAACCACTGTTATAAATTTTGTTCCTTGCAAAACTAAAACTTTTATTCCATCTGTTTTTACGTATACTTATGAATTCTTTGGGGAAAGTTTCGGGACTCAAACTGAAGAATACGAACTTCCTAGTGGTGGTCGCCAAGTAGGCAGGTATACTATCAATACTTTTGTTGAAGATTATCATAATGAATTAGAAAGATTTCAAGTTTTTAATTACGCTGGCGCTTATAGCCGTATTTCTCCATTTTTTAAATTCTCTCAATGCCTTAAAACAACTGCTGGTCAATATAAGTGGACGGATAAAGGCACCTCTATAAACATGGGCAGTTTCTCGATTTCGGCGCAAGTGGGATCTGGGAACGATTCTGTGGTTAGTTTCGAAATAATTGCTCCAACCACTATTAATTACGAAGACACTATTAATCTTACTAGGTCGGACGATTCGACCTTTCGTATTCAAGAAATACGTTCGTTTTCTCTAATCGAACGAGGGTCTTCTGGGGGGGTTTTAAATAATGTTAATAAAGAGTATGGAGTTGGAACTAGGTCGGGAATAAGATCATCGTACAGTATTGTAAAAGAAGTTATTTTATTAAAAAGCGATCCTAAAAATTTCACAACAACCGAGATAGATGTTATTAAAAAGTTTGACACTACTTTTGCTAGTAATTATATTAATAATATCACAAGTTATTTTAATCCTGAAGATAGCTCTTCTGCTTTTTCCACCGATTATTCAACGGCTGGAGAGTGGGAGTCTAGAGATGGTGATAATTATATAGGAAAGTCTTATCAAATACTTGGGCAAGAGGGATACTCGTTTAGTGTATCGGAAGCAAAGACATTTCAGGAGTTCGGAACCAACTCACTTGGTCAATTATCAAATGTCTTTTTTGAAAACTACTTTGGTGGGTATTACGCAATCGTTCCTGAATTTAAAGCGGGTGTTATTGGGTTTAATTCTGAAAAATTATATGAGTACGTCGAAATATCTTACAATGAACAAGATGTTTTAACACCTAAAACTTCTTCTTATCTTTATAGAAATAAAAATCAAACTAAAGTCTTAGGCCTCGCATGTTTACCTTTTGTTGATTACGAAACCGCATCTATTACTAAAATTGGGTCTACAAATAATCCTATAAGTTTTGCATCGACTGGTTACGACTCTAATTACGAAACTGACGGGGAAACACCTATTGGTTCTTATACAAGTTCTTATTTTTTGGATGCTTTGTCTACAAAAACAATCTCTACAACCATTTTAATATCTTATTTACCTGAGTTCACTACCGAATCTTCAATAATCAATGATAAGAATTTAAAAATATATTACACCGTGTATAAGAAGGATGGAGAATCGAGAATCGAACAAAAAAATACTTTAAATGTATTATTACTTAATAGTTGTTCTAACTTAAGTAATTTTCGAAGAGACAATTCATTTTTAGGGGGTTATTTACCAGAGTCTTCTCAAAGCTGGACGTTATTTTACAAAGGTCATCTTTTTGCTACTAAATATGCCTCTGGAAGTTCTCAAACGTTGGAGTTTTTTAATACATCCCTGTCTTACTCCCAGAGTATCTTTGCTAACGGAGAGGCCTTAGTTTGTAATCAGCTTCCAGTTTATGAAGTCGGGAGAGGCCTCCACACTGCTCGATTTTGATTTTTCTTCTTGACTTTTCAAAATTAAGGTGTAAAATGATCATAATCCTCCCGCTCCGAGTCCAAGAGCTGGGTTAAAAAGACTTCGGACCATCTTGTCGCTAGGGAGACCATACCTGAAAAACAAGCCGGACCAGACGAAATCCTACAAGTTTATATTGGAGGGTCTAAGGATTGATGTTACAGGATTTCGTTTGTTTAACACCAATATTGCTGCAACAATAGTTGTAATCTACTGAAGACCTCAAAAGAAGTATTCGGGATTAGGCGTATTGGTTCAGGCGAAGCCTTGCCTTCGCTATGGACCAGTATTGCTTAATCTCTATTTCCTAAAAGAAATAGAGGTGGCTAAGAGAATTAAAGGGAATTAATAAGAATTAGAGAGCGGGAACCTATGATATCTAAGAGAATCCGTAAGATCAAACACTCAAGATTAAAGTCTTGTCTAAAAACTCTTTCCAAGATTGAACGAGGACAGATTCCTTTTTCTAAAAACATAATGTCCAAAATGTCCCCGTGGAATATGGATATGTGTGACTTTCTAGGGGTGGACTTTCCCCCAGATTATAATCAGATTGCGGCCAAGCCCGTTATAGAAATTGTGAAAAGTTATGGTTTCTCTAAAATTTTCCTTGACAATTTAGAGTAATGGGCTATAATTATTGATATTATGGATATTCAACTAATTATGTGCGATAATGATGGCGAGAGCCGATCTCTCAACTTCTTCAGAAATGAGTGTCTTGACCTTTTTATAAACGACCAGACCATGGGCATCGAGGTAGATCCCACGAAATTAGTAAGACCTAAGGATAAACTTCAGCATTTAGCTCTGAAGGAGCTAGAAAAAGAAGGTGTTCTCGTTGAGTATTCTGGACAAACGGGAACTCTCACTTACTTCTTAAGGGACGAAATTTGGAATTACAAAAAGACTTTCACGCTATCATTGGACAGCTTATCCAGTGCCGCTTATCTTTATAATACTGTGATGCCCTCCTTGATAAAAGATGTTGGTTTATTTAGACCATTAAATCCTTTAGATATCGATGCGCCCGTTTTAGAGGCTTTAATATCAGTTCTCAACCTAACGTTCTCTACAGACGTTCCCTTACACATCACTGAACCTTCTGATGAGGAAGGTGGCGACGATAACACTTTTTCACTCACATGAGAGTAATCGGAATAACAGGAGTGGCAAGGGTTGGAAAAGATACTCTTTGCGCAAATTTAATCAAAGCTTATAAAAATGAAGGTTTGGTAGCTAAAAGGTTTGCATTAGCTGATGAATTGAAAGACGCGATGCGTATCTTTCTGTTCGATAATTTCAATATTGATATTTTAAATTGCTCTCCCGAAGACAAGGAATTGATCCGGCCATTATTGGTTGAATTTGGCAGAGCTAAAAGAATTCAAAGTAACGGAACTTATTGGACTTCACTTCTTTACGAGAAAATGTTAAAGGCTCAGCAAGAGCAACCGTTTGACATAGCTATTGTTACAGATATTAGATATGCCGAATATGATTTTGATGAAGTAGATTGGCTTCATTCTCACGATGGAACGCTGATTCATTTATCTAGGTTCTTACTTGACGGATCTCTTTTACAGCCGCCTAACCAAGACGAGGAGAAGAACGATCCAATCCTTTTTGAAAAAGCGGATATCGTGCTAAGACTCGAAACCGACTTAGAAAAGCTCACCAACAGCGTTAAATCTTTAACCGACGCAATTGAAAAATTATGGAAATCTTGATACAATTCCTATTCGCATACTCGTTATTCTATCTTTATAATTATACAGATTTAGGGAAAATTGTTAGCGACCCCACAAAAGAAAGGTTCAATATTGCAAAATCTCAGCCATCAAAAATCTTTGAAAAAGTAGTATATAATTTACTATACCCATTATTCTGCGCATACTGCTTTGCCTTCTGGGTAAATCTTTTACTAAGTAAGTCCTTGACAATCGCTCTAGCAGGTGCTATATTTTCACTAGTTATAGAACTCACAATAAAAAAACTGAATTATGCTAAATAAAGTCATCATCATGGGGAATCTCACTAGAGATCCAGAACTAAGAACCATCGGTTCATCAGGCAACTCCGTAGTAGATCTCGGTATCGCTCTGAATCGACAGTTTACTTCTAACGGAGAGAAGAAAGAGGAAACAACTTTTGTAGATGTTACCTTCTGGGGTAAACAGGCCGAGATACTCGCGGAACATACTAAGAAAGGTCGCCAACTTCTTATCGAAGGCCGTCTGTCACTAGACACTTGGGAAGGTAACGAAGGAGAGAAGAGATCGAAACTTAAGGTTATCGGTGAGAACTTCACTTTCGTTGGTGGTAAAAAAGACGACGCAGAACAAGCTTCAGCATCATCAACACCTTCTAAACCCGCTGTTGTAGAGGTCGCTGACGACGACGACGTTCCTTTCTAAGATGACCTTTAATTTACCTCTCAATTCCCTAAGCTTTGGGAACGTCTCTTTCAATATTCTTCGGACACTATTTGAAAGAGGCGAAGAAGTCTCAGTCCTCCCAATTGGGGGCACTGATCTGTCAGCCTTCAACGTCTCTGAGGAGTTCATGGCTTGGCTGACAAGTTCTATTGAGAGGGGGATTACGGATCATTCCAGAAAAGATAAAGGCTTAAAACTCTGGCATATCCAAGGGCTATCAGAGTCTTTTCAAGAACAACCTTGTAGTTTAACGTTCCACGAAACGGATCGCCTAACAAGTGTAGAGACTAATATTTTGAAGCAGCAAAAAACTGTCTTCGTTACTTCAAATTACACAAAGAAAGTTTTTGAAAATCACGGACTTACGAATGTGGCATATTGTCCCTTAGGTTTTGATGGCTATCATTTTCATAAAACCGGCAAAAGGTATTTAGGAAAAAATGTCAAAACCTTCGGCTTATATGGCAAGCTGGAATCTAGAAAAAACACTATCAGGATTCTGTCCGCGTGGATCAAAAAATTTGGCAATAAAGATAACTTTGCGTTGAACTGCGCAATTTCAAATGCGTTCTTACCTGAACAGCAAATGAAGTCTCTAATTGCTTCTACGTTTCCTAACGGAGAGCAGCCCTTCAATGTAAACTTTGTTGACTTTAGAAAAACGCTTGAAGAGTATAATGATGTGCTTAATGCTGCGGACGTAGACTTGACGGGAATGTCTTCTTGCGAAGGTTTTAACTTACCTACGTTTCAATCGTTATGCCTCGGGAAGTGGTCGGTGTGTTTAAACGCACACGTTCATAAAGATTTTGCCAACGAGTCGAATGCCATCTTGGTTGAACCTAGTGGAACTAGACAGGCAGAAGACGGAGTCTTTTTTAGACAAGGTTATTTCGTTAATCAAGGTGAGTGGGCAGATTTTTCAGATGAAGATCTTGACATAGCTCTTGATAAAGCGGCAGAACTGGCGAAAACACCGAACCCTAAGGGTGAAGCTCTAGCCAAAGAATTTACTTGGGACAGAACCGTAGACACAATTTTAGAACACCTATAATGCCTGCGTATCTATACAAGCACCCAGACACGGAAGAGATTAAAGAAATCTTCCAAAAGATGAAGGATCAACATTCGTATGAAGAAGACGGAGTTTCTTGGATTCGCGTATGGACAGTGCCACAAGCTTCTATAGATTCTAACGTTGACGTTTTCTCAGAGAGAGATTTCTTGAAGAAGACTTCTAACGGGGGGACCATCGGTGACCTCTGGGATAGATCAAAAGAGTGGTCCGAAAAAAGGGCAGATAAAATTGGAGACAAAGATCCCGTCTTGAAAAAAGAATTTAAAAACTACTCTGAAAAGAGAAAAGGTAAAAAACACGAATTAGATAAATGAGCCCAGAAAATTTTTGCTACTGGCTTTCTGGTTATTTTGAAATCGCCGAATCCGGAGAACAACTAGAAAGTCTCGATGAAGATCAGATTCAAGTTATCCAAGAACACTTGGCTTTAGTCCTACATAAGGTAACTGGTGAGACAAGGTCGGTAGGTAGTAATCAAATCAAACTCGACCCAATTAACTTTACTGAATTGGGTAAATTTTGCTAACCGCAATACACAACTTATCTCGTATTTTCGAGAAAAATCGGGGCATTCAAATTAAATGTTTGATGCCCTTTTTTGAAGTGTAATTTATATTCCTATGCAACGAAGTCTTTTTGAACCCCGCGAACATTTTAAACCATTTTGCTACCCTGAACTAGAACAATTTTGTGACGCCATCGGAGAGTCTTACTGGACCCATAAGGAGTGGTCTTTCACCCAAGATGTTCAGGAATTCCATCACGAACTTTCCGACTACGAAAGAAAAATTGTTACAAAATGCCTCTTACTTATTTCACAAATTGAAGTATCTGTAAAGGCGTTTTTTCTAAAAATCGGAGACCACCTTCCCAAGCCTGAGGTGTTTATGGTGGGCGCAACATTCGCGGAATCAGAGGTTAGACACAGTAGAGCTTACTCCCACCTTTTGGAAATCTTGGGTCTGAACGAAGAGTTCGCTAAGATGTATGATGAGCCAGTTATTATAGACAGGCACAATTATTTGAAGAAGTATAAAGATTTTTCGAATGCTCGTCTTGAGGAGAAGTTTTTGAAATCAATTATTTTGTTTTCACTTTTTATCGAAAACGTTTCTTTATTTAGTCAGTTTTTTATTCTTATGTCTTTCAATAAACATAGAAAGAAATTAAAAGATATCAACAATGCTGTAGCGGCCACTTCCAAAGAAGAAAGTATTCACGCGGCCTTCGGAACATTCGTGATCAATGATATTCGTAAAAGTAACCCAGAGTTTTTTACACCAGAGTTAGAGACAATGGTTATTAATTACAGCACCAGAGCTTACGCGGCTGAAGAAAAAGTAATTGATTGGATTTTTGATGAAGGAGATTTAGATTTCATCAGCGTCGAACAAATTAAACAGTTCACCAAAGAAAGACTTAACCAATCTCTTTCTGGCATTTTGTATCAACCACAATTTGAAGTTGATCCGGCGATCCTAAAGAAAACCAAATGGTTTAACGAAGGTCTTATTAGTGACGCGCATTTTGATTTCTTTGATCAAAGACCTGTTAGTTACTCAAGAAAAAACAAATCAATTACCGCAGACGACTTATTTTAATGAAATATAAATGGCTTACTAAACCGTCCAAGATTTTCTTAAAAAACGGATACTTGACAGAGGGGGAAACCCCTGAATCGAGAATCGAGGATATCGCTCACGCGGCTCAAAAAATTCTAAACAGAAAAGATTTTGCCGAGAGATTTTTGGAGTGTATGGAGAAGGGTTGGTTTCTTCTCTCAACTCCGGTTTGGGCAAACTTCGGGAGAGATCGCGGCTTGCCGATTTCTTGTTTCAATAGCTATATCGAGGACAGGATGGACTCCATTCTTTACAATGTGGCAGAGGTTGGAATGATGACCAAAATGGGAGGGGGTTGTTCGGGATTCTTCGGCAATCTCAGACCTAGAGGCTCGGCAATTTCCGCAGGAGGTAAGTCAGAGGGGGTTGTGAACTTTATGAGGCTCTTTGACACAACGATGCTTACGTGCAAGCAAGCGGCTGTTAGAAGGGGTGTTATGGGATGTTACCTGCCCATCGGCCATGGAGACTTAGACGAGTTCCTTAAAGTCAAGCAAGAGGGTAGTCCAATTCAAGAGCTTTTCACAGGAGTCTGTGTGGAAGATCAGTGGATGAGGGAAATGATCGATGGGGACAGGCCTAAAAGAGAAATCTGGGCAAAAGTCTTAAAGAGTAGATCTGAAGTAGGAATTCCTTATATCTTTTTCAGCGACAATGTAAATAACGGAGCCCCGAAAGTTTACAAAGATAAAGGTCGAAAAATTCATGGCTCAAATGTCTGCTCAGAAATAATGCTTTCTTCTAACGAAGAAGAGTCATTCGTATGCTGTCTTTCTTCGATGAACCTTCTTCATTACGAAGAGTGGAAAGATACTGACGCAGTAGAGATCATGGCGTATTTCTTAGATGCCGTTTTGACTGAATTCATCCAAAAAGCTTCGAAGATCGATTTTATGGATAGGGCCGTTAAATTCGCCGAGAACCAAAGGGCTATTGGTATCGGAGCTACGGGTTGGCATTCATTCCTTCAAAGCAAGATGGTTGCATTTGAGTCCTTAGAAGCTAAGATGTGGAACTCGGAAATTTTCGAGAACATGAACAGGAAGTCTCTAGAGGCTTCTAGAAAGGCCGCTAAAGAACTTGGCGAACCACCGATGTTAAAAGGCTACGGCGAACGATGGGTGACTAGACACGCTATCGCTCCGAATACTTCTTCAGCATTTATCTTAGGTCAGGTAAGTCAATCCATTGAACCTTATCATTCTAATTACTATGTAAAGGATCTTGCGAAATTTAACGCAACGATTAAAAATCCTTATTTAGAAAATCTATTATGTAATAAGGAAAAAAATACAGACGAAGTCTGGGATTCGATCCTTTTGAAAAACGGATCAGTTCAACATTTGGACTTCCTATCTCAAGACGAGAAAGATGTGTTTAGAACATTCACTGAAATTAGTCCTAGAGAAACCGTTATTCAAGCAGCTCAAAGACAAAAGTTTATAGATCAAGGTCAAAGTTTGAACTTAATGATCCCGCCAGACACTAAGACTAAAGACATTAATGATCTTCTTATTTTTGCGTGGGAGAACGGGATTAAAACTCTCTACTATCAAAAAAGTATTAATGCCGCACAGGCTTTCTACCGAAAGCTGAACGAATGTTCAAGTTGTGAAGGATAACACTTGACAAATCGTCATAAGAGGTTATAATATCCATAATTATGGACAAAATTCAAAAAGGAGTAAAAGACTTCATGCTGGCGGCTGGTCAAACAGTCAGAAGCAAACCTACGGTAGCCCCTTTCGACGAAAGGGTTTTAAGAGTAAAGCTTTTGCTAGAGGAGACTTTAGAACTCGCAGAAGCGAGTGGGGTTAAGGTCTCTTTAAATGGAGCGGCTATCGATGAAACTCAAATTCAATATGTCCTTAATGGGGACGTAGACATGGTGTTAGTTGCCGATTCTATCGCTGATATCAGCTATGTAAATTACGGAGCGGCGCTTTGTTATGGGATCGATATGGAACCCATCGAGCAAATCGTTCAAGACGCTAATATGGCCAAGTTCGGAGAAGGGTCTTACAAACGCACCGATGGAAAATGGATGAAACCAGCAAATTGGGAAACTCCTGATAAACTTATCAACGAAGAATTACATAAACAATCATGAAAAAGATATTTGAAATTTATTACGACGAAGAAGAAGACTCTTGCGAAGCGAGATTCGTAGAATCAGACTTTGCATTCGACGAGGAACTGGTTGCTGGAATTATAGCTACAGTGGCATACGTTTTTCAGACTTCCGTAGAACCTAGAGATCAAGAGCAATTCATGGCAAAACTCTCAAATCTAGTGGCTCAAGAGTTTCGAGAAGGGGAATTAGAAGGAAGGATGGAAGTAAGTGAGTAATCAAAGTAGCGAAGAGCTTATAGCTCAACTTGATAAGATCCTTTCTAAACTAGCCCTTGATTTAGAATCTGCGAGCGGTAAAAAGGAAACTGAGATCCTTAAAAAGATCAACGCGACTCTTGATGAGAGATTAAAACTAATGGACTAAATGAATATTTTAAAGAAAACAAAGTCGTATAACATTGGCGCAATGGAATATGTCTCTGACGGAGAGACATGGCGGGATCGCTGCGACAAGTTTTTAGGTAGTCTTGGAGTAACTTGCTTTAATCCTTACAAAAGGCCTTTCGAGTCTGCTGTTAAGGAAGACAAAGAATCTCAAAAATTAATGAAAGAGTGGCGGGAATCAGGTCATCTCTGGAAGGTCCACGAACACATGAAGGAAATCATCGCAGCCGATTTAGCGATGGTAGACAGGGCGGATTTCCTTATAGCGTATATTAATCCAGAAGTTCCTACGTTTGGTTCTATGCACGAAATTGTGGCGGCTAATCAGCAAAAGAAACCTATTTTTGTTTGTATTGAAGGAGGTGTAGAAAAAACCCCTCTTTGGTTACTAGGGTTACTTCCGGTGAGATTCTTTTACAACAACTTCGATGATCTACTTGAGATGCTTCGAAAGATCGACGCAGGAGAGGTAAAGATAGATAGTAATAGGTGGAGACTTTTTAAAGAAGAGTATAGATGAGCGCAGGAAAAGGAGACAAGCCGAGACCAGTAGATGGGGAAAAGTATCGTAGTAATTACGATAAGATTTACAATAAATCTAAACCCGAAGCTAATGACTGTAGAATTTTTATCCCGACTATCATAGACAGCCAATCGACAGAAAGAATCTCTTGGAAAGCGTGCGAGGCTCTTATTGGGACATTCGGAACGACCCTCGAAACCGAAGATTCTTCAGTGATGGAAGACGAAAGCGGAAATTGTCGCATTGCTAATAAAGCAAATCTAGATAGAATCAATTTCAAATAAAATGAAAAAAGTTAAAATCAACTTTATTATTACTTGTTACGACAAGGAAGATTACTGGCCACACCTGAAAAGCTTGATCGATTCATACACGACTATCGAGCCGATTTATTGTCTAGCCTACAGTGGAGTTGATAAAGATTTTGTTTGTGACGTTAGGATTCCCAGTGAAGGACTTCAGAAAGGAGAGTTTAATTTAATCAAAGGCGGCTATGAAAACCTAATCGAAAGGGACACACCTTCCGACCTTTTTGTAAAATTAGCAATAGATTCGTGGCTATGTAACGAAGACGTTATTAATAAAATTTTTGCATACCTAACTCATTACAAAGTTCCTTATGCTGGAAACTATTGGCATGATCCAGCTTATTTATCTTCTGATATTTTCTTTTGTAATATTGCGTATGGAAATCTCTTTGAACAATTAGACTTCGATCAATTAGGGATGGAGAAAACTATGTTCAACGCTCTGGAAAAAATTGGAGGAAGGTTTTATTTAATCAACGAACGAGAACCTGTTCATCCCAATAATAGGGAAGAGTGTTCAAGTCTTGCATGGACTATGAAACATGACTTGGAAGAGAATTTATCATTCATGAATAAGTATCAGTCGGAACGTCCGAAAATGGATATCTTGGCAGCATACTCGGTTCATTGTAACCGTCCTAGCGATATAAACGCTCTCCTGCCGACGTTAAACGGCTATGCAAGGGAGTGTGCCTATATTACCGAAATGGGCGTCAGAGACGTAGTTTCCTCATGGGCCTTTTTAGCAGCTAGTCCCGATAAAATGATTTCTTACGACTTGTTTACAAGTCCTAATATTTTGACCGCTTTAGTATTAGCGAAAAAAGCAGGTATAGAATATTCTTTCGTTCAACAAAACGTTATAGAGGAAGGTTTCGAGATTGAAGAGACTGACTTTTTGTTTATAGACACATTGCATCGATACGACCAACTCAAAGAAGAACTTGCTAGACATGGTAATAAGGCTAGAAAATATATAGCTCTTCACGATACTGAAAGTTTCGGGTATAAGGACGAAGGGGAAACTGATTTTAAAAAACAACCTCAGGGTTTAGTTCTTGCTATAGATGAATTTTTAGATGAAAACCCCCATTGGTCTATATGTGAAAAAATTCTCATCAACAACGGGTTGACAATTCTAAAAAGAGCTATAAGTTATGGAAAATAAATTTGAAACCTGCAAGAATAGGTCTAAAGAATCTGTAGTATATGAATCTTCGCCATGTTGCGGATCTACAGTTAGAGAAGGTTATTCATGCTATAGGTTAAACATTGAAGGATTAACACCAGACATTTGTAAATATTGTGAACACTACGAAGAGAGAAAAGAAAGCGAAGGAGAGTAATGAAGAAACTCCAATCTTGGATGGCAAAATCTCCCCGATTGGACAGATCGAAAGTTTCTTTAAAGATACCGAGGGATATTACGGTTCGGTTTATGAACATGTAGATAATGGTTTCGAGACGGACATTAAGATTCCGACAGGATCTTATAAATTAGATATGCACTTAGACGGCGGTTATAATGCTGGGTCTATGTCAATGTTCGTAGGGGACCGCGAGAGTGGAAAGACCGCTCAAGGATTACTCTGGGGTAAAAACTGGCAAGATCATTTTGAAGAAAAAGGATGGGTCGTTTTTTATGATGCCGAAGGCAGGCTTACTGAAAAGAAAATTCGTATGTCGGGCATCGATAAGGATAGACTTATCGTAGTTAAATCTAATGCCGCAGAATTTGTTTTACAAAACATCCAGAATCAAATTAATGCCAACCCGAATGGGTTTAAGTATTTCTTCATTGTAGATAGTATTAACGCTTTGACCACTGGCGACGAGCGAGGAAAGACTCTAGACGAAGCGGAAGCTAGGGCTGGGGTGGCTAGGGTAACTTCTATGTCATTCAAAAAACTCTCCTTACCAATTCACGTAAAGGGTCACCATCTATATATCTGCTCGCAGATTCGAGCAGGTAACATGACGGGTTTTGGTGGAGCTGGTAATAAAGCGGGAGGAGGTAAGGCCCCAGAGTTCTACGGAGACCTCATTGCCCACATGGGTCAAGCTTGGGAGAAAAACGCTCCTAAGCTAATCAAAGATGGAGAAACTATTATTGGTCGCTATACAGAGATTGATTTCAGAAAGAGTTACAACGAAGTAACCGGAAGTAAGCTTGCGATCCCAGTAAAATATAACCACGTAGGAGGAGTTTGGAAAGCTAACGAAATCGTAGATATGGCCCTAGAGTGGGGGCTAGTATTAAAAGGAGGATCTTGGTTCAATATTCAAGGAGAGTTGTTTAAAGACTCCGCAGAGAAAGCTGGTATCAATACAGACCTACTTAGTAAGAAAGTCCAAGGTCACTTTGGATTCGTAGGTTTTCTAGAGGAAAATCCAGATTTGGCGCAATTGATTTATAGATATATTCTAGAACTTATTAAATGAAGTTTAAAAAACTGAATGGTCAACTCACTTACAAAAATATCCAGAAAAATCGGATCAAGTGGGATGACAAGTCTCTGAGTAAATTTCAGAGAAAAGTTAAAGAGTTTTTCAAACAGTTCTGGTATTACGACGTATGCTATGAGGAGATGCCCTTAGCAGGGACTCGTTTACGCTTAGACATGTTTAACGCAAGCGAGCATTTAGCCGTAGAGATACATGGTAGTCAACACGGTAAGTTCAACCCATTCTTCCATAACAATGATCGGGGCAAGTTCTTAGATCAGATTCATAGGGACTTAAAGAAACTTGAGTGGTGCGAGATTAACGGCTTTAAGTTGATAGAAGTCTTCGCTGAAGAAGAGTCTTTATTAGACAAAGACCCAGAAAAGTTTAAACAATTAATAGAAGAAAAATACGACATAGAGTTGCGAAAAGTTTTATGAAGAAAAGCGCAGAAGGAGATATTCCAAACAGAATTTTACAAGAGTTGAATGAACATACAAGTAACGGCTTTATAATTTTCTACACAGACAAAGATGGTAACTCTTCTTTCATACCTCATTGTAACGGGGTTACTTTAGCTGGTCTTTTAATGCACGCTAAAGCCGCAGGCGTGGCTTTCGAATCAGGTCTTCTTGGCCAAATGATGAATCTTAACGGTGACAACTAACATGTTCGGGGATATTTCGGAAACCACTAGGAAGAAACTTCTTTCTGCTGGCATAAGCGATTACGTTGGACTAGCCCTAAAGACTAGGAAGGAAGTAAAAGGCTTAAAAGGTATTGGCCCAAAAGCCTTTATCGAGATTGAGTTCATGATGTCTAAGGACAAAATTAAATTCAAAACCGAACCGAAAAAATATAGCGCCGATTCTGGGCTTAGGAAAAAGATCGTTCTTTTCTTTATCAAGAATACCTCCAAAATTAATTGGCCGCTAGAGATGAGAAATGCCGATAGACTATTGGCAAAATACGAAGAAGAATTTATCTTTTCCATCAAGACTAAAGTAGACGTTTGGACTCTTAATTATTTCTTCAATAGTTTTATTAAAGACCAGATAGATAAAAGATACTCAATGTGGAAGTGTAAAGAAATTGCTCCACAGAAATCAGAACCAGAAGAAGAAATCGAATTCCTCGACTTTAAAGTCGGAGAGGATAAAGTTATCGAAAAACCCAAATCACTTAAAGACTTTTTAAGCTAATGTCAGTTAAATTACATTCAAAAGATTTAGAAAGAGCCTGCCTATCAGGTTGTCTACAATTCCCAAAAAAAGTTACCGATGTATTACCCTTTATCAAACCAACTGATTTTTATACGAATGTCAATGGTGCCATTTTTAGTGCTATCGCAAATTTTGTTGCGGAGGGTAAGCCTATCGATTCAGTCTTACTCACTGCGAGACTCAGCTCTCTTGGAATTACAAATATCCACGATGTTGCCATTGGCGATTATATCCTAGCGATTTCTAAAAGTGATAGGATTGTAGAGGACGCTTTCGTAGAAAGGTTTAAGGAGCTTAAGAAATTCTCGATGCTTAGAGACATGTCTGACATGTCAAAGGATCTTGAGAAAATTGTTAATGGAAACCTAGATAAAAATATTGCGGAAGTTGTTGGGAAAATTGAAGACAGGTTCTCAAAGTCTATTAATGTCTTTGAGCCAGAAAACGAACCTGTCAATATCTTTGATTCGATCTCAGATTTCATCGAAGAAAGGGGAAACCACCCTCAGGACGTAGGTATCAAAGCTCCTTATAAGTGGTTTCGCAAGCTTTATGGGGATTTTCTTAACGGGGGGCTTTATGTCTTCTGTGCGCCTCCGAAAGCAGGTAAGTCAACCTTCCTGATGGATATCTGCGAGAAGACCACTGAGGATGATAATCTTGTAGCCTTATATCTTGATACAGAGCTTACAGCAGAAGAGGTTATGCTTAGGCAAGCCTTTAAGCAGAGTGGCGTTCACGAATTCTATTTACGGAACGGATCTTGGAGAAAAGAGCCCGCTCTCGAAAAGAAAGTTAGAGACGCGCTTAAGAAAATTGTAGACAGTAGAAATAAAAACGTAGAACACCTTTACGTTGCTAATAAGCCCATTAATGAAATCATTTCTATTACTAGAAGGTGGCACATTAAACAAGCTAGGTTGGGTAAAAAAACAATTATCTTTTACGATTACTTAAAGCTCACTGGAGAAAGTATTTCAGACGCTTGGAAAGAGCACCAAGTAATGGGTGACAAAGCTACGAAGCTAAAAGATTTGGCTCAAGAATTGAAATGCCCAATCATTAGTGCCGTCCAAACAAATGCCTCTGGATCGATAGCCATGTCCAATCAAATCAAATGGTTTGTTAATATGTTAGCGATGTTAAAACCAAAGACTCCAGAAGATCTCGCCGAAGAAGGTAGTAAATTTGGAACTCATATCTTAGAAGTTACAGAGTCTCGAAATCAAGGGGAAAATGGGATGGGCTTTGTGGATCTTGTAAAGATGCCTAATGGGGATTTTAAAAGAATTAACCTTCATTTAAATTTCCAAGACTTCCATGTAGAGGAACTTTGCACTCTTAGAGAAGTAGTGGCTTACATGGAGTCTGAAGTAAAACTGGATAAGGACGACGACACTAAAAAGAAATACTTTTGATGACCGCCAGTGTTGCTGAAATTTTATCAGAGATGGGTTACCGATTCTCTGACGATGGAGAGTATCTTCGTATGAGGCCTCTGTATCGTTCTAGCGATAATCCAATGTCGTTGCAGGTCAATAAAAAAGATGGAGGATTCAAAGACTGGGGAACTAATGACTCTGGAAGTCTAGCACTCTTAGTTAAGAAAACTTTAAATGTTCCGTTTTCAGAAGCATATAAGTTTCTAGAAGGCAAGGGTATCGATGGAAAAATAGAGGTAGATACATCTCCGATTCTTTCGGACAAGATTGTAGAAACTTTTCACATGAGGTCTGTGGGAACTCTCCTTCCTCACCATAAACATTTCTTAGATAGGCTAATTACTAAAGAAACCCTTGAGCAGTTTCAAGGAGGGGTTTCCATGGTAGGTTTTATGAGAAACCGATACACATTTCCAATCTTCGATAAGGATGGAACACTAATTGGATTCTCAGGAAGGGCTTTACTCAAGGGAATGGCTCCAAAATGGAAGAACAAAGGGAAGACGAGAAATTGGCTCTATCCATTATTTTTAAATAGAGAATACATAGTAGAGAAAAGAGAAGTCTACTTAGTAGAAAGTATCGGGGATATGTTGGCACTCTGGGAGTGCGGCATTAAAAATGTTATTGTTTTATTTGGTGTAAAGCTCAGTAAGGTAATTACTTCGGAGCTTATAGCCATGAACGTAGATCGAATCTATGTATCACTAAATAACGAGCCAGATAATAACAACATCGGCAACAACGCCGCTGATAAAATAGTAGAGAAATTGACTTGCATTTTTGACGAAGTAGAATTAAGGTTGCCTTTCCACGGGGACTTCTCAGACATGCTTCAACAAGGAGTAATTAAAGATTGGATTGAAAAATATGGTTGAACACGTAAGACTATCAGCATCTAGAGTGAAGTGCGCCTCAGAGTGCTCTTGGAGATATTACTGCAAATACGAGCTTAAGGTTCCCGACGTATCGAACGACGGAGCGAGAAGAGGTAGCGTAACTCACGCAGTGCTAGAATGTCTCCAGAGGGTAGAGAAGCCAAAGAGGCAGGAGTATGTAGAACAAATGTTAGCCGCGAAAGACCCGTTTGTGATCCCGTCTATTAAAAGGATGGTTCGGGCGCAATCTCATCATTATGAATTAATTTTGGATGAAGAGAATTGGGACATGATCTCGACTTTCATAATGGTCGGCTTAAAGTTTGATTTCTTTTTAGAAGAGTTTGATTTAGCAGATCCTGAGTTAGCATTTGACCACACAGAGGATCATTACAGAATGATCGGCTTCATTGATAAGCACGGTATCAGTGGAGATCATGCTAGAATCGTAGATTACAAAACGAGTAAGATTAAATTCTCGGAGAAAGAATTGGGCTTTAGTATTCAAGCATTGATGTATATGCTTTACTTGAAGAAGCTATACCCGAATTTAACTAGAATTGATTGTGACTTTCTTTTCCTCAAGTTTGTCCAAAAACCCCTTCAAAGAATTTCCCTTGAAGGCAAGGTTCTCGAAGACTCCCTTCTTGGTGTTGAAGAGTATCTTAAATACATGGGCCAAGTTTTAAAAGATTACAATCTCGAAAAGGCTATGTCAAATTTTGCTGCGGACTCTCAGGAGACTAAGTGGCTTTGCGGAAGAAATCCGAAAAAATGGAAATGTCCGTTTAGAAATGAAGTCAAGTATTATGTCATCCTTGACGACAACGGAAAAGTTCTTCAGTCGCATAGAGAAAAAGCTAAGCTGACATCGAAAGAAGGTCAGGTAATAAAAACAAGACTATATACAGGTTGCCCAAAATTCGGGTGGGAAAACAGATGAATATTTTTAAAACTCATTACTCAATTGGTAAGTCCGTTTTAACCCTAGAAACAGAGGGGGGAAGAAGCGTGTTTGAGGTTTCTAAAAACCTTGGACTTAAAGAAGTCTTTCTGTTGGAAGATTCTATGACAGGTTTTGCAGAAGCTTACTTCAATGCAGAGAAGGTAGGGATTCCGATTAGATTTGGAGTTTTGCTTACTCACGGTGAAGATAAAGATAACCTTTCTAAATTTGGAGTGTTTGCTAAGAACACAGAAGGTTACAAGGCTTTAGTAAAAATGTATTCGTATCAAGAAACGAAGAAAGAAAAATGGCTTACCTCAGAAGAAATTAAAAACCTTTGGACAGAAGACCTTTGGATGGTTATTCCATTTTACGATAGCTTCTTGTTCAAGAATTACTTAGAAGGCAAGTCTTGTATCTTCGACGTATCTATTAAACCGGTTCTAGCTATTGAAGATAACGACCTTCCGTTTGATGGAATCCTCACAAAGAAGGTTAAAGAACTTGCGGAGTCGGAAGGATTAGAGACGTTAGATGTTCAAAGCTGCTTTTATCCAAACCCAGATTGGTTTGACGCTTGGCAAACGGTCAAGACGATGAATAAACGGTCCTATAATGGTGGAGACTTGGGAAGACCAAATTTAGACCACTGTGGCTCAGATAACTTTTACGCAAAATGATTAAAGAAGATTTTTTAAGAAACCTTCCCAACCAATTATACTTGGGCTGGGATACGGAAACAGAAGGCCTCAACCTAGTTCGCTCAAGACCTTGGCAGTTGGCATACGTGTTATATAAAGGGGATAAGACTATTGAGTCTTTCGATAGGTATATTCGTTGGGACGATATTAATGTGAATCCAGAAGCCGCGAAAGTAACAGGTTTTGATTTGGAAAAATATAAAGACCTAGCAGAAGATCCTAAGAAAGTATTCGAGGAATTTTCAGAATATTTAGACGACCCTTCCATTATTAATTTTGGCCATAATATTTTAGGCTTTGATATTTACATGGATAAAGTTGCCAGAAAGGGTTGCGGAGCAAAACACTCTTGGGATTACCTAGAGCGTTCTATCGACACGCTATCACTAGCTAAAGGTTACAAAGGAAACGTTAAGCCGGATTTCGAAAACTTTCTAGCTTGGCAGTTTACCATGCAACAGACGAGAGGAAGAAGTAATAAATTAACAGACTTAGCTAAAGAGTTCTCAATTGAGATTGACGAGAAGCTCGCACATAAAGCCGACTACGACGTATTTATTAACTACAAAGTAATGAAACAATTCATTAACATTTACGATATATGATCCCAACTTTTGAAAATTATGACCTTCAGATTAAAGGTCTCAGACTACCAGAGGTAGAACTAACGGTAGACGACTATCGTTTAGCCAACGTCGAAGAAGGAGTGAATTCCGAGGACTTCCTTACGTCGCTTTCAAGAGCGGGGCTAAAGAACTTAGGAATCGACGACCCTAAGTATACAGAGCGTCTTGAATACGAACTAGACGTTTATCGTAAAACCGGATTCACAGATTACATTATTCTAATCTGGGACATTCTAAATTTCTGCAAAAAGAATAAAATTCCAGTAGGTAAAGGGCGGGGTTCTTGCCCAGCGTCCCTAGTGCTTTATTGTATTGGCGTGACAGGTATTGACCCTATCGAATACGAACTTTACTTCGAGCGTTTCGTTTCTGAAACTCGGGCTAAGTCTGAGATCATTGACGGAGTTAGATACATCGACGGTCTTATGGCTCCCGATGTTGATATCGATATTTCGCACGAATATAGACACAAAGTTGTGGAGTATTTGTTTAGCAAGTATCCTAATAAGTGTTGTAAACTTTCAACGACCTCAACTCTAAAGGGTCGGGCGGTTATCAAAGAATGTTGTAAAATCGTCGGGGGCTTTAATAACGAAACCGCAGAAGAACTTGCCAAAGCTGTTCCTGAATTATTCGGTAAAGTTTTCACTGTAGAAGAGTCTTACAAAGAGAGCAAAAAGATTAAAGAGTTTTTTGATGAAAACCCAAGGATCTTTGATATTTCGAAGAAAATCGAGGGGCTGATCAAGAACAAGAGTTCTCACGCATCTGGTTATCTAGTAGCTTATGATGATAAGATCCTTAAAGAAATTATTCCTTTGGAACTTAATAAAGAAGGAGATTTGATTTCGTCGTTCGATATGAACTACGCTCAGATCCTTTGTATTAAAGTCGATTTGTTAGGACTCCAAGACTTAACTCTTCTCGCGAGAGTTTGTGATCGCATCGGTATCAAGTATGACGAGATCGATGTAGAAAACCCAGAGATCTACGAACACTACCAAAAAGAAATGCCTACTCCTTATGGATTATTTCAGATTGGAGCAGACTGTAACTTTAGAGTATTGAACAAAGTTAAACCAAGAAACTTAAGTCAATTATCTTCCGTTATTGCATTAGCGCGTCCTGGCGCTCTAGCGTATGTAGATCAATTCGCAAGATATACAGATACAGGAGAATTTGAATCTATCCATGAGTATTTTGATGAGACGCTTAAAGAAACTGGTTCTATACCAGTATTCCAAGAGCAACTTATGAAGATGGTTCACCAGATTGGATTCTCTTTACAAGACTCTGAAACCGTGCGTCGTTGCGTCGGTAAAAAGAAAGTCGAAGAAGCCAAAGTTTGGCAGGAGAAGATCCGCCAGAAAATCGAAGAGCAAGGATTGGACCCAGCGATTGGTGACGTTCTATGGAAGGTTCTTCAAGACTCCTCTCATTATAGTTTTAATAAATGCTTAGACCCTTCTTCTGTGGTAGACTCTGAACTCGGCCTCAAGACAATGTGTGAGATTACGGTTGGGGAGAAAATTCTTGGATACGATACTCGAAAGGGCGAGGACGTTTATGTAGAGGTAATCGACATTATTGAAGGCGAGGCTGAATTATGGGAGTTTTCTATGGAGGACGGAAGAGTTATCCGATGCTCTATGGATCATAAATTTCTATGCGAAGACGGGCAAATGAGAAAAATATCAGAAATAATCGAGAACAACCATGAGATAGTGTGTATTCCTTAGCGTGAATAAGATTGAACTAACTGAAACAAACAGGCTCATACCTTCAAATATCTTTGATAAGTGTTTGGCGAGCGGAATGCTTAAAGCTCACATAATAGAAATGTATCCCACTCGGGCGCATGGAGCATATTATATTGATAAATTTATTCTTCATTTAAAAACAGATTGTGACCTTTCTTTAAAGGATTATTTAAAAAAGTTTCATGACTTTAATTGGCCTAAATGCAAAGTTAAAGACACTGATTTGGGATACAAAGTAAGCGGAAAGGGAGTAACTGTTAGCCTTTTCGCAAAAGGAGCGGTAAATAAAGAAAATTGTCCCAGTTTTAAAAAGGGTTGCGAAAAGTTATCTAAAGACAGGATGGGTGAAAACAACCCAATGTATGGAAAAGAGTCGTGGAATAAAGGTTTAGACAAATCAGACGAAAGAGTTAGAAAAGTAGCTGATAAAAGAAGGGGCCAGAAAACTTCCGAAGCTACAAAAAAGAAACAATCTGAGGCCGGAAAAAAAAGAGAAGTTCACGGACATACCGGACACAAACATTCGGACGAAACAAAAAAGAAGCTAAGAGAAAACACGGCAAGGCTATGGTCAGAAGGGCGTTTCAAAAGAGAGTCTTCTATTCATGTTAAAATGCGAGATTTTTTAGCCGAGATAAAAGAAGACCTTGTGCAAGCAATCGAAGAAGAGTATCAATTTGTATATTATTCGTTTGATTTTGCTTTTCCAGAAGTTAAGGTTGCTATCGAATGTCAAGGAAGCTATTTCCATATCGACCCGAGGATATACCCAAACGGGCCAAAGACAGCAACTCAAAGAAGAAATTTTGGACGAGACAAAGCTAAGAAAAAATTCTGTGTAGATCGTCACGGATGGAAAATTATAGAAATATGGGAACCCGAAATTAACGACGGTTCGTTTAAAGAAGATTTAAAATGCAAACTACTAGAGTTAAATATTATAAAAAAATCGGAGTAAAGAAGACTCTGGATTTCGAAGTTAACCACCCTGATCATAATTTTTATTGTGAAGGTTTGGCAACTTCAAATAGTCACAGTGCCGCTTACGCGACACTCTCGGCTTCGAGCACTTACGTAAAATATAAGTATCCTCAGGAATTCTTTATTGAGTGCCTTAATGCCGCTGAGCAAAAAGGCGATAATAGAGAAGAGATCGCGCTAATTAATAAAGAGCTTTCTTATTTTAACATTAAGATCCTTCCTCCTGATTTGTCGAAGTCACAAGTAGAATTTACTAAAGAGGGTTCTGATATTAGATATGGTTTGAAATCCATTAAAGGTATCTCTGACAAAAGTATTGGAGGTCTTAAAGACTTCGTTTCAAGAGAAAGAGAGAATAAGTTTCAAGTTTTTAAAGCTGCGAAAGATTGTAGCTTAAACATCGGGATTATTTCGGCGCTTATCCAAGCGGGGACTTTAGACTCTCACCTTAGAGGTGGCGACTCAAGAGCTTCCATGGTCTACGAAGCGCAGTTGTTTGGTTTGCTAACCCTTCGCGAAAAAGACTATGCACTTCAACATGGTGAAGAATACAACTACTCAGTGTTTGATATTGTTAAAGATATGCTTAACTGGAAAACTGATGCTGGCAAACAGATGATCAGAAGTTCTAGAATGGAGACTTTAACGGCTGCGGCGGCTCCATATAGAGAGATCTTTAAGCAAAATAGTTCGTTTCCAGAATTTGCAAACTATGTGTATGAAAAAGAGTTGTTAGGTTATAGTTATTCAACTTCACTCAGAAAGGTTTGTAAAAACTCACATTCTGGGGAATTAACTTCTGCGAAAGGTTTTGCCGAAAGTAGCGAATACTTCTATCACATTTGTGGCGAAATCGCCGAGATGAAATATCAGAAAGCGAAAAGCGGAAAACAATATCTGAAAATTGACATCGAGGACGATACAGGCGTAGTAGCATGTATGATGTTCGAACCAGATGTATTTGAATTCGTAAAAGGAGATACCTACTCAAAGCTTAGGGACGGCTCTAGAGTGATTATATCAGGAAAGAAATGGAATGATTGTATGATCATCACGAAGGTCAGGTTCCTCGACGAGAAAATATATATGAAATTAGCCGATTTAAAAGGTTGACAAATCAACTATAGAAGTTATAATATCCATAATCAATTGCCACAGGCGAAAAAACACTAAAAATCAATGTTACCGTTCTATAAACCAACCAAGTCAGTCAAGGGTTCCCTCGCGAACTTTTCGTTTAATTCAAAGGGAGATAAAAAGGGAATTTTCATCGAGATGGTCAAACAGACCGGATGGGATAATCAGTCCTCTACAGGTTCTTTCAAGAATGGAGATAAGGTAAATATCAAGCTAAGCCTTATTGAGGCGGCTGCGTTAATTCGAGCAATCGAGCAAAACACAGCAGCGGCTGAAAAGGGTTTCTATCATTCGTCTGCAAAAGGATCTGCCACAATCAACTTCTCTCCGTATGTGAGAGACGGGAAACAAATTGGCTTCAGCCTTGCTATTAGTAAGCAAGAGGGAACTTCCGAAAGGAAAAACTTTTTGATTGGCTTCGATTTTAACGAATGCCAATTGCTTAAAGAGTTTCTCAGATATTCTCTAGACCACGTTTTCAGTGGTATGTATAGTGACCAAGTTAAGGCTGCTAAACAAAGAGAAACTGGGCCATCGGAAACTTCTAACTAAATCTCCCCTTGGTAAGATCTTGAAATTTGACTAATTTTCTAGGCATCGCATATACAAGGTATGGAAGGGAAGAAAAAAAAGATTTTAATACACGGGAGCTGGAGCAAAATGAAATCAGGCTTTGGAAGAAATTCCTTAGCCGTCCTTTCTTACCTCTGGAAAACTGGTAAATACGATATTGTCGAGTATGCCGCAGGACCTTTAACTTGGTCCGATGATCGCTGTAAAGAGGTCCCATGGAAGTGCTACGGAGCGTTGCCTGACAACCCTAGAGAGCTTGAAGGTATCCAAGATCACGCTCTTTTAAGACATGTAAGTTATGGGGCTGGGAACATCGATAAGGTTATTGAATTAGAAAAGCCAGACGTTTATCTTGGGGCAGAAGATATCTGGGCATTTAACGGATATTGGAATAAACCATGGTGGGACAAATTTCCTTGCGTCATTTGGACTACGCTAGATTCTCTACCGATTTATCCCTTGGCTATTGAAGCTGCTAAAAAATGTGAAAACTTCTGGGTATGGGCAAGTTTCGCAGAAAAAGCTCTAAAAGCAGAGGGCGTCGATAACGTCAAGACTGTTTATGGCGCTGTGGGAAATAAAGCTTTCCACCCCATGGAGGAAGAAGAAAGACAAAAGTTCAGAACTTCAGTAGGTATCAAACCTGATGAAAAAGTTTTCGGCTTTGTTTTTAGAAATCAGTTGAGGAAGTTAGTAGGATCTCTTTTAGAAGGTTTTTCTAAATACCTAGCTGCTGGCGGAAACGGTAAGATTTTACTACACACTAGCTGGGCAGAGTCTCAAGGTTGGAATATTCAGGAGTTTGTAAAAGAGTTTGGGATTCCTCAAGACAAAGTTTTGACAACTTATGTCTGTGCAAATTGTAAAGTATTTACAGTAAGCCCATTTGTAGGAGTTCAGACTAACTGCTATTCCTGTGGTCATCCTAGCTCCATGGTAACTCCGAATCCAGCAATTGGAATTTCTGAGTCGCAAATGAATATTGTGTATAACATGATGGATGGTTATATCCACCCAATGACTTCTGGAGGATTAGAAATGCCCATCATCGAAGCTATGATGGCTGGACTACCAGTCGCTACAGTTCCGTATTCTTGCGGAACAGAATACACAGATAAGGACTTCGTATACTCTATTGGTTTCGATACCTATAGAGAGGTTGGTTCCAATTTTATCAAAGCTTCCACTAAACCGGAGTCTATAAAGAACTTTATGACAAAGCTGGAAAAAAATCCCGCAAGTTTTAAATTAAAAGGACTTAAAGGTTCTGAGTGGGCAACTAAGGAATTCAGCGATGAAAAATTCGGCAAGTTCTTTGAAGACTTTGTGGACAACCTTCCCGAGAATACTTATGACTATAAGTTTGCAAAGGAAAAGAAAAATCCAGAGTATCCGATGCCGGAAATTCAAAATGACACAGAGTGGCTTATAGATATTTATTCTGGGGTTTTAAACATGAACGAATCTCAAGATTCGAAAGGGGTTAACGATTGGCTTGAGTCAATGAAAAATGGCGCGTCGAGAGAAGATATCTACAATTTTTTTGTAAATCAGGCTCAAAACGATAACGCCATGAATAGTCCAAAGCTTTTGACAGATTATATTGAGAAAAACGATAACAAGAAATTATGTTACATGATGCCTCAAAGCTTAGGGGATTGTTATATCAGTTTAAATGTCTTAGATTCTTTGAAAAGACTTTATGCCGATTATGAAATATACGTTTGCACAAAACCAGAAAACTTTCAAATATTCAAGCCTCTAGGTTACAAACTTATCCCTTACTCTTCAGAGTTTGAAAACTTTCAACTTTGGGAAGGTATCGGTTCTAATATTGGTGTGGTAGACATGTTCTTCGCACCATTTTTTGCAACACAAAGGTTCCCAAACTATACTCATAACGGGCTTGACAAGAATGAGTTGCAATGAGTTTAAAGAGGAAGTTCAGGAATTAAAAGCTCAAGGGAAAACTATCGTCCAGATAGCCTCTGTATTAAATAGACCTAGAAGCTCTGTATCCAGACACTTTTCAGATAATAAAAGGTCTTGGGCAAGAGACAATAGGATAAAAAATAAGTTTGAAATAGATAATTATAAAGTAAGCAAAGGTTGCCACTTGTGCTCAGAATCCGATCCGAGAGTTTTACAGTTCCATCATGTGAATTCGGAAGAAAAAGAATCAAGCATCTCAAAGATGTTATCTTCAGGGTGCAGCTTAAAAAAAATACTGAAGGAAATTGAAAAATGCGAGGTAGTCTGTGCAAACTGTCATTTAAAAATACATAACGAATTATAATGAAATTAGCGGAAATTTATGCTAACAACTGCGGAGTAAAACTTCCAGAGAAACCTGTGGAACCCTTTCAGAGTTACTACCCCGTTTTAGGAGAATACATATCTATCCATAATGGATCAGGTATGGAAAGTAAAAACTATGATTACTTTTCCGAGGTTATAGAGATTCTCAGGAAGAGGTTGAGCGGAGTTAAGTTTGTTCAGATCGGAACCCATTCGGAACAACTCCTTCCCCACTGTGAGGACTTGAGAGGCAAAACAAATCTTTACCAAGGAAACTACGTAGTAGCTAACTCCTTAGTTCATATCGATAACGATTCGTTGTGGGTTCACAACGCTGGTGCGCTAGGCTCCCCAAGCGTTTCAGTATACGGATCTACTCTAGCAGAAGTTTGCGCACCTTTTTACCATCACCCTAAAAGTGTCTTTATTAATTCTCATAGGAATTCGCTCAGGGCAACCCATAGTCCTAAGGAATTCCCGAAAACCATTAATTATATCACTCCGGAAGAAATCGCAAATGGAGTTTTAGGTATTTTAGGACTGCCAAAATCAAAACAAAAAACTTTACACATTGGACCTAATTACCAAAACCCAATCATAGAAGTTGTTCCGGACCACCCTCTTCCAAACAACCTTTTTATTAACAATATCGTGAATATTCGGTTAGACTTAGGTGGCTCTCAGGAAATGCTACCACACATAGCCAAGGACAGGAAAGTATCGCTGATTACAGATAGGAGATTGGACCTGAATCCTTTAAGGGCAATCCGGCCAAACTTAATCACGATGCTTTACAAAGTTAATGAGGAGGTAGATATTAAATTTGTTGAAGAGGTGTCCCAGTCTGGGATTGATTATACAGTCGTGACAGAAAACGGCGACATACTAGATAATTTGAAGTTTGATTTACTTAGTTTCAACGCGCCTAAGAAAATAGTTAGACCTGAAATGTTAGAAGGTGATTTTTCAAATAGCGTAGTCAAGTCATCGAAAATACTTTGCTCTGGTGGAAAATTTTACTTGTCAGAGTGGCATTTAAATGCTAAGTTACCCCTCAACTCGTTGGGTGAAAACCTAATGCAAATACCTATAACAAAAGACGAAACGTTCTGGAAAGATAGCAACAACTACTACATTTTTATTCCATGAGAAAAGCTACTACTAAAGCCACCGTGCAAAAACCCGCCGCTAAGAAGACTGCGGAAAAAGCTCCCAGAGCAAAAAGAACCATTAAAGCTACAGAGGAAGTTCTAAGAGCACCCTCTATTGAATTTGATAGTCAAGGATTGAGAAAAAACTTGGAGTATAAGTTTTTAGGAACGGGGCTTGTCGATTGGAGGGGCATGATCCCTGAAGAACACATTCTTTTAAATAGAGAAAAGTTTCTAAAGAAAGAAAATCCTATCGATGTAGAGTCTCTATCTAAAGAAGAGTTTGTAGAGCTGAAAGCTAAGGCTCGGGAGGATGACTTAATTATCAAACTTACGGGTTATAGAGAACTAGCAGCCCTTAGAGGGTTTACTTCCGTTGAAGAAAAAGTGGTTTATTCTTCCCCAGAGTTTGTTAGTGTAGAGTGCAAGATTGTTTGGACTCCTAATTACGAAACAGGTATGCAACCTGTGACATACACAGGAACGGCAGATGCCCATGTAGGAAATTGTTCGAAAGATTTCGGAACGAACTATTTAACTGCCATCGCATCGAACAGAGCTTTCGGGAGAGCCGTTAGAAACTTTCTAAGAGTTTATATAGTCACTCAGGATGAGATAGCTTTTGAGAAGCCAGAGGAGGCAACTACAAGTATTAGTGCTGGTCCCGCAAGTGCTTTAGAAGACAAGATCGGAAAGCTTGGGATGACTTTTGAGGAGTTTAAAGAGAAACTTTCGAAAGTGGAGGAGCATGATTTTACAGGAGTCGAAGCTTGGAAATCTCCAAAAGATGTTCCTTCTAAATACTTTCCACTTATCTTTGTTCAGCTTTCTCGTTGGAAATGAAAAAACTAGCGATTAACATAAATGCTACGAGGGATTACGCTTATGCTGTAAAAACTCAGGCTACGGCAGTTTGTGCAAATATGAGTTATTTCGGAGAGGATGTTGAAGGTCTTTTAATTTTAGTCTCTTGCGGAAATGAGAGAATGGAAAAATTGGAGATTTTCTATAAACATAATTTGCCGAAAAATTGGCAAGTTGAACATATTACTTTGGATAAAGTAGAGTTTGATTTGCCAAATTATAAAAAATCCGCTCAGTTATTAATCGCTAAAATGAGAACTCTTGGAGCCTTGGAAGCTCAGAAGTTTCAAGCTGATTATTATTGGTCTTTAGATAGCGACGTTATTCCAAAACCTAATAGCCTTAGGTGTATGGTAGACTTATTGAATTTCGATAGGGGTTATTATGGAGTCGCAGCCTGTCCCTACCCTTCTCAAGGTGGGGGTCCATTCATGCTAGGACATGGGACTCCTCAAAGACAAATTCTTCCAAACTTCTATCCAGAGGAGAAAATTGTTCCAGAGAGAGTTTCTAAAAGAGTTAAGGATTTAGAGAAAAAGCTTAAAACTCTAGAAATTGAGTTGGAAGAAAAAGTTAAAAACGAAAACGAACCTTTTAAGGATATTTCCCTTCAAGAAAGAAAAACAATCTTTAATAAGATTAGAAGATGGGATAACTATATTGAAAAAAAATGTCCTCCTGACGGAAATGTGTTTAGTGTCACTTCCAAGTTTGGATGGAAGAAAAGGGGCTGGCTAGATTACGCTTATCCCAGTATAGGAAAGGGTGCTATTATCCCTTCAGATTGGTGTGGATTTGGAAATACCCTTTGTGGAAATAAAGCATTATCTCTCATTGATTTTCACGGATACGAAGGTAAGGGGACGGAAGATCTATTTATTATTTGGAATAGGTGGCAACCGAACGGTATCAAAATTGGAGGATTGCCTCACTGCCCCTCTGACCACATTATTCGCAGAGATGGAAAGCACGTTCATCTATATACGTTCCATGAACCTACTGGAGAATTTGAAGGACATTTAAGGCAAGTAGATAGAAATTGGGAAGAAGAATGAAGGTAGGATTAACTAGCGGAACTTTCGACCTTTTTCATGTAGGTCATTTGGAATTTTTAGAACGATGCAGAGAGAAGTGCGATTTTTTAATAGTTGGTGTTAGAGAGACCAAAGATTGCAGAAAACGACTTCCGGTATTTACTCAATATAATAGACTTAGAATTATAAAAAGTTTAAAATGTGTAGATGAAGCCCTTCTGTTTTCTGGGACAGCACTCGAACTTTTTTCCAAGTTTCCTTGTGATATATTCTTTACATCAGAAGAATGGAGAGGGAGCAAAGAGTGGTTAGAAATCCCAGAGGATGTGGCCTTTTATTTGAAGCCTTCTATGGAACATACTTCTGATATTATCAGAAGAATCAGGGAGGAAGATTATGAAAGGAATTAAGAATGAAGATTTTAGAGTTTAATACAACCGAAGATCAAAGATCTAGGGCGGAAGACCTAGCTAAGAACTTCAAGCTAAACGCCAGTTCGATCATGGGCGGGGCTAGAAATCTATATGCTTTTTTGGGAGAGGTGGTTTGTGGAGATTATTTTGAACAGAAAGGTTGGAAACTACATCCAACAGAATACAATCCATACGATTTTGATATTATGGATGACAAGGGTAAAAAATGGGATATCAAAACAAAAATGACCACAGTAAAACCCAAAGGAAATTTCAACTGCACAATCAACACTTATATTGACCAAAAATGCGACGGCTATATTTTTGTAAGATGTTTGAAGAGTTTGAAAAAGGTTTGGATTTTAGGATGGGTAAACAAAGAGACTTTGAAGACAGTGGGAACCAAACACAAAGCGGGAGATATAGACGATAATTTAGTAATGAGTAGAGATGGTATTGGAATTCAAATTAATAAACTGAACTCATTTGCATGAAAGCTACTATACAAAGAGTTAGAGAATGCGTTCAGGAGGGTTCCTTATATAAGGTCTTATGTTTAGATTTAGTTGTTACTTCTAGAGTTACATACTTCAATGGGGAGTATGTAATTTTAATAGAAGGAGAGACTCCATTTTTAATCAAAATACGTAAATTATTTGATTTTATCGCAGAAACCGAGGAAGTTTCGTTTAACATCGGTGATGATATTACCCCACTTATTCCGGCAGAACTCCTATCTTAGGTGTAATTTATACTATGAATCCTATTCTCAAATATGTTAGTTCGGACGAAAGTAAAGTTTTTGGCTTTTTGGAAGATTTCGAGTTCCTAGCTTTAAATTTTCCTTGTGTTGTAAAATACAAAGGTCGTGAATTTCCGTCTGCCGCAAATGCTTTTTACTCAGCAAGATGTTCGACAGAAGAGTCTATCAAAACCTTGCAGGAAGCAGACCCTTACCAGACTAGAGATATAGCCAGAGACCTTCCCATCCCTAGCAACTGGATGGACGCAAGAGAGTCTATTATGAAAGAAGTTCTTGAATCAAAGTTTTTAGATCAAGGTTTGAAAGAAAAGCTTATAAAGACTAAGTCAAAAAGCCTAATTAACGCAAACCACTGGGGCGATGATTTTTGGGGAGTTAAAGAGACCGGAACGGGCGCGAACAAACTAGGGCTTCTATTAGAAGAAATTAGAAATAGTTTTACGAAAGCCGTTGAACCAACCTCTTCAGAGGGTTCTGCTCAAAAATCAGGATTTTTAAAGTTTGATAAAAAGCAAAAGTAAAATGAAAAAAGCAGCAAGCAAAAAAACAGTAAAGAAAACACCGAAAGTAGAAGTAGCGAATGTTGAGGTTGAAGAAATCGCTCAAGAATCTAATGAGGAGGCTGTTGAAGTAACTGTTGAAGTAACTGAAGAAGTGGCGGCAGAAGTTCAAGAAGAGTTTGTTCCAGATTTTGAAGGAGTTGATTCAAAGAGTCCTTCTGGGGATTTTAGCGATTCGGACCGAGTGACGTTAGATAAATTTATAAATGTTTATTCCCCACCAGTTATTACGAGCGCTAATGCAAAGCTTGCTAAAACTCTCCGAGGTAAAAGCGTTATTAAAGTGACTTGCGACAAAGCCACGGAAGGCTCGATGCCCAGATTTATTGACGGACTTTCGGTAGTTTTTGAATGATCGCCGTTTCCTTTTGTAATGCTGGTAGAAAAGATTCTTTAGCAATCTTAAATGACTCTTTTGAAGTTATTGAGAAAGTTAACTTAGGAATCTCGACGACCGGAATAGTAAAAACAAAAGGAGGGTTTTTCGTAGTAAGCGACGGCATAAACATTTACAAAATTTCAGATAATTATGAAGTTGTAAATATGTTTAGAACTGGCCTTAGAGATATCCATTCCATTTTAGAATGGGATGGTTATTTATATTTAGTTGGGACATACAACGATTCAATCGGTAGGATTAAAGTCGAAAATGGGAATTTAGCATCTGATAAAACCGAATTATTTTTCACAAAAGGATTTGGGACGGACAAGTTTCACATAAATTCTATAGAGGTTTTCCGAAACCAATTAATTTTCTCAAATTTCGGAGAGAGTGGATCAAACAAAAAGGATGCAACAAATGGCGGCGTAGAGATTTTAAACGGACCTTCCGTTATAACAGGCCTTCAACATCCTCATTCTTTAAAAGTCAAAGGTCTAGATTTATACTTCCTCGAATCTAAAACTTCAACGCTTTATAAAAATTTAAAACCGCAATTTTCCTTAACTGGATATTTAAGGGGCTTTGATAAACAAAGAGACGACTACTTAATAGGTTTCAGTAAAAGTAGAAATGTAGATAGAGGAGAGGGAGCGGCGAAACTTTTGAGAACCGATGAAAAAGGCGGCATTTTAGATATGGTAGAGTTTTCGGAGTTTGAAGAAATATACGACGTAATTACATTTTAATGAATTTTGATGATTTTTTAATTAAGTCTTTTGCGGCCAATCCCGATAAGATCGATGGGTTCCTAGAAAGACAGGTTGCCCTAAGGGATATTTTTAAAGAAAAGAAGCAGGAGATATCTTGGCTTTTAGATTTAAGCCATTTTTTATTTATTATTAAGAATTTTAAAACAGGAGCCCACTTCAATCTTAAAAAAGACTCATTAATTCAAGCTTTAAATTTTTGTAAAGATCATGAAGAACTCGATATCGAAAAGAAACAATTCCAAGATTTTTTAAAATGACATTATCATTATTTTTTGAAGATAGTAAAAAAACCCTTAAAGAGACAGAATCGGGTTTTAAATTAACAAGCGGCGCAAAAACAGAAGAATTCGAAGAAATTTCGTTTTTCCAAGATATTAAAGATTGGGACTTAGATAAAAGGTTCGGAAAATTTCCATTCGATGAAGAGGGGTTTTTAGACCACTTAGAATTTGACGGATGGTTTCTTTCGAAGCTTGACGACAAAAAGGGCCGAGACGAAAATGGCTTTGAGTTCAACTGGGTGACTTATGGAAATTTCATTTTATTCCAATTTGGGATCAATAACGGAAAAAGTAGCGTCCAAATCTTAGAAAAGACTTGACAAGCTCTCAAAGAGGGTTATAATCCCTCATGATCGAGTATGTTTACGGAGACCTCTTTGACGTAGAGGGAGATTTTATCATGGAGCAGAAAAACTGTTTTCATGTTCACGGCGGGCTCTCTGCCGAGATGGCTAGACGCTTTCCTAAAGCGGCTGCTGCCGACTTAGCCACAGAGTGGGGGAACGAGAATAAACTTGGAACTTACGAAATTGTCGATTGTGGAGACGTATCTGTAATCAATGCTTACGGTCAGTATTCAATCGGAAGTTTGTTTTTGAAACACGATACTGATTACGAAGCTTGGGAAGAAATTCTTGAAAACCTAAGTGAAGACTTTAAATTCGCTGGTTACGAAGGTGCTGTAATTAAAGTTCCAGCGTTTATAGGTTGTGGAATTGGAGGTGGGGATTTTTCAGTTATGTGGGATTTATTTTACAAATATTTTGAGGACGAGCCTACGAAAATTAGGTTTTGCGTTAGAGAACAAGACGAACAACAATTTACAGACTTTCTAAATAGAAAGTATAAAATTAACAACGGACACTAATGTATACTATCGCAACAGGTTATTACGGACCCGACACCGCTCGGGCTAAGTTTTTCGAAACTTGGTGGAAGAATACTCATAAGTTCAGCGAACCGAAAGACATTTTTGTAATCAATGTTAATTCCGATTTTTGTCCAGAGGAAAAATGGGGCAAATGGATTGACCTGTCTTATAATCTAGGTCACGTTCACGATCTGGATGTAAACGACTATCCAAATAAGAAATTTTGCGGCTGGAGCATGTCGTTTATAACGGGCGCTTACTTAGCTTATTCAAATAATACAGACTTTATTTATAAAGAGCAAGACTGCCTCGCCTTCGGAGATTGGGTCGATGAACTTTACTCTCACGCCAAAGAGATCGTTGTAGGACAGTCAGTTCACGCAGATGGACAGGCCTTAGAGCAAAGTCTTTTCTTAGTTAGACATTCTGCGATTTTGGATTTCGTAAACGCTTATACTCACTTCGGAGGGAATGACGCGGGAAGAGGTTACATCAGGCCCGAAAGTAAATTCGCCTCTATTCTTAATCAATCATTTTCGAATAGGTTCGCTTTTACTAAAATGGGTTATGGGAGATCAAAGCCCCAAAATTTGAAAAGGTCATTAGAAAGCGGAGAGGCCTTCTATATTCAAAAACTTACAGAAGAAGAAGTCTTGATTGTTAATTTTACAGAATGAAAATTCAACTAGGCTGCGGCACAAACTTCTTAGGCGGGTGGACGAACCATGATGCCGACGTAGACATTACAAAGAGGCTCCCTTGGAGGGACGAATCCACAGACTTTCTATTTATCGAACATTGCGTAGAACACGTAGGTATCCAAGAGGCTTACAGGTTCTTCGAGGAGGCTAGAAGAATTTTAAAAAAGGGTGGAGTTTTAAGGGTCGCCGTTCCATCAGTAGTCCAGATTTTCAAAAACCAAAACGATAGTTACAGAAGCTTCGTTCAACAAAGTGGATGGGGCAAAGAAGGAGTGGAGGCTATTACCCTACAACACGGACACCAAACTTGGTATAGCGAAGAGATCCTAGAAGCAGTGCTGGGAAGTCTTGGGTTCACGGTAACTATACAGAAAACGGGGCAATCCAATTTCCCAGAATTAAGAGGCATTGATAATCATCACAAAGTAATTGGGCACGAATTTAACGAAATAGAAAGTATCGTCGTAGACGCACAAAAATGAAGCTAAAAATTACAAACGAGAATTACTCAGCAGTCATTGTAAGGACAAAAAATCCTCGCAAACATAACAACGCGGATAAACTACTTTGTTGGAGTGTAAACTTCAATAACGTGATCACTGATCTTAGCGCCCAAGAAGGACTCATGGTTTATTTTCCTGTCGAGTGTAAGATTTCCCACAAGTTTCTTAGTGAGAATTCTATTTACAAAGACTCGGAAATGAATAACAATAAAGAGAAAGTTGGATTCTTCGAGAAGAGCGGACGGGTTAAAGCCATGAGACTGAGAGGTGAATTGTCAGAAGGTCTTATCATGCCTCTGAGTTCTCTTAGCGGATTCTGCGACCCTTCGAAACTCAAAGAGGGCGACACTTTTAATTTGATTGATGGTGAAGAAGTCTGCGAAAAATACGTGCCCAAAACCAACAATAGCGGAGGTCCGGTAGGAGGTAGTAAAGCTATGTCTATCTACGCTTTTCCAGAAGGACAATTCTCATTCCATAAAGACACTTCTCATCTTGTTAGAAATATGAGAGAGTTTAATTTGGATGACATTATTTCGATCTCTTACAAAGTTCATGGGACTTCGTTTACTTCTAGAAGAGTCTTGAAAAATAGAAAGTTCTGGAAATTCAATTTGTCGCCAAAATACGAACTCGTTTCGTCTAGTCGTAATACTATCAAAAGAATGGATTGTAAAAAATACGATCTTTGGGTAGAGGCTACCAAAACTCTAGATCCGGTGCTTTATAACGGTCTCGCTATTTATGGAGAGATTGTTGGTTACAATGTCACTGGTGGAATTATTCAAAGTGGTTACGACTATGGTTGTGATCCGAATGCTGTGGGAGGGCCATTTAATAAGATTCTGGTTTACAGAATTACCTACACTTCTCCAGAAGGCAGAACTATTGAATTCTCGACTCCTCAGATTGCAGAATTCTGCCTGAAAAACGGGCTAGAAATGCCAAAGGTATTTTACAGTGGCTTAGTTCGAGATTACTGTATTCTCAGAGGCGTGGATATTACTCAAGACGACTGGAGAAAAGATTGGGTTCTAAAAATGAAAGAAGAATTCAATGAGAAGGATTGTTTCATGTGTAAAAACGCAGTCCCAGAAGAAGGGGTAGTTGTTAGAAAGGAAGGTCTTGAATTTAAGGCTTATAAATTTAAATCCAGCAGATTCCTACTTACTGAAACCGAATTGTTTGACAAAGGTGTAGAAATTCTTTCATGAGACTAGGAACCGTGTTGGAGAGATATTCTGAACGGAAAACGTTCAAGTGTCGGCATTGCGAATATGTTACCCAGCATAGATTACTTAAAGTCCGAGAGACCTCGGTAGAAGACGAAAGAAAAGACGATAAAAAAGTGTTTTAACCGCTTGACAAAGCCCCGAACCGTGTTAAGTTCGGACATGCAAAAGCTTAAAATTGAAAAGGAACTTCGATTCCCAGACGGTAGTTACCATTGTTTGATTGGAGAGCACTTTGGAGATACCGTTGTGATTGATTCGCAAGGGTTCGACTTTATAAAGGTCGCTTATCAAAAAAACGCCCTGTATAATACAGGTTATAGGGGGAAAGTTATTCTAAACATTCCTTATATTCCTTCGGCTCGACAAGATCGAGTATGTGTCTACGGAGAGCCTTTTTCGGCTAAAGTAATTGGCCAAGCTATTAATTATCTTGGGTTCGACGAAATTCACACCGTAGTTCCTCATTCCGACGTAATCGGGGCTGTTATTGATAATTTGGTTATTAGGGAATTGCAGGATGTTTTTAATGAAGCCGTTTGCCCTAAAATGCACGAACGGATGGTGCAAAGGACCGTTCTGGTAGCTCCTGATGCAGGGGCGGCAAAAAGGACTTTAGGAGTGGCTAAAGAGTTTGGGTTTAACATGATCCAAGCTAATAAGGTCCGCGACGTTACGAATGGTCAAATTAAAAGTATTGAGGTGCCTTATGATAACCTCGATCCAGATCTGACTTATCTTGTGGTCGATGACGTTTGCGCTAAAGGGGGGACGTTCTTTGGTCTTCACAAAGCTCTGACCGAGAGGGGTGCCAAGAAAATCAACCTAGCGGTAGCTCACACAGATATTGATAACGGTCTGGCTTCATTAGCCACTGTTTATGATCACATTTTCACAACTAATTCGCAAGCAGATTTCGAAACTATCTTTGAATCGCGAGAGAATATCACAGTAGTTGACGTTTTCGCTTGAATCCTTCAAACCCTCCCCTACCTCGCTCGTTCTAAAAATTTATCAAATCTTTCTGATTGTGTCATACCATAATATTACACGCGACAATATACAAAATTCTTAAAAAATATGAAACTAAATCCGCTACACGCCGTCGATTTTTATAAGACTAATAGGATTGCCTTCCACGAAGAAGGCACCGATTTGCTTTATGAAAATTTCACACCAAGGTCTACAAAGTATCTTCCGAAAATCGAAGGACTTGACGATAAGATTGTTATTTTTGGCCTTCAATACTTTCTCAAATGGTTTCTTATAGACCTTTGGAATGACGAGTTTTTCAATAAACCTAAGGATGTAGTTATCAAGCGTTATAAAAGACGAATGGATACCTCGTTGGGGGTGGGTATCGTCGATACTAAACATATCGAAGATTTGCACGATTTAGGCTATCTGCCATTAGAGATTAAGGCTCTGCCAGAAGGCTCGAAAATTAACGCAGGAGTTCCATTTTTCACTCTTCAAGAAACTGTTAAAGGTTATTTTTGGCTCGTTAACTATGTGGAAGACGCGCTTTCGAATTCGGTTTGGAAAGCTTCGACTAGTGCCACAATCGCAAGACGATACAAAAACGTAGGGCTCAAATACGCCTTAGAAACGGGAGTCGATCCTTCGGTTGTGAATTATCAGTTTCACGATTTCCAACTAAGGGGATCTGGAGGAATGCAAGACGCTTGTCTTTCGGGGGCGGGGCACCTCTTAAGTTTTACCGGAACTGACAACGTTCCCGCGATTGATTTCTTGGAAGATTATTACAATGCTGACTGCGAAAAAGAATATATCGGCGGGGGGGTTGTTGCGAATGAGCACGCTTGCGTTTGCGCAGGGGGCAAAGAGAACGAATTCGCTAATTACAAAAAGTGGATCACAGAAACGTTTCCTACAGGTATCCTTTCGCTTGTGAGCGACACTTGGAATCTTTGGACTGTTATAACCGAATACCTTCCGGCACTGAAAGAAGATATTCTTAAGCGAGACGGGAAGGTGGTTATCAGGCCCGACTCTTCGCCAAAAACTCCTTTGGAAATTATTTGCGGCGATCCCGAAGCAAAAGAAGGAACTCCAGAGCACAAGGGTTGTGTTCAACTTCTATGGGATATTTTTGGAGGAACCGTTAACGATAAAGGTTACAAGGAGCTTCATCCAACGATTGGGCTTTTGTATGGGGAGGCTCTATCGGTCCAACTCACCGATAAAATCTTCGCGAGGTTAAAGGAAATGGGGTTTGCTTCGAATTGTTGTTTTTGCGGCATAGGCAGTGGGGCATACATGTTCAACGTAACTCGCGATACCCTTTCGTGGGCCGCGAAAGCCACCGCCTGTAGCGTTAATGGAGAATTCAGGGAGATCTTTAAAGATCCAATTACCGATACGGGTATGAAAAAATCCGCCAAAGGTCTTCTAAGAGTTGATCTTGTTGATGGGGAATATGTGCTGACTGATCAAGTTACTAAAGAACAAGAACAAGGTGGCGAACTCAAAACCGTCTTTCGAGACGGCAAGTTAATTAAAGATTGGACACTTCAAGAAGTTAGAGACAACCTTGCTCAATATGTTTAACCCCAAGTAAAAACTAGATTAAACCCCGCATTTTCAATGGCGGAGATTTTATTCAGAGTAGCTTTATATAAATCTCCAAACTTTTGTTTATTGCGAGGGTTCATGTCTTCGGGGTTAAAATAGTCTGGATGACCATGCCAGAAAAATCCAAAGAACTCATAAACAGTGTTGTTATAAGGGGTGTATGCGTCGGTTTTAAATCGTTTATCTTGAATTTTAATAGTTTTTTGACGAAACTCTTTTGAGATTCCAAGGCTATCAAGCCACAAATCTTCAGATTTTGAGACATTGTAACCACACTTCGGGCAACCGTTTTTATCAAAGATATGATTCGAAGGCTTTTGAAAAAACTCCCCATGTTGGGGACATAAAATTTCTATATTGGTGTGCATATTCTTATACAGAACCTTCTCATAATTGTATTTAGATCCATGAATTTCTCTGGCAGAAATTTCAAATTGCTCTTTAGAGAACCTGCGGTCTTTAGAGAGTTTCACGCCTTTACACTTAGGACAGCCCTGACCCATATTAATATGTTTGTAAGGAGTTTGTAAGAACTCTCCGTGATCTGGGCAAATAATCAAAACCTTTGTATCTACATTTTTATAATCAACTTTTGAGTAATCATATTTTAGATTGTGGAAATTTTCTGCGGAGGAAAGGTTAAAGGGCATACAAGTATATACACGAATTGCAAACGATATTAGAGGTGTCTAAACAAAAAACGAAATTTAGATAAAACAAACTTAGAGATGAAGAAATTGTATAAAAATTGGCCCGTGCATAATTTAATCGCCCATCCGCTATCCGAAGTAATTTACTGGTTGACATTTTGGATTTGTGGTGATAAGCTATCAAACATGGTTCACGATGCGACCATTCCAGAACATGAAAAAGGAACAGGAAGAGGATGAATATCTTCCCATCGAAGAATGGAACGAGACTCCTAAAGAATGGCTAAAACAAGAATACGCCAGACTTGATGTAAAAACAGGAGAAAAACTAATTCTAATCGGCAATGAGATGTTTCCGGTCGGGAGATTTGAAGAAAGTAATAAAATGAAAGACACAGTAGAAACACTAAGAAAAAGCGGTTACAAAGTTGGCGTTTACCACAAGCGACGACGAGACGAAAGACTCATCTTTCCAGAACTCCCTAAGGGTGGTCGCACGGAAGTTTGCATCACAACACCCAACGGCAGGACTGCTACAGGTAAAGCCCGATGCTCAAAAGAGGACACTTACGTCAAAAAAATCGGGGTGCAAATTGCACTAGATAGGGCTCTTAAGAAATTAGAGCTTGACAAAGAGGAAATCAATGATAGAGTAGTCGTATACATTAACGGAGAGAAAATCCCAGTAGATAGGGAGAAACAATTAAAAGAGAGTTGTGAATTAGCTCTTAGCGTTAGAGACCAACTCAATAAAGAACTTTCAAAACTTTCAAAAGAAGACCTTGCCTTCGCGAACTCCCTTTTTGATCTCGTAGATCTTTTTGCCGGAACATTTGCTTTGCAAGATCTTTTCAAACCTCTCCAAAATGAAATTCCAGAACCAAATCAAAGAAAGTTTACTTCATTCGGATCTGGAGGGGTTCTCCCAAAAGACAATCCTTATAGCTGGTGAGGAGTGCGTTCTAGTCACCCCTAAAAAAGCTGGGGCTATCTGGAACAAACACAACCTTTGTTTACGGAGCGTTATCTTCCGCAAGGAAGATCTCTCTCCGGTTTCATTGGGGTTTCCCAAGTTTTTCAACTGGGGGGAATCTCCGGATCTAACTTATATTCCGTTCAGCACTAAGGCTAACGGCGGGATAGAGGTTCTTGAAAAAAGAGACGGCTCACTGCTTATTGTTTCTAAATATAAAGGTGAATTAATTCATCGGACTAGAGGAACCTCTAATGCGGAGGACTTGGAAAACGGATTCGAAATCCAAGAACTAAAAAAACAATTTCCTTCGGCTTTTGAACTGGAAGGAGATACTTGCCCGTATTCTCTCCTTTTTGAATGGGAGTCTACTGTCAACCAAATCGTGATAAAACACGATAAGTTAAATCTTGTCTTAATCGGAGCAGTAAATCATGAGGATTATTCTTTGTGGACTCAATCTGAGCTTGACAAGTTTGCAGAAGAAAAAGGTTTATCTCGCCCCGAAAGGTTTCATTTTGATTCAATCAAAAAAATGATCGATGACGTTACCCTGTGGGTGGGAAAAGAAGGTGTCGTAACTTATTCTCAAAAGGGGCAGTCTCTTTTAAAGATCAAGGCTGATGATTACCTTAGAATCCATAGACTCAAATCCGAACTAGCTTCTATAAAGCATGTGGTAGATTTCTACGTATCTGCGGGAACCCCTCCCTTAAAAGAGGCTTATACCTTGATCGAGACGACTATCAGCTTTGAGGTTGCAGAGCGGTGTAAAGAGGATTTGGAAAAAGTCCACGAAGCTTGGGAGCGGGTGAACCACCTTGTTAGCAAGTTAGAGACGGAGCTGCTTGAAATTTATGGGGAGGATCGAAAGACTCAAGCCCTATGGATTCAGGACAGAATCGACTCAACTTACAGAGGTCTCGCTTTCAGCATCTTGGATAAAAAATACCTAGACGAAAAATCTAAAATCAAATATATAAAATATGAACTTTCTTTGTAAGTGTCTTGGCGGCTCTAATATGTATGGTCTCAACTCGCCAGAGTCGGACGTTGATTGGAGGGGCGTATATTTGAATACTGATTTATCCAGAATTATCGGGTTGGATACGGATCGATTCGATACTATCGACCGGAAGGGGGAAGTGGACGAAGTTTATTACGAGCTTCGCCACTTCCTTCGCCTTCTCCGTAAAACCAATTCTACCGTTATGGAGTTACTTTTCAACGAAAAGTGGATGGAGGTTTCTCCGGAATGGAATCTGATCTCTGAAAATAGAGAGAAGCTCATTGATAGCGAGAGGTTTTTTGTTTCCCTAACTGGCGGCGACGGGAAGGCTCAAAGGGAGCAAGGCTACATCGGTAACGAGATTCGCCTAATGATGGGTGAAAGAACCGGACTACTTGGAAGTAAACGCAAGAATAATCTAGACACCTATGGCTATAGTTACAAGAACGCTTGTCAGGCTTTGCGGCTAATTTATTCTGCCGTGACTTTCTATACTAAAGGTTATTTTGAAACCGACTTCACTCAGAATCCACATTTTGAATTAGTTAAGGATATCAAATTCAATCCAGTCAACTATACTCCAGAACAAGCTAGGGAATTGGTAGAAGAGGCTAGGAGAGAGCTGTTTAGCATCTACGACCAAAGAAAGATTTCTTTTAAATTTGATCAAGCTTTTGCGGATAACGTTTGCTTAAAGATTTACAAAAAGTATCTATGAAGAACGTTATTGTAACTGGCGGGGCAGGATTCATTGGATCTTGCTTAGTGAGAATGTTGTGCGACAAAGGCGTGAACGTTTACGTCGTGGATTCTCTTACTTACGCTAGTGAATTGGGAAATGTGGACAAAAGGGCTGTCTTCTATCTGGCCGATATCCGAAAACCCGATTGCATAAAAAGTTACTTTAAGTATAAATCAGATGCTAAAATAGATACCTTGTTTCATTTAGCCGCCGAGACACATGTCGATAATTCTATTTACAACCCTAGCTTGTTCACTGAGACGAACGTTAACGGAACAGTTAACTTGTTGAATCAATGTCTTAATAAGGGTATTAGATTTATCCACGTATCAACAGACGAAGTGTATGGAGATTTAAAAATGGGGCAAGATCCTTTTATGGAAAATACTCCTTTTAATCCAAGCTCTCCATACTCCGCTTCAAAGGCCGCTTCTGATCATTTTGTAAAGGCTTACCATCGGACTTATGGGATGGATAATATCATCACGCATTGTTCTAACAATTTTGGTCCCAGACAGAACTTTGAAAAACTCATCCCTAAAGTAATTAGCCGGATTATTCAAAATATTCCGATTCCTGTTTACGGGAATGGATCAAATGTGAGAGATTGGATCTTTGTAGAGGACCATTGTGAAGCATTGATTTACTTATCGGAGCATGGGAAGTCAGGAGAGACTTATAATATAGGGGCGAATAACGAACTATCCAATTTAGAGCTAATAGATAGGATAGGAAAGGTTATTGGGAAAACCTATGATATAGCGTTTGTTGAGGATCGACAGGGTCACGATTTAAGATACGCTATCAACACGCTGAAGATGGAGATTTTGGGCTGGAAAGCTAGGAGTAATTTTGAAGAAGCTCTTAAAAAGACTGTGGAATTTTATACATGAAAGGTATCATATTAGCTGGGGGTGCGGGAACTAGACTAAACCCTATTACTTTAGTTACTTCAAAACAGCTTCTTCCGGTTTATGACAAACCGATGATTTACTATCCTTTGTCGGTATTAATGTCTGCTGGAATTTTGGACATTCTTATCATCACCACATCTCGGGACCAAAATGCTTTTTATGAATTATTAGGCAACGGGAACCAATGGGGAATTAGTTTAACCTATGCTACACAGCCAGAACCCAAAGGAATTGCGGAAGCATTTATAATTGGAGAACACTTCATAAATAATAGCGAAGTGGCTCTGATTTTAGGAGATAACCTTTTTTGGCCGAATCCTTTAAAAAGAGGGATGGCGGACGTAGGACGAAATAAATCTGCCGTAATTTTTTCGCAAACGGTTAGCAACCCAGAATGTTTTGGGGTGATAGAAAAAGATGAGTTTGGTAGAATTATCTCTATTGAAGAAAAGCCCAAGCATCCAAAATCTAATAAGGTTTCCGTAGGTCTTTATATTTACGAACCTTCGGTAGTATCCGTAGCGAAGTCTCTAAAACCATCTTCTAGGTTAGAATACGAAATCACCGACATTAATAATTATTACATAAACCAAGGGTTGTTAGAGTGTTCGGAATTAAAAAAGGGCAGCGCTTGGTTAGATACGGGAACGATAGACTCCTTAATGGACGCCGCAGAGTTTGTTAAGGCTGTCCAAAAAAGACAGGGAATCTTAATAGGTAGCCCAGAAGAAGTGGCTTATTCAAATAGCTGGATAACTAAAAGCCAAGTCAAAAACCTAGCTAATAAAATGGGCAAATCTTTATACGCTGATTTTTTGAGAAAGCTCTGATCGAGCGCTCTCATGGTGACATTTTTCAGGATATAAACCGATCTTGTATTTAGAATTAATTCTTCTACAAAGCCACCCATCCCAACCTGCGGGATGATCGTCTATGTATCGGTAGCCTTGAAAACCGAATTCTTCTAGAACACTACGGTGCCACAGGGTAAAACCTCCACCGACCATCCCGATTTCCCTCATGTTTGAAACGGTGTCATCTATAAATCCTGACCATTTTTCTCCACTTTCACTGGCAATCAATCTGTTAGGATTCGCTCTAGAAGGAACGAGAGCACCAAGCACATGAAATCGAGAAATTGGAAATAGATTTGAAATCAAAGAGTTAGCAGCTTCCCGAGAAAGGGGTGTAACGTCATCTTCCCAAGTGAGAATCAAATCTTCTGGGGTTGACTTGAGAGCAAGTGCGTAAGATTTGCCCACGGTGTTATGAATTTCAAAAAAAGAAGCGGGTTCAGAAAGATGTTCATCTTTTATGTAAGCAACCCTTTCAAAAGGCAGGTTAATCATTTGAATTTTTAACCACCGAGCGAAATTTTCGTCTCCACTTTTATCTACGATAGTTACCCCAGTTTTAGAGGGGAAGTTATGAGCTGATAAGGAGTCTAACCACACTTTTGATAAACTTCGGTCGCCCCTCATAGGGCAGATTACTCCTACGCTTTTTATTTTAGGAATGTCTTCTTTGGGTTTAGAACCGGAACCCAGAGAGTCGCCATGCTTACAATAAACGAACCTAGAATTCAAGGGCTCGAATTTGAAACCGTGAGAAAGGGCTTTCAGATAAAGTCCCCAATCTTGTAAACATTGTAAATTCGAAGACCAGCCTCCTATAGCTTTTAAAAGTTCGACTCTAATAACCGAAGCAGTATCTATATAATTTAAGACTCTAATATCAGAAGATTCGTAAGGGAGATACATATCTGGATACCAGCAAAACGTATCACTTTCCAAAGTCAAAAGACTTTCTATAGAATCTACATATTCTTTAGTTGGAACGTTATCTGCATCCCAATAAAGTATATAACCCCTATCTAACAACTTTAAAACTGAGTTTCTAGATAAAGTCGGACTATTAGTTTTTTCATTTTCAATAACCTCCCAATTTGTGTGGTTCGAATTATCAAATTGACAACCGTCTAGAGATACAAATCTACGCCACTCTTTAGGTGCGAAAGAGTCCCACATCTTTAAGATTAGATTGAGATTACCTAAATAAGCATCATGCGCAACAACGCAGATAGCTAAAGGTTCAACACTCGTCTTCAATTTCCTCAAAACTTTCAGTAAAACTCCACAGGGTCAAAGACAAGCCTTTTAAAATATCAACCTCTGAATAACCCTCTTGAATTAATTTGTCTATTGCGAACTCAAATTGTTCAGAAATGATATCTACGTGATCGTCATTCATACAGCTAAGTTTCCTTTCCGTCTTTCTTGTTCGTCGATCAGAATATAAGGAAACGCCTTAACAGGACTATTAAAATCTTTAGCCCAGTCGTGACACATTTTAGGGTTATCAAAAGTTTCTAGTTCTTCATAAATGTAATCACGAAGGGTCGCAAAAATAGAAGGTTTGTTTGTTTGGCACCCAAGAGATGAAGTGGATACGTCAGAAGCTGAATGCCAATTTATTCCAAACCACCCAAAGTCTTGATAAGGGGGAGACCCATCTCTAGTAACTCCAACTGGAGCGCACTGCCTGAAAGAGGGCCTTCCATTATGAGGGCCTTTTCCGTAAAACCAAACTCCAGTGTTTAGCATTGCCATTCCCTTTTTAGAACCTGTTCCATAACCTTTTCTAAAACCACTAGGGTCGGTATTACCTTCGAAAAATAAAACCCCTTTTGGAGTCGATACAAACTGACCGTCATCAAAAATTCGGCGATCATTTTGATTTGGAACTCCCATTTCCGACTTAAGACCCCTTATAGCCACAACTACCAAATGTTCCTCAGGGTCAAAAGTAACGATTTTATCATTCTTATTATTGAGCTTGGAAGTGAGCTTAGGTAGGTTGGCTTGAATAATATCCTTGATGTCATCTGCCGACAGACCTTTTGAAGAGGCCTCACCTTCTGAAAAACCAAGAGCTTTCCAAGTATCTTTGCCCACAATCCCGTCTGGGAACAATCCTTTTGAAGCTTGGAAAAGTTTAACTCTAGATCTTGTTACAGACCCAAAATCTCCGTCATCCAAAATATTAAGAGCCCTTTGCAATTTAACAACGTTGCCACCTTTACTGCCTTCTCTGAGTATTTCCATATTAAGAAATACACGAAAATCTCTTGACAAGTTTAAAAATTGTGTTATATTCCGACATGGAAAGATTTTTTAAATTGCTAATTTGGTATTCGGTTGGCACGTATTTTCTCGAAATTGCGTCAGGGTCGGCAGACTCTTTACAAGGGAGTCCATTCTTCTTATGGAGCGAGCGAGTAGTCGCGGCAATTTTTACGATAGAAATTGTTTGGAGACTTTCTTACTATTATATGATTGGACGATTTTTTGGAGATAAGCCCTATCTAAATACAGCAAGATTTTGGGTAGATATGCTTGCAGTAGTTCCTTTTTATGTAGGGTTTTTTGTGCCTGCCGAATGGTTAGGTTGGATTCGAACCTTAAGGGTGCTAAGACTACTTAAGCTTTACTGGTATAGCAAAGGCATTAGAGACCTCTGTAGAGCATTTGTAAGAGCAAGAAAGGCCCTAAAAGGAGCCCTAGTATGTATGACGACAGTAGTTTTATTTGCTTCAGCTCTTTTATTACAAGCAGAGGGTCAAGCACAGCCCGATAAATTTGACAATATAGGAAATTGCATCTATTATTGCTTAACCACGGCAACTACGTGTGGTTTCGGAGAATACGTAACGGTTACACCTTTAGGTAGGTTAATTACGATTTTTATTTTATATGGCCCCGCCATCATGATTGCGGCGGCATCTATCGGAATCATTGGAGCGGCTTACCAAGAGGAGCTGAGTTCAGACGAAGAAAACTCTTGACAATAACAAAAAACAAAATATAGTAAGAAAAAATGAAATCGTATATTCTAATCGCAGTCGTAGCAATGTTCACATTTTGTGAACCATTGTTCTCAAAAGGATCGTCGGGGAGCCGTTCGAGTTTTTCTCGAAGTAGTTCTTCAAGTTTTAAATCCACCCCAAAGGTCTCTACCTCGAAACCGAGTTCAAAGCCCTCGGCAGTGACAACGTCGTCAACTTCTACCCCTACTGCAACAAAACCCTCCTCAAAGAGCAACGTAGCAACCCAGAAATACAAGTCATCTACTGATAAAGTCGTTTATGAAAAAGCGGTCAAAAGCGGAACGGCTTTCAAAACTAAGGACGAAGCCGTAAGTAGCTTTAAAACTAACCATGGCGCGAAATATACCTCAACGTTCCCCAAAGAACCCGTAACTCGCCCTACTTATATTCCCCAAACTACAAACGTGGGAGGTCGGGACTATAACGTTTCTTATAATCAGGATCGCGGCGGCTATGGATATATGAATAACCTTGGAACCTTTATGATGTTCGACGCAATGACAGACGCAGTGGTAATGAGTTCTCTCATGAATAACCACGGTTATTACCACGGATCTCCATATCAAGCTTCCCAACCGACAGTAACCAACCCGCAATCTCAAAATTCTAATTCTTGGATAATTTGGGTTTTCGTAATCATCTTCGTCTTTATCATAGCTGCGATTATTTCGAATCTCTTTGACTAATTCAAAAAGCGCTACAGGCCTAATGGTTAAGCAGGGGATTCTAAATCCCAAGATACTCGGTTCGATCCCGAGGTAGCGCATTTCTTTAAAAACGGTGTATTATTTTAACATGGAACAGAAAAACGACAAAATGGAATTTCGGTAGGTATCGACAGTGTGTCGTTTAAGATTAAGTGGAAAACTATTGACAAACGGGGCCAGATGCTTGTAAGGGAGCTTTTGAAATGAAGCCTTATATTTACATAGCGGTCAGGTCCGACCTATCAAGACCACAACAAATCGTTCAGGCCTCTCACGCAGCTATTGAAGCAGCTAGAAACTTCGTAGATAGGGATCATGAGCACCCATCTGTCATTGTTTTGAATATGAACAATGAAAAAGCCTTAGAGAAGTTTATTAAAAATTGCCCCTATCGCTTAATGGAATTTCGCGAACCAAACATGGAAAATCAGTTGACAGCAGTGGCAACAGAGGCTATAGTCGGGGAAGGAAGAAATCACTTCAGAAAATACCAACTCATTAAATGACAGAAGAAATTAAAGTGGGCTCTAGAATTTTTCTGGACGATGAAAAAACAATCTCAGAAACTAAGGATTTTCAATTCAAAGTCAAGAGGATCAGAAAGCTGTCTTTCGAAGACAGTTCGAAGCTTGAGCTTTACGAACTCCAAAATGACGAGAGCTTCAAAGTAATTCTTGCGAGAAAATCTTTCGAAGAATTTTACGATTGGAAAATCTATAATTACATGGGATTTTTTAAAGAAGGTAGTCGGGAGGACCACGAAGTTTCAAACCCGTGGCTCTTTGAAGACAAGAAATTCGCGGAAGCTATCGAAGGAGACGACGCAGTCTATGTAAGAAAAGCCTTACCTGAGGTTTCTCATGACGGAGAATTTAACTGCTACGTTGCGGAATACTCAACTCAATCGCTTTTAGATAACGACGAACTTTTAATTATCGAGACTGGAAACACTCATAATGGGTGGGTCGAATTTTACGAAGGCCGAATCGTCTCAGACGTAGCATTTACACTAGAATTTTAATAATAAACGATAATTTAATGCTTTTATCTGCGATTATTTTAAACGCCCCAGCAGTCCTTTTTCATCAGTTCTCCATTATGAAAGGTTGCAAACCTTTTTGGAAAGGATCTTTGGTATTAGCATTTATTAATTCAGCATACGTAGAGGTAGCAATATGGGCTTTAATCCACACGAAACTGCCGTAAACATAATTAAAAACTGCGCCTCTTATTACCAAGCAAGGAAAGCTCTCAAAAAATACTACCTGACGAAATCTGAACAAAATAAGATAATTCGAATGGCGGAAGAAAAATTTCAGAGAAGATTCCTTGACAAAAACTAAAACTAGGTTATATTGACCTGCCCTTTAGATCAACCTGAAAAACTTTTAGTTTGTTTCAATGAGTTACAATAAACACATAAGGAAAATTCCTGAAAGTGTTATAGAGTCATTTAGAGGGGTTCGAGAAAAAATTCAACGAGCGGTTCAGAAACAAAAAAGACAAGTTACTCTTAAGGAAGCTTTAGAGCAAGTAAGGAGAATTCACAAATGAGATATTTTATAGTAGCTTGGGATCAATATTATCCATCAGGTGGACTAAGGAACATTAAAGATAAGTGTTCGGATATGAAGGAAGCTAGGGAGTCAGCTCAAGAGTGTTGTGAAAATTGGGATAATGTAGAAATTTACGACTCAAATCTTGAATTAGTAGAAACTATTAAATAATGTATAGCGCCGAATTTTTAAAAACCCTCCCTAAATACTTAAGGGCTTCAATTCCAAAAAAGGGACCCGTGGTAGGTATCGATCTTGACGATGTCATTGCGGACTTTGCGTCATATTCTCTTACTGAAATGGCAAAAGGTCGCCACAGAGACGACGTTCATAAAGATGTAGGTTTATTTAGAAACCTTCCCTTAATTAAAGGAGCCAAAGAAGGTGTCGAGTTTTTAGATAAACATTTTGAAATTTATTTTGTTTCGACAGCAATGTGGACGAACGACCTCTGTTGGACTGAAAAGAAACAATGGGTCTCAGAACACTTTCCAAAAATCGGAAAAAAGAAACTCATACTTACTTCAGACAAGGGTTTGTTCGCTGGCGACTATCTAATTGATGACCGTATTGCTAACGGAGTCGGTGACTACAAGGGAAAGCATATTCACTTTGGAACCGAAGAGTTTCCTGACTGGACTGCGGTTACTAATTATTTCGACAAGTTGGCGAGGTTAACCGAAAAGGCTAGGTTAATCGAAAGCGGAAATACCGCTATTCTTCCGTCTGGAGAAATTGTTCCCAGAGAAACGGCGGGATCAATGAATTATTAACGAGCTGAGAAAATGAGGTGTTTAATCTCTGGACATAGGTTTTTTAAATTAGAGCAGTATTCAATAGACTGGATTAAATTCGCGATTAAAGAGTCCTTAGCAGGCCTCTGTCCCTCTTATGGCTTGTCCGGAATGGCGAGTGGAGTTGATCTTTGGTTTTGCCAAATTTGCTCAGAGCTTAAAATACCTTACGCCGCTTGTATTCCTTTCGAAGAACAACAAGACTTGGTAGAGGAATTTGAAAAAGAGGAAAGGCTGAAACTGATAGACCAAGCCTCTCAGGTTTGGAGAATAAGGAATTCTGCAATGCTCGAAAAGTCAGATGTTGGTATCGTGGTTTGGGACGGTAACAAAGGCGGCACTCACAATGTTATTCAACAACTTATTGAAAACAAGAAGCCCTTTTTTTGGATTAACCCAGTTTCTGAGAAAATATGGGAATGTCTTTAAAAAATCTAAAAAATCTAAAGAATTAATTATCTCTACTTATTAGAGAGGTTTTTAAGTGTATTTATATACATGTCGAGAACTCCTAAACAAAGCCATTTTGTGGCCATTATTTTGGCTATAATAGCGGGCGGAATTATTCCCGCATCTTTTGGCTTATTCACAAAGATTTACGAGACCAAAGCTAAACAACCCGTTGCGGTTCACAACCTTAGGTCTGCGGCAAGTATATACAGTGAACTTTACGACTTAAAAAAAGAGGTTTTAGCCGATCACATTTCTCTTTTGAGGGCTCATGACTCAGGAGGACCAATTCCGAACAAATCATCTATAGTTGCGGAAGTTTTGGGAGATGATATAAACCAGATATTTAATGACTGGCAATCTCAACCCTTAGATATGGATTATTTAAAACTTTTGGAACAAATTGTTGATTCAAAAAAAATAACCCTAATAACTGAAGAACTCCAAGAGTCTATATTAAAAGACGTCCATGCGTCAAGGGGAATTGTTCAAGCTGACATGAGGTATTTAGGGGCAAATCAGGATTCTATTTATTATTTAATTATTTCATTTAAAGACCATAGATTAATAGATAGCACATATTTAGATAACGTAAGGTCTAGCTGTGGGAAGGTGATAACAATTCTTCAAGAAGCAAAGGCAGTCAAATGATAATTTCAATAATTGATAGTTTAATAATGTTGGCAATATTGCATTTTGCTTTATTTCAAGCAAATCTAGAATCAATAAAGGCAAAGACTTTTTTAGGAGAGGTGAGCGCTTGGTCTTTAGCCTTTCTTTTAATGGTTATAATGGGTTTTAAAATATTAGATAGATTTGAACATGACCCCGCTTCTTTTTTGGATATTTTGAAACATTTCGCTTTTTTAGCATTAGCTGTAAAATACTACCTTCTTACGAAAAAACTGTTGACAAAGCCGAAAACTGGGGTATAATCCCTAATGCTTAAAACAGTCAAAGCTACCGGAAAGGTAGTCATTCTTTCGGACCTCCACATGGCTCACAATCGTGAGTTTTTGTGGGGAAGACGCGGATTTAGCTGCGTAGAAGATCACTCTCGATTCATTCGAGAGCAGTGGTTTGAACTTATCGATGAGGAAACTACCGTTTTCAACCTCGGAGACTCGCATTTTGGAGATCCCGAAGGTAAGGCCTTTGAGGATTTTTCGACTTGGCCTTGCAAAATTCAATATTACCTTTGGGGAAATCATATTTCGGGAGCTAAACGGGTTTACAATCGTGAATCGATGGGGATGGAAGTCTACCCAGTGAGGGCTAATAATGTGGAGTTTGTAGGGAAAAACCTTACTGCGAACATTAACGGCAAACATTACGAAATGTCCCATTTTCCACAAAGGGTCTGGGACAAAATGGCTCACGGGGCTAGACACGTAAGCGGACACTCACATGGTAATGACGAGGGTCGAAATCTTAGAAATTCTTCTGGAAAGTGTCTAGATGTTGGCGTCGAAAACGCCATGGAACATAGTGGAAAATTCTTCTTTACTTTCGAAGAACTTGAGGCTATATTCAAAAACAAGGAGAACAAAATTCTAGACCATCATCAAAGTTAATATGAATCGTGATTTAATAATTTGCCGTGGAGGCAGTGGAAGCGGAAAGTCAACTTTCGCAGAATTTATCGGGGGTGTGATTTGTTGCGCTGACGATTATTTTATGGTCGATGGCGAGTATCGTTTTGACGCGACTAAACTTAAACAGGCTCACGAAGCTTGCAGGGAGAAGTTCGACCAAGCGGTTTTGAACGGGGAACCCAAAATCGTTCTCGCCAACACTAACACTCAAGAGTGGGAGTTTATCGGGTATAAGAACTTCGCAGAATCTCATGGATATAGGGTCTTTGTGGTGATCGTTGAAAATCGCCACGGAGGAACCAACGTTCACGGAGTCCCTAGCGACGTTCTCGAAAAACAAAAGCGCCGGTTTCAAATTAGGTTATGATTTTTGCAATTTTAATAACCCATTATCTTTTTGATTGGGTTTTTCAAAGTAGGTTTATTGCCGAAAATAAATCGAAACGTTTAGACGCTTTAACGCTTCACGTTTTGATATATACGGCGGGATTGATCTTGTTGGCTATTTTTTCAGAACTTACTATAGGATGGGCGCTATTCAATGGCATTGCACATTTCGGGGTAGATTTCATTAGTTCTAAAATGTCGGCAAAAGCTTGGCAAAAAGAAGATAAAAAACAGTTCTGGAATATAGTCGGGGCGGATCAATTAATTCACTATCTAATTTTGTATGGGACTATCACTTCTTAAAAATTGCGGTGTTTACCCAGAAAGCCCAAAGCTTTCCTTTTTCGCTCCTGCACCAAATCCGAATCCCGTAAGATGGGAGCTTATGGGATATTTGCAATTTAAAAACGCATACATTTTAAAAGTGAGGTATCTAGATTGCACGAACTTTGAAGGCCGAAAAATAATGGTTTACGAAGGAAAATTTGATAAAAACGTTAAAGAGTTAGATCCCCATTTTCAGGAAAAAGGAGGTCCTATCGCTAGGTTTAGACCAGACGTAAAGAATCTACACAGGGCAATTAAATTTGCAAAAAGCTTATGAGCTATGTAATTGAATACCGTGGTAAAATCATTACCAATCATAGAGGAAACAAAGATTATCTCAGAAAAAGAAACATCTTTCCCAAATCTAATTGCGTTTGGGTTACAGATAATAACGGACAAAGATTTAAAATGTCTATTAATAGAGATTTAGCTGAAACCGTAGAGAAAAATGAGTATTATTGAAGGAATTTATTTAATTGGGGTTTTAATTTATATGCTGGTTTTTCCGGTTTTTTGGATTAAAGATTTTTATTCGAAAGCTTTTTCGGAGTTCATGATGGGGGTCATCCTCTCCATGTTAACCTGTTGGTTTTGGCCCGCTGTTGTATTTTATTACGGATTTTACAAACTTTTAAAATACAAGAAAGTTTTTTAATGCAATACGATGCACATACAGCCATATTTTTGGCCCGAGAGTTTTTTCTTAGGGGCGTGGACAGAAAAGATGCAGTCGAAATGTTAGACTCGTTTTCTTACCATAAATACCCAAAGTCTAGACCCGCAAGGGTCGAATTCTTCGAAAGAGGAGTAAGGTCTTATGATAGGCATCTTGAGTGTGAACCTGACGATTTCGGGAGGCTTAAGGGAAAAGGTTACAAAACAGCTTGACTAAGTCCAAAAAGGTGTTATATTAGCGCATGGCAGATACTTATATTCTTGGAGATATTCACGGTCAATTTAACGTCCTTTACGGATGGCTGGAAGATCACGCGAAAACTGGGGATACCCTGATTCAGGTTGGAGACTTCGGGGTAGGGTTCGTTAAAGATTGGCTTTTGGATGATCTGGGCTTTGAAGCCAAGAAAAAGGGAGTTTTCATTAAAGCTATTAGGGGGAATCACGACTCGCCTTATCCATTCGCCAAAGGAGGGGTATATGGAGATAACCTTGAGCTAATTCAGGACTATACTACCCAAACAATTAACGGGAAGAAGTATCTTTTCATAGGCGGGGCAATTTCAATTGACAGAGCTTGGAGAAAAGAGGGGGAAGACTATTGGAAAGACGAGGTCGTAGATTACGATATGTCTAAATTGGACGGAATCGAAGGTGTAGACGTATTGATTACTCATACGTGTCCAGATTTTCTTAGCCCCGCACCCAAAAGTTTTTCAAATATCCAATGGGCGCTAGATAAAGATTCCCCACTAAAGAGTGAACTTATTTTCGAAAGAGACTACATGACTCAGGTTTGGAACAAACTGAAAGAAAATAATAGTATCAAGAGTTACTACTACGGGCATTTCCATGTAACTAAGACTGAGTATGTCGAGGGTTCAAAATTCCGCTGTTTGAATATTAATGAAATGGTTATGCTATGAATTATAAAGCCGAACTTATTAAACCTGAAGGAACCGTGGAGGTTTATTGGAGAATGAAAGGGGGCGGACCAAGTATCTACTGTTACCCCTGTGGTAAAATAGAACTTTTCGAAATCCCTAAATATGGAGGAGAAGAGCAGTTTTACGGAGAATATAAAACTCTTGGAGAAGCGATGAAAATTGGAAATACTTTTACATGAACAGAAGAAATCTTATTAAATCTATCCCTCTTTTGGGATTCGCGCCGTTCGTTCAAGCTGAGGAATACCCTTGGCCGCTAGAATGCACTTTGACACCTTTTCAGAAGAAAATTTGGGAGGCTTATAACAAGCACGATTACAATCTCTTCATCCTTCCTAGAGGAGCTGGGAAGACTTTTCTTTTCAACCGTTTTTACGAAATTGATGGAGGAGATTGGTTGGTGAATAGGCTTTATGGAAAAGACGAAAGTGGGAAGAAAACCATTTTGGTAGATAATTTGACTCTCCCGTTTTACCCAAATACGAAGACATTGAAGTCTGGAGAACCTTATAGTCGAATTAATGTATTTACTTCGATAACAGAATATAACGAGATTTCTCTAAAGGCTATGATTGGGTCTGGGGAATTTAATGTGATGAATTTTCCTACAGAGTCCCTGTCCGTGAATGGAAAAATGCCATTAATAACCAGAGCGGAAATGGTCACCTTTAGGGAGGGGCTTTCTACAGAGGGGTTCCGCAGAGAAATTTTGTGCGAATTTGCATGAAAGAATTAAAAGGGGTTAAGCTAGTGATCGGTTACCTATTTTTGGGGCTTATGTTTTTACTAGGACTATGTTGTTTACTTATTCTATCTCCGTTTATGCTCATGATGTATATTTGCGAGTTCATTAAAAAGGTAGCACAATGGATTTGGTCCGGAGTGTCAGAAAGCGCCGACGTTGCCGCAGATCATTTTTTCGATATCATCACAAAAATTTATGTTAAATATTTTTACAAGTCCCAAAGTTAAAAGGTTCGGAGGTCGCGATATTATCTGGGTAGAGAAGGGAGATCTTAGACAGGGTTTCTATAGATCCACCGGAAGAAATAGCCGTATGCCGGACGTATGGTTACCATTTGATGGGGTAGGATGGATTTTCAACTACTGGTTCGACAAACAGAGGTTTTGTGAAAATTGCGAACTGGTCAGATATGGCAATTCAGAATTGAAAGAAATTTCTGATTACCTAGCCACTTTAGATATCCCAAAGGGCGAGGTGACTAAACCATACGAAATAAATGAATTTCTAGATACGAAGGAAAGCTTTATGCTTAACCATTACTTAGCGAAAGTTTTTGTAGATGCAGAGAAAGCGGGCAGATTAGATGACCACCTATACTAGCACCGGCAGAATGTGGCACGATGGTTCTTGGGTATTTATCGAAGTAGATAAGTCTATCCGAGATTACTATTGCGCTGTTTTGAATTGGCTAGTCGCTCCCGTCAGACCTTTTGAAGATCCTCATATTACTGTAGTAGCAGGCAAATACGAACAACTTCCCAGTTACGATATTCAACCCGAAATCGTAGAGTTTACCTATTCGGATATCCTCACGGATGGGCATTACTATTGGCTAACAACTCAGTGCGAACGTCTTCATGAATTCAGACTAGAGAATGGTTTAAATCGTAATCTAAAATACGAGCCACATATTACGGTAGGAAAGTATGACAAAAACTGGGGCAAGAAAACTGTGAAAAGACCAAGATGAAACTAACAGAAGAACAAAGAGAAGAATTGGGATGGATTAGAGAGGCAGTCGAAAAATTATCCTCAGAACAGACAGAATTATTTAAAGATACCTGTCACTATCTAAAAATCGACGAAGAATCTCAAAAAGCAAATTGGCTTTGGGATTACCTTTTTAACGGGTTAAACGTAGAAAGTCTTGAAGCGAATTTATGAAAACAATTTTATTTGGATCGACAGGATACGTGGGAGGGAAGTTTAAAGAAGCCCTCCCCGACGCTATTTGCCTTCCTGTGGACCTCACTAATTACGATAACGTAAGATTTGCGTTAGAGCTTCACAAACCCGACCTAGTTATTAATTGTGCTGGGTTTACTGGAAAACCCAATGTAGACCAATGTGAGATTCCCGAGGTTTCCGTCAAGTGTTTGGACGGTAACGTAAAGATTCCACTTAATTTAGCCAACGCTTGTAAAGAACTAGGTATTAAATTTGGCCACGTTTCTTCAGGCTGTATTTATACTGGTGACGAGTGGTTTAATATTTGGGATGACCCAAACTTCATTAAAACCGGCAGCTTTTATTCCAAGACTAAAGCCTTTGGGGAGGAGCTTATTAAAAATAAGGGAGTTCATATTTGGAGACTGAGAATCCCTTTTGATGAATTTAAAAGTTCAAGAAATTACATTACAAAACTCCTTACTTACGACAATGTCTTCGGAGCCCCAAACTCCCTGTCTCATTTAGGGGACTTCGTAAAAGCTTGTATAAACTCGCTAGAACAACCTCCCCGCATTTTCAATATGACGAACGCGGGGCACTTACCTTTTGGAGAGGTTTTAAATATTTTGAAAGAATTCCAGCCCGAACTTTCTAAAAACCTTACGGAAATTGATTTTCCAGAATTGATAGCTCCCAGATCAAATTGCACTATGGAAGGAGATCCATTAATGAGACCAGTAAGAGAAGCTTTTATTGAAGCAGTTAAAAATTACGCTTGACTTATGTTGAGAGTGTGTTATATTCCGTCATGCAAGTAACCACAGAAGTAAAAGTAAACACAGTTTCAAGTCAGGGCATTCAAAAAGTCTTGATGGGAATTGACGTTAGTAACCTTTCCATGGTTGCTCACATGTTTCGCGATCAGATTTATTCCGACGCAAAGATGGCAGTAGTGAGGGAATATCTTTGCAACGCCATTGACGAACACCAGACTCACAAGGTCTCAAGGCCTGTAGAGGTTACTCTCGACGAATCGTCGATGAAGTTCCGAGATTTTGCAAAAGGTCTCAGTAACGATGACGTTCTTGGAATCTTTTTTCAATACCTCTCTTCAACTAAAAAAGGGGAAGAACATGGTGGATTTGGTATTGGAGCGAAGGCTGGACATGCTTATTCGGATATTTTTTATGTAACTTCTCATTTCGAAGGGTTAAAGACCACTTACGCAGGAGTTCTCGAAGACAACGGAGGAATTCACCCTGACGGAATGATTAATATTCTCGGTTCGGAACCCAGCTCCGAAACTGGTATTGAGGTAGAAATCCCCTTAAAGAATTCTTTGGATGAATTTACTTTCGAAACTAAAATTAAACAGATTGCGAAGTTTTCTAAAAACTCCTTTTTGTTTAATGGTGATCTTGTGGGAGGTAAAATTCCCGAGGGGTGGGAGGCTTTCGACAAATATATTTTCTGCCGCAAGAAAGGAAACCAGAACGTAAGTGTTCGCCTTGGAGATATTGTTTACAAATCCAGCAAAGGCATTTATGTAAAAGGATTGCCCGATTTGGATCTCATCATTCTCGCGGATAGCGTTAACGATTGTGCTCTTCCGCCTTCTCGCGAGTCCGTCAAAATGGATGATAGAACATCAGCGTTTATCGACGGACGGATTGAGGATTTTAAAGACAAGCTCACAGAGCACTTGCAAGAGATCTATGACAACGCAGCCTCTCACTATGAGCGCTTTGAGATCAGAAACACGTATTCTCTAAAACTTGACGGCGCAGCAGCAGAGGCCGAAGTATTGTTGCTTTCTGATAAAGTTGGATCTGTTAGCGCATTCGACCCTTATTCTAGAAAGTATTGCAATATCGAGAATCTGGGCACAAACTATTTGGTTGCTTCTTTTTACAAAAGATCTTACCTATTTTATGTTGGGAAACTTTCGGGAATTAAAAAGCAATACTTTTCTTTGTATCATGCAAACTTAGTCGGGGCCGAAAATGCCCGAGTAACTTTTGTAGAATTTCCCTCAAAAGTCGATGGCGACAAATGGGCAAGTGACCTTGGAATTCCTGCGAATAAATACGCATGGGCTGAGCAGGTGACGTTTCCGAAAACGTCCTATGCTAGGAATCCGAGGGTCCGCAAAATTTACCATTATGAAGGAATTAATTCAAAAGGAAGTTTGCAAAATTTTGATCCGGAAGAAGAAGATGTTATTTACGTAGAGTCTTTTAAAAAGTCTCTTAATCTTAAATACCCAGAAGAACTTTACAGGGGTTATAATATCACTATTGTCCCGAGGTATCTAGTAAGCCAGATTTCAGACACTTGGGTTTCAGCGGACTCAATTATTGAACAAAAACTACTTGACCTTTCGCAAAAAGTGCGCGATAATATGGCAGATTTTGTGAAGCATGAACTTGCGAGCGATTACGATAAAAGCCATCTTGTAAGGAAATACTTCAAGTTTAAGGGCCGTAAAAACCCCTTGGAGATCCCTCGACCTATCACTCAAACAGATGTTAAACTGCTTCCCCTAGTCCCAGAAAGGAAAGAGGTTTTAGAAATCGCTTCTAATGTTATTAAGAAAATCAAAACAAAAACAGACACTTGGCAGTTCAGAGCCGTAATGGCTCTGGGTGAACTCTCAGAAAACGAATATCAACTCGCAAAAAGCAAAATTCTATCATGAAACATATCCTAACAACCAATCGGCTAACAGTTATTGACAATAACGATAAGACTCACAAAATCGAAACTTCCCACAGGAACTTTGATAAGATCTGCAAAGCAGTCTCAGATGGCGACCAGATTCTTTTTGAAACCCTTCTAGCGGACGTAGCGCCAGAACCTATCCCAGAGCCAGATCTTGACGGGTTTGAACATGAACTGTTCGAAAAACGCGATGGAGAAATTTTCTACAGGGGTATTTGGAAGCTTGAGGGTCCAACTAAAACGAAACTGGTTTCGTTGCTCAAGTATGAAATGAGCCTTCAGCCGCTTATTAACTTTCTGGACAACCTGTATAACAACGTCTCCAGCCAAGTTATATCTCAGCTAGTCAGGTTTCTTGATTACGAAGAGCTTCCGATCACAGAGGATGGCTGTTTCATCGCTTATAAGGGCATCCGTGCTGACAAATATAGCCACCACGGCAACCTTGAGGTTCAACTTTTACAAGGGGTGAGAAATGAAAGGGGGCACATTCTTAATGAGGAAGGTCACGTTATTGAAATCCGCCGCAATCAAGTTAATTGCAACCCTGACGAAACTTGCTCACAAGGTCTCCACGTTGGGTCTCATAGCTTTGCGCTTTCTTACGGCCCGATTCTTGCAACAATCAAGATTAACCCTATTGACGTTGTCTCGGTCCCTACAGACTACAATGGTCAAAAGCTTCGTTGTTGTAAATACCTTGTGGTAAAACACGAAGTTAAGAAAATCGAACAGCCGGTTTCTGACGGGATCGAAGGTGCTGAAATCGAAAAATCTGATCTCGAAAAACTCGACGCATATCTTGCTAAAATGAGTGTGGGTGTTCATAATTATGCTTATATCGCTTCATTCCTCGGAGTCGCGGATTTTATCGTTAAGAGGTATTTTCTCGAAAAAGATCACCAAGACGTAAAGTGTTTCGAGGGCATTTTTAAACTCTATGCCTTTAACTTCCTCTTGGAGATCGGTGAATATGGCGAAGACTTCAATCCTTACAAAGAAGAGGAAGATTATGATGATAACTTCTGGGGTGACGAAACCGATCATGACAATTGATAAAGAATACGTTGAAAATCTAGAACAACAGGTAATTTCTCTCCAAGTCGGAATAGACGTTTATCAAGACATTCTGGTGGTGATATCTCAATATTTACAAGGTTTTAAAATCTTTGACAAATTATCGGGAGACACTTTTCAAATAAACCAAGCCCCTCTTAAACTAGAGGGCGACCTTCGCAGGTTTGAAATACTTGCGGACAATATTATAACTTATGACTTCAGACTCTAATAACAAATACGACACTTCGGGAGAACCCCTTCCTGACTATACTTCTCTTTCATTCGGGTCTAGTAAAGAAGAACTTGAAAAATTCGACAAGGAAAACAAACGTCACCTTGAGATAATTAGATACGTTCTGAGCAAAATTACCCGACCTAAGAAAAAGGAAAAGGTGAGACACCACAAGAAGCGGCGCAAATGATTTCTAAAAAACAAAAAGAATGAGACTTTTTAATTTGACAGGAAAACAACTAAAAGCCCTCAGGGGTAGGGTTCCGAATATTAAAAACTTAAAAGTTTACACGGGAGAGGTGACTCCACTAACTCCATGTGCTGAATTTAGAGAAGTTCTAAACCAACGGGGTTTGGAGGTTGAAGAGTCCGCTATCTACGCATTTCAGAACGTAGGTATGCACATAGACTCAACGTCATCAAAAAATTACGGAGTGGTAATTGGAGTCCTTCAAGGTGGAGGAGTATTTTCTTACTTTAAAAACCTTAAAGATTATAGAAACAAAAAGGTTTCTGCATACACGATTGAAAAAGGCGATGTAATTTATTTTGATGATAAATTGCCACACTCATTTACTTTAGAGGGGAGAGAAAAATGGTGCGTTTGCTGCTTAGCGGACGTTAAGAAACGTCAGGTTCAATCACTTTTTAAAAATGAAAGTCAGGGCAGTTTATAATTTTATCGGGAAAACAAAAAGTAAGTCTGAATTAAGTATTAATCAAAAAACCCACTTTAAGACAAGGTATTTTGAAAGGGTTGGCGTAAGATGTATTGAACCAATTTATCAAAACATTATGTTTAAATTAAGATCTGGTAAATTAAAATGCACAAGAATAGGCGACCGCAAGGGTTACGAACTAAAAGTAGAAGCCCATTCTTATGAAATCATCTACGATACAAAAACCGACACATTAGTTACAATATTTTGAAACAGATCGTCAATATTTTGCTATTTTCCTGCATTATTATATTTGTTTGGATATTAACAATCGTGGATGAAGTCTCTTCATTTATTAGGTCTAAATTTAGATAAAACTTCTTGACAAACCCCCAAAAGGGTGTTATGGTGCGGAATGAAAATAATCGCAAAGACGAAAGATTACTACGACTACCTCCAAGGGGTCTATGGGACCGATGAGAAAATTGTTTATGATCGACGATCAGGCCTTGGAATAGGAGACGTTCGTAACGGTGATTCTTATTTCATTTTTATTAATGGGTTTCGTTATTTTACAACCTTCTACGATGGGAGGTTCAGATACGGGGCAGAAAACATTCTTAAAGTTTTAGAGGAATTTTTAAAAGTAAAATCAACTCGTAAAGATTGTTGGTCTAGCGACTTAGATTTTCTTTTCTATTATGCACAGGATAAAAAGCTTGTAAGACGGGCTCAAAGATTGGAGGAAAACTGGTATCCAGAAAACTTTAATAGACTTCTTTGGAAACCCGTTTTGATATCCAAGAGCGAAGATCCTAACAAATGCGATCTCACGGAGCCTTTAACTTTAAACCAATTTAATTTTGGATCTGTTATGACTCCTCATGAAGTCTACGTCGAAATCTCGAATTTCCTTAGCTGGTGCGTAGATAATCCGCCCATTCCAGATAAACAAACCGATAAAGAAAAAGTGGTTTCTCATGGGTTCGATCTAAGAACCTCTTTTAGACACCGGAAATGAATTTAAAAACCTTTTGCGAAAATTCTATAGAAGAACTTCGGATCTTTGATGCCGAAAAATTCGTAAGGCTCAGGGAAGAGCTTCATAATAAGTTTTTTAAAAGGCTGATTTTTTCAACAACTCACGGCTTAGATATTTTCAAAAACATACTAGAAACTTTAGAAGGAAACCCTTGGAAAGAAGAGGGCGAATACGGTGCGAACTTTAGAAAAGGGATAAAACAATGGCAGAAATCTTAACATATATCTTTATCTACTGGTTGGTGGGGTGGGCTTTACTCATCGCGCTTACTAAAGTGATAGACGGGGGGGTAACAGGTCGTGACCTTTTAGAATTGATACCTCACTCTTTACTTTGGGTCATTCTTGTTCCAGTTATTATTTATTGCGAAGCAGATCATCGCGGCTGGCTAGATAAAAAACTCTTTTAAATGAAAATATTCTTGATAAAATTAAAATTGCGTAGTAATTATTGGATCAACAGAATTATTAAGTCGTTTGGGTTTTGCCCGAAATGTTTCTCAATGGTAAACTATACCTCAACTGGCAGGGCTATTTGCCCAAAGTGCGGAAAATGAACAAACCATTCTTTTTAGGAATTTTAGCAGGAATCGGAGCATCGGCGCTTTTGGTTGTAATTCTTTACCTAACGATCCTCAACCCACAAAGGATTATCGAACAAGCGGCGAACAAAGCTGTGGATCAACAGGTTGAGAACCTTAAGGAAAAGGCTAAATCAAAACTACAGGATTATTTAAAATGAACAGTTTAGAAGAACTACCCGAAGGATTAAAATCCGAACTCGGGATGCACATGATGTTTTTAAATTGTGGGCTGGAAAATGAATACTTTGAGTTATTAGACTGTTCTGAAAACCCAGACTGGCGTGAAAGTATGACGGATGAGACGGAAGCGGTTCTTGTTTATAAAGGCACTACATACTATACTTTATTAAAAAGGCACTATGACTGAAAAGTTTACGCAGAAATACACCTCTCCGCTGGATGAGGCGCGGCTTAATTTTTGGAAAGACAAGTTTGAATTAATCGTCGAAGTCAAAGAATGGGAGGTTATTATTTTGTGTGCTAAGTGCGAAATGGAGATTCCCAAAGATCACAAAAGTATATCAAACCCTAGGACTTTTAAGAAAACTGAAGTGGGAGAACCATTAGTAGCGTCGAGATCCTGTCCGCATTGTTTAACTCGTAATTACAAAGTTGACAGTGATAATTATTGGGTATATTTTAAACCGATCCCTACTAAATTAAATAGGCGCAGGTTTGTAGTAACTCAAAGAACCAAAATCTGGGGAAAAGTCAAAGAAGAGGGTTTCTGGGAGTATCAAGAAATTAACGAAGAAAGCTCTTGACAACAGGAAAAGGTGTGTTATAATCGAAACATGCTAAATAACGACTCTTGGTTCTCAATCGGCACTTACGGTGCAAAGTTTCCTGAAAACACAGGCACGATCTGGAGGTCTGCTCAAGCGTTCGGTGCAAATCACATCTTTACTATCGGAGAGCGTTACCAACGTAGGATGACCGACACTCGGAGAGCTTGGCAATCCATCCCGCTATTTCAATACGAAGACTTTGATCAATTTATTAGCTGTTTTCCCAAAGGGGCTGCTTTAATTGGAATTGAAATTTCAAAAAGATCAAAACCGCTTAATACATTTAAACACCCTCTCAGGGCGGTTTATCTACTCGGAGCGGAGGACTCAGGGTTGCCCGAAGAAGTTCAAAGAAAGTGCGATTATATCGTGGAAATTCCCGACGCAATCCACTGTCTTAATGTGGCAGTGGTAGGAAGCATTCTTGCTTATGATCGGGTTCAAAAAATTAAGAGCGGAAATTTTGACAGGCTGGGTCCTTTGAAAGTTCGATGAACATTCTTGTTTACTATTTTAACAAAGGTAAAGTTACAGACTACCGAGAAATCCTAATGGATGACGAAACCAACGAGGGAATAGTCTTAATGAGGGTGGTTAGTGATTTAAATAACAAATCAATTTGCGAAGATATTGGGGTCCGACCCTTGAAAATAATGGACCGCATTTCAATTAACGATAACCTTTACGAATATAACGGCAGGTGTTTTAATAAGATATGAAAAAAGTAATAATCGAGTATTTTGATTTTGAAATGGGTTTGGAAGACCTAATAGAAGAACTCAAAGGGGTTCAGAAAGATCCTAAATTTTCGAATTATAGGTTTGAAAACGATTCTCACAATTACTCAGACCGAGAGAGTTACTACCTTGTTGCAGATCGCGAGGAAACCAAAGAAGAAATTCAAGCCGTAAAAGACGCTCTAGAAAAAAGAAAAGCCGAAGAAAGAGTTTATATTGAAAAACGTGCAAGAGAATTGGAAATTATATGAAAGATAGACAATATTGGATTGACAGGGGTAAAAATGGCAAGCAATTCCCAGATCTTGTTTGTATCGGAGAAGGAGACAACAAGAAATGCTTGGTAGATCAACTTGGTATAAAATCCTCAGACTTAGGTATGCCTTCTTTCGGTTCGTTGACAGGAGACTCACCTTCGGTTAATTACTATTTAAAACAATCTAAATTCGACGAACTCTTTCCTAAAAATATAATGAAATACGTAATCAAAGCAGTTAGCCCCGAACATTCAAAAGTTATTCAAGAGAGGCTTTTTGAACTTGGTATTGGGTGGGTCTTATCGGGCCAAAAAGTCCTAATTAAAGAAACCACAATGTATCTCAGGAATGGGAACATCTACTTGGACAAAGGTTACGGTGATGAGGAAATTACTCTCAACGATCTTTACACAAGGGATCTTTTCCCGAAATCAAAACCTATTGAAGTAAAACTCAACAGTTCTTACACCGCAGGGGTTCATCCTGATAAAATTGTTGTCGGTTGTCAAACCTTTTCGATGGAAGCTTTCGAAGAACTTCGGGCGGCAGTTGATAAAATCAAAGCTTGACATTTGTGAAATCGGGTTTATAGTGACGACATGAACATATTCATCCTGTCAAATACATATTGCCCCGAAGAGTCGGCAAAAATGCAATGCGACACCCATATTACTTCTCAATCTAAAGAAACAATTCAGATTCTTTCGAACTGTTTTTCTATTGAGAGGTTGTCGGCTACAGATTGCCCCAAAACTCAAAAGGGGCACTCTCGCAAGCATTCTTACCCTCATCACCCATGTTCAAAATGGGCCATCAAAACTAAGACTAATATGGAGTGGTTGATTCTGCACGCTCAGGCTCAATTTGAAGAATTCATATTTCGAAATAAAAAGCGACACTTTTCACACGATTTCTTAGATTGGATTATTGATAATATTGAAGACGCGGAAGTTCCAGATGGGGGGCTTACCGAGTTTGCGGTAGCCATTAATAAAGATAAAAGGTGCCGACAATTACCAAACTTTGATTCTTTTTCGGTGTGCGAACAATATCGTCAATTTTATATTTGGGATAAACCCTTCGTTACGTGGAATAAAGGCCGAACTCAACCAGATTGGTTTAAAAATGGAACACAACCTACTAATTAATAACGACAACGTTTTAGAAGGTGACGTAGAATTATTTTTCGCAGAGGCTGAGCCCGAAAACTTTCAAATAATCCCCGCTAATTTTGATATGTGGGATTTATTAGCTCATCTTAAACTATTCCCTAGCAAATCTCAAGCCCGAAAGGACCAGAACTGGAAACACGTTTTAGAGATTCCTAAGGGCTTCAATGAATTTACAATAGGTAAATTAAAACATAAAATATTTATCTTTAATCCATCATGAGTAATTTTGTTTTAGATAACCTGCCCAAAATAGATACGAAACGATTACTCTCTTTCTTAAAGAAGAAAAGGGCTATTCTTTATAGCCTAAGGTGTTCTTGTTGCGGAGAGTTTATTGGGGACGAAAAAAGAAAATCTGCGGCACAATTAAAAAGACAGATGAGGGTTCTTAAAGAAGAACTTGCAAAAAGGGAACACGTAGAATGAGCAATACTCCTAGGTCAGATCAAAATTCCCTTGAGTGGAACCGCGCCCACGAAGCGGGGTGTAGCCTTGTTTTTGCTCAGGGGCTAGAAAGAGAGGTCGAAGGACTTCGCGAGCGGGTCGCGGAATTGATTGATGTGCTTGAAACTTCGGATGGCATTTATCACAGCGGATGGTGGCTTGACAAAAAAGAAGCGGCTATTGCTAAAACAAAGGAGGCCAAATGAGCGATACTCCCGACACTAAACACGCGATGACCCGCCTTATCACTGAGACATGGGCGTCGTTTCACATTCGCCAAAAGCGCGAACTGGAGGCGATTGAACGCGAACGCGACGAATGGAAACGCAAGTTCTACGACGTTCGGGAGGCTCTTTGTGACGCCCTGCCGGAATCGAATCACCCGACAATGGAGCTTGTCGGGATGCTGACGAAGGAGCGCGACGAACTGCGCGAACGGGTTGGGGAGTTGGAGGGTGTTTTGAAGCCTCTCGCTAAGCTATGGGACAGATTCGTGAGCGATGATGCCACCTTTGAGCGAGCTTATTACACATTCTACAAGGGTGAATACTTGAAATGGGAGTCAGCAAAGACAGCGCTCGCCAAAACAAAATAGATTCAAAAATCCCTTGACTTCCTCCCGAAGTGTGTTATCTTGCATCTCAGTTAACAAAAAACAATTAAAAGAACATGGACGGAATTCTAGAACACGATAAGCAAGAGGGTCGGGAAATGGGTTGGCACGGCAAAACCCATGTTAAACCGGATCTCTCCCTTGACAACTGTTGGCTCGCTACGTGGGACGTAGTGCCCGAAGTCATGGAAGTGAGAGGTAAGGAGTCTGATTTCAAGATCCTCACCGCAACCGATAACCCTGACTTGAATGTTGGGAAACCTTATAACGATAAAAGCTATACGGTCATTAACAACGAAACGATGCTCGGGATGGTTTATTCGGCAGCTCCAGACCTTCCTTTGGAAAGCTGTGGTAGCCTTCAGGATCGGAGCAAAGTCTTCCTTTCTTTCGGAATCGACGAAGGGGACTTGGAAATCGAACACCGAAAGTTCGACGCATTTCTCAACTTCGGGAATTCTTTTGACCAAAGCACTCCGTTTTGGGTGAACGTCAGTAACATTTGCACGGTTTGTATGAATACCTTCGGGGCAAACCTTCGCGACCCGAACGGAAAAATCGTCAAGGTTCGAATTCGCCACACTAAAAATGCGATGAACGCTATTGATAACATGCCTGAAATCATTAGCGCGGCCCTTCACGTTCAACGTGAGTTTGGAAAAAAGTTTACCGAACTAATGGGTCAAAAAGCGTCTATGGACGACGCTCGCAACTGGTTTACTGGTTTTGTAACTCCTGAAGGCGCGGACGAAGTTAGCAAGCGCTCGCAAAACTCTATTGACCGTCTCATCTACCTTTTCCGCAATGGCCAAGGTAATGACGGGAAAGACTGGGCTGACGTTTTCAGCGCTATCACTGACTTTTATACCCATGAAAGCAGTGGTGGAGACAACAAGTGGAAGCAATACGTTTCTTCGGAATTCGGAACGGCGGCTATCAAAAAGCAGGCAGCTTGGAACGCGATCATTAACCAGACGGATCGCAGTGAAATCATTCGTCGGGGCAAAAGTTACTAATGCTTAATAAAGGCCTAACGCCGAAAAGGGACTGGTCCGTTGTGGACTGGTCCCTTTCTTCGTTTGAATTAGCTGACTTATTTGAAACCCAAGTTAGTTACATTTCAAGGCAAAGGGCTAAATTTGCTCCCGAAACATTGGGTCAAAATGTAGGTAAAAAAAGAATCAAGGTCGATTGGTTCATGGTAGATTGGACTTTAAAAAATAAAGACATTGCCGAAAAAATCGGTTGCAATCCCAGCCTAGTTAGTCAAAAACGAAAGTTATTTAAACCAGAGACTTTAAGAAACTCTTCTCAACACTTTATAAGAAATAACAAAGGCGGCAATTATTAATTATGAGCGACACACCAGAAACAGACCTTTTATGCGGCGAGGTAGTCCCTGCCAAATTCGCCCGCCGACTTGAGCGGGAACGCGACGACATGCTCGCCGCTCTTGAACTCGCCCTAGATCAATCTTGGAACGGTCCACTTCCAGACGGCGTTAGGGAAAAATGCGCTGCCGCAATCTCAAAAGCGAAAGGAGAAATATGAGCGATACACCAGAAACAGACCTAGAAGATGACCTTTACCTTGAGTGCGCATCACCCTGTATCGTGAAAGAATCGACAGGCGCGATTTTCACCGGTGATTTCGTCCCTGCCAAATTCGCCCGCCGTCTTGAGCGGGAGCGCAACCACTTGCTCGCCGCTTTGCAGTCCATCATGTCATCGGAGAGCGCCATTCTAACTGAACTTCGCGAGCAAGCAGGGCGCGCAATCAAAAAAGCGAAAGGAGAAGCATGAGCGACACACCAGAGACGGACGCTCTCTATAGAGATGATCATCGACCAAATTTAATGGGGCACGCACGCTACCTAGAGCGGGAGCGCGACGAGTGGAAAACCAAGGCAATTTTACACGGGAATGTAGCGCTTGAGCCTGAGGAGGAACTTGGCGAACTAAAAGCGTTACTGGAAGATGCATACGTGTTCTTCGCAATGAAGCACAAGGCTTGTCGCCCATGGGGGGAAGCTCACGATCAATGGCTCGACAAAGTTGAAGCAATTACAAAGTGGAAACCCTTTGATCAGATCGAGAAGCACCGAAAGAAGAATGAATGAATTTCGGGCGAAAGCCCAAGCAGTTCTAATGAACATGTTCTTATGAACAATCGGGTGCTATAAAAAAAGAACTTGACTTATTTTTACAGCATGATATATTGGCTCATGAAAGAAATTAAATTAATTGACAAGAACACGATTTACATCAATTTTGAAGGGCAGAAATTTCTACTTTCTTGGAGAATTGACTGTCGCGGAGATTATGTCTCATACTGTCTAGGCGATAACTGGGAAAACTCTTGCTATACCGAGACTGGCGATGATTGGCGAGAAATGGCTTTTATTTGCTTACCAATGAAAGTTCAAAGGCAGTTTGACTTCGTGAGATTTATTTAATAATCATACATAAAAACAACTTGACGCGAAAGTATTAAAAAAGAATTTAGAGATCTGATAAGATGAAAGAAGTAGTAACAGTTAGTCAACAACCAACGATTTCATTTCAGGAAGTCGATCCCGATAAATTCTATGGGGTCGAACGCTGGGATACCAAAGGTTTTATTACCCGACCTTATTACAACCATGGGGACTACCAAGCTCGGAGTCTGCACAAATTAACAATAGGGAACTGTTTTTCGATTCACGGCGAAGCTAATTTGGGGAAGTTTGTCAAAAAACTTGTCGAAAGTCCTAACACTAAAGTCTTTGAATTCGAAACCGCTCAAGAATTAATGAGTTGGCTTGCTGAATAAAAATCTCTTGACAATAGCTCAAAGTGTGTTAGAGTAAAGACATGAAACAAATAAGCAGCATTTCTCGACTAGCGGAACATTTGGATTGCGAATCCCTAAGAGCGTTGGGTCGTCATTTTTACGACAAAACGGAGTGTGGAGTAAGCACCGAATATCTCACGACAAAAGATTCAGTTTTTGCACATGATGACCATCACGGCATCACTAGAGACCTCCCTAATATTTGGGCAGGACATTTCGTGGTAGGAATTAGGTTTTATACCATCGTGGAAGGCTCAGACGCAGAGTTTGCATCAGACGCAATATTTTTCCCTTGCGAGTATTCGGAAGTAGAAGACGCTTTGGAATACTTAGAGAACTGCGTAAAAGAATTAGAAAGCGAAGAGGCTCTGAAAATTAATTAAAGAAACCTCTTGACAAAATATAAAAGCATGTTATAGTGCTTTAACAATAACAACAAAACAAAAAAAAGAAAACAAGAATATGAAAACTACATTCAAAATCGGTGATGAGCGTCAAAATGCTAAAGGTGAAACCGTTCGCCTTTGTGCAACCGCAACTGGCGACAAAGAGCAGTGGCGCGTAGTTGGTGAAGATGGCGAAGTGATCAAGCGTGGTCGTAAAGAGGGTTCTCCGGTTCTCTCCGAAATGTCTCTCTTCGCACTCCTCCAGCATGTCGGTGGTAGGAAGTTCGCCACAGCAATGAAGGCGGCTGCGAAAGAAGCGAAAGCAGAAACTGCCTTCTCTGCGAAGGTTAAGGTCTCCTCAAGCTGGGCTGCTGACGCCGTTACGTTTGACGAAGTCGAAGCGCCAGTCAAAGCCAGCAAGGTCGCTGCCGAGATCGTTTAATTTAAGACAACCTGCGTGTGATAAAAAGGGATCGGGAAACCGATCCCTTTTTCGTGTCCAAGGATAAAAGTTATTAATAAGCAGATTTTAGTAAAAAAGAAGTTGACATATCTAGAAAGCGTGTTATAGTGCAGAATGAAGAAATTCCAAGACAGACTCCCTAACGTTATCGGTCAAGCTCAAGTTAAGCGTAAGCTCAACTTCCTCCTCGCAGGTATGGAGAACACCGGTCTGATGCCTCACATGTTCCTGTCCGCTGAAGCGGGCGGGGGCAAAAGCTTCATCTCTAAGCAGATCGCAATCGCAACCAGCAATATTCAGGAAGTTAGAACTGGAGAGCGTCGTAAGTTCGCTCACATTAATGCGGGCCAATTCACTAGCATCAAAGATTTCGGTGCTTTCATGTTTGAAACTGTTTTGGACACTCCGATCACGGTTCTTATTGATGAGGCTCACGGTCTCAGCGACAAGGTGACCAATCGACTACTCTCTATGCTGGAACCCTCCAACACTAATAAGGGTTTCTTTGCAATCGGTTCGGGCGACTCCGAAGAGCGAATGGACGTTGACTTTACGATGGCTACGTTCATCTTTGCGACCACCGAAAAAGACAAGATGTTCAAACCTCTTATGGACCGTCTTACGGAGGTAGCTCTTCAACCTCTGGACAACGTTGAGCTGGGAATGATCATCCTCTCCCAGTGCAATTCTGAGGCTAACGTTACCACAGAAGCAGTGGTAGAGCTAGTGTCTCGCCTTCGCATGAACGGTCGCTCGGCTATCAAGATGGGCGAGAACGTCAACACCTTTCTCTCTGCTTACGACTCCGATGAGTTTACAGTAGATGACGCTAAAGAATTGTTCGAAGTAATGAATATTCTGCCTCTAGGTCTTACTTCGGAAGAAGTGAGGGTGCTTGAATTCCTTCGTGCAAATCCGTCAGGTTCTCGACTTCTCGACGTTGCGAACCACGTAGCACAAGCTGCGCTTGTAGTGCGGGACATGGAGCAATACCTTCTCCGCAGGGGTCTTATGAAAGTAGACGGCAAGAGGTTTATCTCTCACGAAGGAAAAGATTACCTCGAAAGCCTTTAACACTTGACAATGCCACGAAAGGGGCCATATTCTTTCATGAAAGCTGTTATTGTAGTCATGAAGTCGGGACACACTTACATTGTGTCGAATTACACAAGAGGTCCTAAAGGGTCCGATTCTATCTCAGGGGAGTATCGCGAAATCCTTCCTAACGCTGAGTTTGGAGAAAAGAAAAATGGGCCTTTCCCTTATGCGGGAATTGAATCAATGTTAACTCTCAAGAAAAAACGATGATACTAGCAGAAATATCTTGGCCGGAAGCTTTTCAAAACGTGAGTTGCGCGCTCATTTGTGGAGCTTGTTTTTTAGGATTCTTTTATTTCCTATTTAAGTATTGACAAATTCAAAAGTTGTGTTATAGTAAGACATGAACAAATTAAACCAACTTTTAGCAATGTCAATGATGATGGGTGGAGGGTCTTTTTTTGGAGGCTCGGGTTATTCTAACGGCAACTGCGAGGTATGCGGGAAGAAAAACGTTAGGGCTCGTCGCGAGACTGGAAAGTTTTTGTGCTTTGAACATTTGGAAGGGCACTCTTTTAGCTTCCTAGTAGGTAAGACTTACGTAACTCAGGGTGGCGAAATCATCCAAATCGTAGCGCGAAGCATGGAAACTAAAGGTTACGAAACCGTGATTGACCAAAATGGAGTCCATCGTTACGATAGAAGCGACTCTAAGTCGGACGCAGGAAGAGTAACGGGGACCGCTCACGATTACTCAGACCTTCGCAACATTAAAAGGGAGACTGTTTAATTATGAAAAGAAGTGAAGTAGAAGAGTTTATAAAAAAGTGGAATAAGTGTGAATTCCCTGATATGAGATTGGGGCAAGCTTTTTATATCCATTTCCACAAACAATTACCTCACCCTTTCCCAGAACTTTTTTACGAAGTAGACCAAACTAAGGTCTGGAATATTATTTACAATTTGACAGATAGAGAACAAGGGGTATAGTAAAACATGAGTAAAAACTTTGACACTCTAAAACCGTGCCCCTTTTGTGGAGAAGTCCCAGAGTTCCCCGAAGGAACAGGGTCTCAATACGAAATAGAATGTGGCTGTGGCATGGCGATATCTAGCGTCCAGATATGCGATCTAATGACGATAGAGGAAAGGGTTGTTGACGGGTTTAGAAATTTCCGATACGGGGAGAAATATATCAATCGCGCCAAAAGAGCGGCAATAAAACTTTGGAACAAAAGATCAAATTAGTTATGACATTTAAAAACGAAAACGAAACCCCTGTTAGTCACCTTACGGCAATTGAATTAAAAACCGCCGTATATGCCGCTAGAGCTCTTCTTAGCAACATTTCTATCGAAGATATGGCCAAACTTTCGGGACTTCCTGAGAGCAACGTAAACGCGGCGTTTCGCAACATTTTTCAAGGGTCTGGAGAAACGAAATGAAAATCTCCGAACAGCTTCAAAGGTCTTTGCACGAACTTCATACAACTGCTGGGGAACTTAATAGGCCCAGTAAACGCGAAGCTCATCCAGATCTTCCTTGGAGCGATATTATAGGAGGTATAAAGTGTTCTATAGCATTGCTTGACCAGACTCTTGTTGTGGTAAAACGGCGCGAAAGATATCAAAAGCTCTTGGATAAAAACAATTTGACAAATTAAAAAAGAGGGTTATAGTGCTGCATGGAAAACCAAGATATTGATATTGATATTGCCATTGCGGAAATTCTGGGATGGACACAAATTAAAGAGGAGTGGCTAAATTGGGACGGGCCTAATACTCGTTATTTTGTAGGCATTCCAAATAATCCTGAATGTATTGAGCGGCAAATATTCGAAGCGATCCCCAACTATTGCAACGACCTGAACGCGATGCACGTGGCCGAAGAGGTTTTCTGCACGTGGCGTTTTTGGGACTACGCCGACCTTCTGAACCGCCTAGTTTCCGGCGACATGGGAAAAGATAGCTACATCCGCGCAACCGCCAAACAACGGGCAGAGGCATTCTTGAGAACCATTGGAAAATGGGTAGATTAAACCCTTGTCAAATCCAGAAACCGAAGTATAATCAGTCATGAGAAAAATTACAAAACAAGATCTTATTTCATTCATCTTCAACCAACCCGCCGAAAAAGAAGTGAAAATGGGAGAGAATTACTTTTCCGATAAGTGCGGGTGTATCGGGGTTCAATATGTCCGCGAGAAACTTTTCCAAGTAGCTAAAATAGCCTTAGGGTGCGGAATGAATGTAGTGGAAAACTCAAAAGGTGAAACTTTGATGACTCTGGAAGGAGAGAGTTTTTTCGACTTCGTCCCTTCCGGAAATCTTTCTAGCGTCAGGACTTACGGGGAGATTCAGGAGTTTCTTAAAACTCAAGGGTGGGCAAAATCTTTTATTCCAAAAAAAAACTTGACAAATTAAAAAGAGGTGCTATAGTTAATTATGAAGTGCGAACATCCTGATCACAAAGACGGAAAATCTTGCGAGGAAAGCGCCGTAGGTTGTCATATCGAATGCTTTTGCTGCATGGGCGTCACGGCGGTTTTTAATTACCTTTCACTCATCGGTCCTGAGGTTTCTGATAAAGCGAGACTTAGCAATGCTATCGGAGGTCTTATCAAACTGATCGACGAACTCGCGGAACTTAGGAGTTTTCGAGAATACTGGGAGTCTAAAAATCTCGACGAATGAGAATTGTAACTACTCAAGAGTTTATTGAATTTATTTTTGCCCAACCTTTAGACAAAAAGGTTAACATGGGCGAATTTCATTCGTCTTACGAATGCGGTTGTTTAGCGGCTCAATACACTAGAGCAAATTTTGCCGACCAGTTATTCACCTGTCGTATGGTAACCGTTATAGAGTGCGTGAATGAAAGAACCCTTTGGAAAATCAAAGACGAAAACGAATGGGGAAGGTCTTTCCTAAATTTTGCCCCAAATAAAGCGTCTGAAATTACTTACACAGAGGTTCAAGAACATCTTAAAAAACAAGAATGGGCACAAAAATTCATTCCAGAAAACGTTTGACAAATCAAAAAACTGTGGTTTATTAAAACATGGAAAATCCTGATGGGCTAGACGAATTTCGTATAATCGCCGCTGGCTGTAGCGAAGAGGAATTAGTGGAAATTATCGCCGATTGCGAATCAGACACTTATCCAGAAGTTTACATTGTTATCAAGGCAATCTATCAGGGTTATTTAGATAGAATGTGGTCGCTTCAAAAAGAAGTAGAACATTTTGAAGAGTTATGGAAACCCTAAAAAGACGACTACAATTAAAAAGGTTTGAAATCAAACTACAGGAAGAAATCGACAACAATTTTGGCTACAGCCCTAACAACATTTGGTTTGATGATCTTTTCGAAAAGAGGAACGAATTGTCTTTAATCGTTTCTAAAACAGACCTCAAGTGGTGGAACCTTTACCAAGAATACGTTCAATCCGACAACCTCAAGGTTATTAAAAGCCTACCGACATTTCTATGAAAACTTTTGATGAAGGCTATCTAGTAAAATTTGATTTCTTTAATGAGGAAACAGGTTTCTGGGTAACGCGAGAGGAAACGGTTTTTGTAAAGGTCGAACACGGAGTCAATGAAAAAGGCAACCACAACAAAGCCGAAAAGATCATTAAGGAAAAATACTACATGGCGTCAGTCAGGGGCGTTAAATACATCTAGAATCGAACAATTAAATTCATGAAAATCTTTAATAAATTCATACTACCTTGGGCTTGCCGAAAAATCGTCAAACAGGGCAATCACAAATTTGCAATCAGTGACTTTCTAAAAGAGTTATGCAAAGCCTCAAGAGAAGAGTTTACAGAAGACAACCCAGAATGCCTCAAGAGCTTTCTTGTTCAAAGATTAGAACTAGCATGGGAAGAATCGGGGCTATCTGATTGAAGATGTTTTTAATAACCATTGACGGGGAACTAAACCCTGATTGGCGGTGAATCCAAGGGGAATCAGTGAATAGCGTTTGCTCTCTACCATTTGAGCCCTGAGACGTTTGAAAGGCAAAAGGGTATCTCGACACCCTAGAGGACAAAACCCTCTCAGAAACGATCTATTGTAGCAAGAAACGGATAAAGTCATAAGTGCTTAATTTTGAAGACGTTAGATTATGCCGAAAATGGTTTAAAACGAACGATCTATAACGAAAAAGCATAAGACTCTCTATCTCTACCACCAGACCATACTAAAGAGATATAAGAAGAAAAGAGTTGACAAAAGGGGAAGGTGGGGGTATGAATGGGGCACGCCAAATTATTAACACATCTATCTAAAAACACTTTCAAATTGCAATTAAAATGAAATCACTTCTCGCGCTTATTCTATTGTTTACGGTTAGTATTTTGTCGTCATGCGTTGAACGAGAGGGAGTTACAACAGGAGAAATCTCAAGAAGCGTTTATCCATTTACTTATAATGGGCATTCTTATTTACAGTTTGGTAGCGGTCGATCGTCAGTAGCAGTCCACGATCCTGATTGTCATTGCTTGCAAAAAGAAAGTAATTCCCGCGACCTTTAGTAACTTTTACCACTATAGGGAAGACAAATCTCTAAAAAGTTAACTGCTTCAAAATAAACTAGTTATACATTTAGCCCCGTTTTTCGGTCTACTTTTACCACTATACTAATGAATAAGTTTCAAACTTTCATTCTGTTTTTGATACTCTTGCTTTCCTTTCTAATTATTTCAATTCTATGAGCCCCAAATTCAAAACAGGACAAACCGTGCAAGTGACATGGGGAGAATATAAAGGCTGCTATGCCACAGTTAAAAGCTTTGCACCAAGGGGTTTGAAAGTAGACGTTCAAGGCCAAGAGGGTTGCGCGGGAAGAAACCTTTTCTACCTATACGAAAGAGTAAGAGAAGTTCCTTGGCAACTAGGTGAGCATGTAATGGGCCTAGTCAGAATCAGACACTCCGATGGAGAAAGATTTGTGTTGACAATGCCAGAAATGGCGCAAGAGATTTGTGATAAGTTGAACCAGCTATGAAAATGCGCGGCTATCTATGTGAGGAAGATTTTAATCAAGGCGACATTATATTTGTTGACAAGGGATATGATTTCGAAGAGACCTCTGTCATAAACGTAAAGCCCGATGAAATTTTCATTTGGCCCGATGGTAAAGAACCATACTGGGAAAAGGCGACTAAGTGTTTTAAAAAAGAGGTTGAAAAAGAACTTGACTATTTTTAATAGTGTGAGATATTCTTGAATGAGCAGTCACAAACGACCCACCTCCGAAAAAAGAAGACGGATCATGAGGGCATTAAAAAAGCAGGTTGATTGGACCTGTATGTGGTGCGGGGTAGAACTAGACGACACCTCAGACCACAACGAAGGTAACGAAAGATACCCTACCCTAGAACATATCGTCCCGCTTGCGGAAGGTGGCGCAAAAGGGAGCTGTCTGGATTTATCCAATTTAGGAGTCGCTTGCAGAAAGTGCAATCACAACAGGGGGAGGAAAAGTTACGTTCCAGAACTTTCAGGTCAGTTGTTCGAATTTCCAATCGGTAATATTTTTCCTTGACAAAATTAAATAGTGAGGTATAGTGCGTTATGCAAATGGCGAAAAAAGAATCCGATAACTATTACGAAATTTGGGACGATGAAGAACTCACTCATGTAATGATCGTAGCATCTCTGGAATGGGAATTGTATAGGGTCACAGAAGAGATTCCCAATTTACAATATTTGGACAGGGACTTTTATAGACACTATCTCCTAGAGCGCAACGGAATCGAAATTGAATAATCCCGAAAGGGGCGGCTGGTTCAAATGAACAAAATGTTCTACTGAACAAACTAGCGGCCAAATAAAAACTACTTGACTTTTCTTGAAGAGGTGTTATAGTTCGGTATGAAAATTGGGGACAAAGTTAAAAGCAGCTTTTACGGTCAGGAAATCTTCACCGTTGAAAACATAGTTCCAAGTTCTCACGCTAGTTATGGCAAGTGGGAATACGTTTTGTCAGGAGGGGTGGGAGTCCACTATCGTCACGAACTTACTTTAGTAAACGCGGCCCCAGATCCAGACGAAAAACTCAAAGAGATCTTCAACACAATTAGCCAGAAGTGGCGAATCATCGACTCAAACACCATGCTATTCGTCACCTTTGACGAGTTTAAGAAAGAGCTGAAAAATATCCTATGAAAGAACCAGAACTAGATCAATTTATGAGCCCCGCTAAATTCTATATCCATAAAGACGGACCCTTTCCGAGGCGTGTAAGGAAAGAGGGTCCCTCAGAGCAAGGTTACGGCGAGAGATATTGTCTCAAGTTGGAAGATGGGTCAGTCACGTTTCTTGATGAGAGCGGAGAAAATGTTCAGGATTTTACCGATATGGATTTTTTTAAAGAATCCGTAAAGGAAGGAATCTGGGTTCAAACCGAAAACCCTTTCAAAACTGACCATGATACTCTCTGAGAAGTCCTTAAAGGATTTCCTTCAGAAGTGGCGGCTCAGGCAATTATCGAATGGATGAAATCTGATTCTTGTTCTATTAATGACTATCACGAAATCGTTCATTCTTAAAGGCTAAAGCCCTCGCTGAGTTCATTTGAACAAAAACTCTTTGGAAAATTTCGGCTTAACATTTCTTGAAGCTGTGATATAGTAGCTGTATGAAATGATACCAACCAGCAATTGATCAGAATACATTTTCTCTCGACGAAGTTTCCGAACGGTCTTTTTACGGAACTCTTCGAGAAGACGGGCGGAAAGGCACAATTTTAAAAGAGAAGCTTTTCGATGGTATTTACAAAATTGTCCCTGCAAATACATTTCACAAGGGCGACTCTTACGGCTTTGCAGACAAGTCTTTAAAAGAATTGATTCGAAAGGCTGGGGTGGATTTCGAAATCTTTCAGTTCGATACTTATAAAGAACTTTTTCTCTGGCTCGCAGAATAGTCCTTGACAAATCTAAAATCTGCGCTATAATCAATTATGAAAAAACTCGTTCAACAAAAGCCCGAAGCTCTCGTTTTCACATCTAATGAGGCGGATGAAGAAAAATTTTACGGAGTTAGACATACAACTTTTAACGATAAGGGTTTCGTTACAAGGACCTCCCATCAAGATGGCGATTACAAAGCCTTGATCACCGAAGCTTTGACTAAGGGCAACTGTTGGGATCAATTCCATTCGCCCACCCTCGAAGGTCTTTTCCAGAAAATTGACGGCAATTTCGAGATCTTTGAATTCGAAACTTTTAAAGAGTTAGGCCGATGGCTCATCGAAGATAAAGCTTGACAAATCCCATTTATAGATTATAATTACTTATGAGAAATTTAGTCCTAAACAAAGCATCTGACGAATTCAGACCTTCAGAAGCTGATGTCCGCAAATTCTACGGAATTAAACATGGGGAAGGATCGGGGTTTGTGATGAAAGGTAAGTGTGCTGACGGACACACAGTTTACATTCCTTATTTATTAAGTAACATGACTAATGGTAATAGTTGGTATGGGACAAAAATTCACTTATCGGACGCCCTAGCAGATCTTGATAACAGGGGTTTCAAAGTCTGCGAATTCGACACGTTCCTCGAAATGGCGCAATGGCTTTCCGAATAAGCCTTTAGTGGTGTAACAATTTTTGAGGCGGAAGCTCAAATGGATGAGCAACGGATTTCTAATCCGTAGGTTGACGGGTTCGAATCCCTCGCGTCTCGTTTTCCCTTGGTGGCGGAATTGGTAGACGCTGCGGACTTAAAATCCGCTGGTCATTGCGACCGTGCGGGTTCGAGTCCCGCTCAAGGGACCATTTTTTATAAGAGCCTGTAGCACAAGGGTTAGTGCGCTCGACTCATAATCGAAGGGTTGCAGGTTCAATTCCTGTCGGGCTTATCTAAGTGGAGATAGTGTTCTTCCATGTGACAATTCATACAAAGTAAGTCACATTTATCTAATTCTTTTAAGTAAGAGTCGCCCTTGATTCTGTCAAATCACAAAGGGAAGCTTTGGAAACATCTTGGAGAAAAGTAAAAACAGATTACAATCAAAAACTCAGAGACCTTAAGTGACCGATGGAACCAATTGAAATCAAACCTAATACCCGATACGTCGTTACAGAAGATGGGGTTGACATGATAGTCAAAGACTTGGTATTGGGAGATAGCCCTTTAGGAGCGGGATTTTCAGGTTGTCACGACGATGATAGATTTGAAGACGCAAAAGGGCATTTTGGTCTTTGGCCTTGGGACGTAGTAGAATCCCTTGAAGAATTTGGCAGCTAGATCCGAATAGAGATATCGGCAGAGGTCGTGTCGAACGGTTCCCTCTCATTGAATAGCCGTTAGAAGTCCGTTGTAGGAGTGCATTAATCGGGTGCATTCTCTCCAGCGGATTTTTAATATACCGAGGATGTTCATTTGAACCGAAAAGAATTATCTTTTCGCCCGAAGAAAAAAGAGCTTGACAATTAAAATCATTGTGCTATAGTAATAACATGGAAAAATTCAACGAGTTTAACGAAGAGCTAAAGTCCCTGCTAGAGAAATACAGCGCTACCATAGAAGTCGAGCTTTTAGGTAGTGACTTGCACGGGGTAGAGGCTAGGGTTAACGTGTCTATGGCTACGGGAAAAAATTATTCTAACGGATTTCCTCTTTTCGAAGACTTTCCAATCGTTGACGAGTATGGAAACTTTATTGGATAAAATCTCTTGACAAAACCAAATCCTGTGTTACATTCACAAATGAAATCATTCAACCTGCCCCACGGAATCCAAGTCTTCGTTAAAAGCACTCCTGACGGACCTTCGGGTTCGATCTCTTCAAACCTTAGGGTTTTGGAAATGGATGAAGAAGATGTAGCTTTCAACCGCGCTATTGACGGAATCGAATCACTTATTCTCGCTCATGCTTGTGCGGGAATTGCAATTGGGTCTTACGAGTATGCACAAGGGGTAGAAACTACTATCAGCCATCTGCTAAATAATCTTTAAACTTTCTAGACTCTCATTATAAGTGGCCAATTATTGGTGAGAGAGGAAACGGAGATGCGACTTAGAATTTGTTGCTACACTCTAGTCAAAGAGTAGGTAAGTAAATCAGTATCTAGTGCTTAAATAGAAGTTTAGTCGGGCTTTACACGATGACGGTCAACCGAGCGACCTAAAAAAAGCTGGCTGGTATGATTAGCCCATGGAAGTAATCAAGGGTGAACGACAGAAAGCGAACCTAAAGCTTTTAGCCCTAATGCGAGAAAGAGTTGTAGGAAGTGGAAACCGACTCCCAGAAATCACTGGGAAGGTGAAAGCCAAAACCTATAAGGACGACGGGGTAAGATTCCTCAGGAGAAAGGCCGATTCGTTCGGTCTTTTTTCATGTGGCCGATTTGTTCTTATGAACATTTTGAATTCAAATCAAAAAACCTCTTGACAATTAAAAACACTGTGTTATAGTTCGGCATGACAATAACTGACGCCAAAAACCAAATCCTCACCCGTGTTAAAATCTACCTCCAGAAAGCGGAGGAAATCCACGGGGTTAGACTTAACCCCACGATTCGTTTCGATCTTAAAGGAACCACGATGGGGACCGCGAACTCACACACAAATGAATTGCGTTTCAACCTGACGGCTCTTCAAGTCGAGGGTGGATGGGACCACTTATTCGACCACACCGTCCCTCACGAAGTTGCCCACCTTGTGCAATACAATCACCCTACGTATCCAAGGGATCGCAAGAGAAACCCTCCCCACGGTCAATACTGGAAGCGTATCATGCGGGACTTCGAAGTGAAGGCTCAAAGGTGCCATTCGGTTGCGCTACCCAAAGCACGAACTACCTCAAGGGTTACCTATCATTGCTCCTGCCGCTCTCACGATATCACGATGGCGATGCACAACAAGATTCAGAAAGGGTCGAGCAGAAGGTACCTCCGGTGTAAGACTACAATCAAGTTCGGTGAGAAACCGGCAGTCCCTAGAAAGGATAACTATCCATTCGTTTAAGACTAAAGCCCTTCGGGGCTTTTTTCGTGGCGGCCAATGTTCTTATGAACAATTCAAAACAAAAGTCCTTGACAAATTCAAAACATCTTGTATAGTGCGGAATGAACAATCTATTTCTTTATTCGAAACGTTGGTATAAAGAGGGTGACCTTATTGAAGACCTCCACAAGATCCTTAGGGCTGACGGCTACGAGCCCGCAAACATTAGCGATATCTTCTCTATTCTATCGGGAATTATCGAAAGGCTGATTGAAAGCAAACCTTTTCGCTGCCGAGTTTTCCTCCTTAATATTCAAAGAAATATAGAAGAGACTGATTCAAAATACGAGCCTTTTATCAGAGCTGTTCTCTCGTCTCTCCACTTCCTCAGTGCAAAAGAGATTAAGGAGGTTTTTAATTTGGATTTAAAGGCCCCCGATTTCACGATTCTGCCCAGACATAAAGGTGTGGTAGAAGGAGCTGTTGAAAGAACTTTCTCTTGACAAAATCAAAATCTGTAGTATAGTTCCCTATGACGATATTAAAACGAATCTTCGGAAAGAAAGAAAAACCTCAATCCAGAATGCCCCGATCTCCTCGCGGCTATTATGGTGGACCGGACGTTGATGAACTGGTTGAAGCGGTGACTAATACGGTAATTCTAACCAATGAATTTAATCGTATCGCTCACGATCAGGAAGTAAGGGCTCAGGAAGTAAGGGCTCATGATACCCATTCGGAGCCTTCTAGGCACGACCCCACTCCTAGCTACGACTACGGTTCAAGCTCCCACGATTCGGGAAGCTATGACTCTGGGTCTAGTGATTCGGGCTCATGCGGTGGGGGTGATTAATTTAGGGAGCACATTGCTGACAGGTAAAAATCCTACTGCAAATAGGTGAAACGGGCCTCGCGAAAGCGGGGCTTTGTTTTTGGGGCATTTTGTTCTCTTGAACATTTCAAAATTTAATGCAAAAAGCTCTTGACTTCCACAAAAGGTGTGGTATAGTAACCTTGTTGAAGCAAGGTCCGCCTAAAGGGTGACTCCCCAAGGTCCGCTGAGCGACAGTCTAGCTAGTCACTAGATACAAGATAGATTATACGGGGGGAGGGCCACCTTTGATCCCTGATAATACAACAAATCTTTTCAACTTTGGGTGCGTGTGAAAGTTCTTCCACATGTCACTTAAGATAGAGATAGAACACTCTCGGAAACTTAAGGGTTCGGGTTTAATAAGAGAAGGGCAGAATTTGTTAACCCGTATGGGGGAGATAAAGAAGAAGCACACTTAAGAGTTGATCAACTAGATAGCCCCGCCACTTTAACCGAATAACTGGTTAAGTGTGCGGGGTTTTTCTGTATAGGGCGGCTGTTCATTTGAACATCTATATATTTTGAAATAGTCGCTTGACTTTATTAGAAACTGTGATAAGGTGCTTTTATGGAAAAACGTATTCTAGTTATCAATCTACATCTTTTCTTGCAGTGCTGTTATGGCGATTTTGATTCCGTGAGGGTTCGAGACTTCCAAGAACAGGATGGCAGTTTTTTCTGCGAGGTCTCTTACTATGGAGATTTTAACGAAGATCGTTACGAAAGAGAACGGCAAAAATTCGCTTGACATTTCTAATTAATGTGGTATAGTCAATTATGTCACTACTCCAAGCCGTTCAAGAACAGGTCTCAAAAGGGACGAAACCCGTAAATGTAAAAATCATCCGTGACGGATTCCGTTACACAACCCTGATGGAAAAGGACGGTAAACCCTGTATGAGAAAAACTCATATCGTATCAGGAAAAGCAACTCTAGTTCAACTCTAATAAAATAATTATGAAATTCATTGGTGTCCATACACATAGATACGGAGATTCTACCTATTACGTAGAATCCGACAGAAACCTTGTTATTACCCCTGAGGAGGATCTAGTAGACCTTGCTTCTGAATTCGGTTGCGACTTAGAGCCCGATAAAGGTGAGAGTCTTCAATTCTTTGAATTCACTGAAGAAAGCTTTGTAAGGATTCCATAATAAGAGAGCCCTTCGGGGCTCTTTTTCTTGCAGCAGTTTTGTTCAAACGAACAAAGAATCAGAATGTTCATAAGAACATCCGTCGATACCCGAACACTGTTCACGCGAACACTGTTCAAATCGACACCAAAAAAATAATTGAAAATCATTTAAAAAAGCGCTTGACTATTACAAATCCTGTGTTATAGTGCGGCATGACAAATAACCTTTCTCTCACCCCGATTTCGCACAATATGAAAACCGGACCAATTCCGGTTTCGACTTCTTCTAAGGCGACTTGCCCTGACGCTTGCCCGTTCAAGTCTGGCGGTTGCTACGCTCAAGGCGGACCGCTGAACATTCACTGGAATAAAATCACTAGCGGGGAACGCGGGACCGATTTCGAGGGTTTCCTTGCGGCGGTTAAAAAGATTCGTCGCGGTCAACTCTGGCGGCATAATCAGGCGGGCGACTTGGCGGGTGATAATAACGTTATCGACACGAAAGCGCTTAAAGCTCTAGTAAGTGCCAATCGTGGGCGGAAGGGTTTCACCTATACGCATAAACCCATGACGGCGGAAAATATGGAGGCGGTGAGGCACGCAAACGAAAACGGGTTTACCGTGAATCTGTCCGCCAATAACTTGCGCCACGCTGACGAATTAAAAGCTTTAAACGTGGGGCCTGTCGTCGTCGTTCTGCCAAGCGATCAAACCAAAAACACGATCACCCCTGACGGTCATAAAGTGGTTGTTTGTCCCGCCGTGATTCGGGATGACGTCACTTGCGCCTCTTGTGGACTCTGTCAAAAGCAACGAAACGCAATCGTCGGATTCCCTGCGCACGGAATCGCTAAGAAAAAGGTCGATTTGAAAATTGCATAAGGGGAGGGCGGGGATTCTCCCCGCTCTTTTTCTTTAGCACAGTATGTTCTTTTGAACAAAGGGTAGGGATATGTTCATTTGAACAACGGGGCTTTCTGTATTAAAATCATTTGACAATTAGAAATAAGGGGATATAGTGGGACATGTTTAGAGGGCAATACAGATACGGTTACCGTTACACTAATGAAGCGGGCGAGACTAGCGGGGGTTACATTACCCGCAAGCTTAAGAGGACTCTGATAGCTAACGTGACTCCTATGCGATACGTTAAGAATCGAACCTATATCATGAAGCGACACGATTAAAAGTTATGAAAATGTTTTGGAAACATAATGAACGAAAACTCTCTGTTAGCGAATTAACTAAAGAACTCGCAAAGATAGAGGAAAAGATTTCTGAACTAAATCTCGAAGGTCCAAGAGAGGGACTGGGAGAAAGTGGTAGACAATCTTTGCTTACGATTTTACATAGAGCCAAACAGGGTCTTATGATGATCCGTGCGGAAAGGTTTAAAAAGGATTTGACAAATAAATAAACCGTGCTATAGTAAAACATGACAGAAAACCTATACAATAAATTCGCCGCCAAGTTCACCCGTTCCGTAGCCTATACGGTAGAGGAAAAGAATGCGTTTCACCGTGATGGAATGAAGTTGCTTAAATCACTTGCTAAGGATTGCGGCATCGAAGCAGATTTCCGTAGTAACAAGGGCGGGATTGCGGTTAGTGGGGAGATCACTATGCACGGGGATACGGTCTATGTTCAACTTTATCAACCCTCTTATGGTCCTAGCGATTTTCAATTTCTTGTAAGATCCTGCCAAGGTAGAAAGGATTACACTGGCGCTACAAATCACTTTGTGAATAGCTCCGACCCTTGTGAAAAACTGATCACCCTTATTAATCGCCTCAAATAATACTACCCCGAAAGGGGTCTTTCCCTTGGTTCATTTGAACATTCTGGAAAATCGGCGCAAATAATACTTGACTTATTTTAAAAGAGTGTTATAGTTAATTATGACAGCATCAGAACTCAAAGCCCGCCACGAACAAGCCAATCCCGATAGCTTATTTTTCTCTCGCAACAATATGAAGTTCGCGGGGGATACTATGGCCAATTTTGGAGTGCGTAAGTATGTAACCGCTCAAGGGACCGTTTCGGATATACACGAACTTTATAGAAAGAGGCCCGTAAAGATGGGAAATAAAAATTCATTTTACTTTGATAAAAAATTCAATCGCGTTTACTCTAACAAAATCAAAACTTTATAATATGGATCATCTATCTAAAGAACAACTCGAAGAACTCATCCTTAGCGATGCGACCAATTCCGAAAAAAAGGAGGCGTTGAAAGAACTTCTCGAAAGAACTTTCGAAGAGGGTAAGGAAATGATTCTCGGAAACCTTTAAACCGATCAGCCCCGCGAGGGGCTTTTCTTTTATCTAGGTGTGTTCATTTGAACAATTGGTCGAATTGATTAAAAGATTGTTGACAATAGTTACTTATGTGTTATATTGCTTTGCGGTTCGGGTCGCTTGTAACGATTCGGAGAATGATAAAGAGGACGACACCCTTTAGCGGCGCAATCGGCAGGGTCGAACCTGTAAAGATACGTAACGGATAGGGGAGAGCTGAAAGGCGAGGAATCTCAAAGCGGAGTCGAATCCGCCCGCATGATCCTAGTTTTAAATTTACCTACGGTCGTAATAAGATCGCAAGGGATTAAGACTAGGATTTTTTATTAAGTAGAAATGTTCATTTGAACAAATTAGATAGCCCCGAAATTTCCGCTTGACAATTAAAATCCTTATGCTATATTAATTTATGACCGAACTTTACGAATACATTCCCACCCTTCACGATCTAGTTCAAGCTTACCCTGCTCAAGTAGCTTTCGCAGCTCTTCACGACGGTAAAGAGTGCCAGTGCTGCAACGGTTGGATTCTTTCGCCCTTCGATTCTTGGCATGAGTGTCCAGTTCATTACGCTAAGCAGTCTCACCCCGAAGCATACGAATACGATCAAGATTAATGCAAAATCCCGAAAGGGAAAAAGAGGTTCAAATGAACAAATCAGATGGCCCCAAATTTTCCGCTTGACATTTAGAATATTTGAAGTAGTATTAGAAATGAAAAAAGTTTTCCTTAACAATAAAAGTTGGCAGTGCGGGGACGGTTGTTGCTATGACTGTTGGATCGAAGCCGATCTTTGCGATGAAAACGGTATGTTCCTCGAAAGCTTTGAAAGGCTCGCTTTCGGATACATCGACAACTACGAACAGAGCGAACTAAGAGAACTTGTTAAGGACGCTTTAGGACTAGAAGAGCCTTTTGAAATCTTATGACATTAGCTTATCTTGACGCAATCAGTAAGGACGGAACTCCCGTTCAATTCTCTTTTTATGCGGACCACCTTGACCAGCTTTACAAATCTGACAAAATAATAAAAGCATTTGACAAGCGTTACAACCCCGATTATATTGCGGGCGAACTAAGCTACGTTCGATCTAAGTGTAAACAATTCAAAGCTCAACTCATTTCTAAAGATGGCACATTCAGATTTTGATTACAAAGATCCCGACCAATGGGAACGGGCGATAGATTACGCTGATCGTCGCAGGGATGAAGAAAAAGAACGGGAAGCAGAAGAGCATTCAGAGAGCCTCGAAAAAGATAAAGAAACCGCTTGACAATTAAAAAAGCTGTGTTATAGTATCCCATGGACATTGACACCCTTGATACAAACGATCTGATGCACCTCATTGAAGGCTACTTTTGTTGGCCTACTGATAAAGAGGAAACCCAGTATCTTCAAAACACTTTAGCCGCCCTGATGGAGTGGCACGAAACCAGCGATGAAGAACTGATGGCAGGGCTTTCCCACTATCGCGACGATATCGGGCCGCGAGTGAATCCGGTTGGTTACGATTCAGCTTTCCGCAAGGAACATCTTTTCGAGTGAAAGTCATCTGGGACTCCCCGCGAAAGCGGGGTTTTTCAGGTCTACGAATTGTTCAAATGAACCGGATGTTCTAATGAACAAAGCTATTTCAAAATACTGTTCAAATAGACAGCCCCGATTTTTATTACAAAAAGCGTTTGACAATTAAAAATAGTGTGGTATATTAGGACATGACAAAAACCATCAACAACTGGCTCCCCGTAGTAAAATCCTTCCTTAAACTCTGTGTGGCCAATGGCCTCACGATTCAGAAAGTGGACGACGGGGAAGAAGACACCCTTACCGATAACGTCAATGAGGCGGCTAAAGCCGTTTGCGCGGTCGATGAGGCCTCGGTCTATCTGCTAACCCCTGAGGGTAAAAGGCTCTGGGTCTATATCGTTCTGGGTAATAGCCCCGAAGAAACGATCTGCGATCATACGGTCAATCCGCTACTGGAAAAGGCGGCTGAAGAATTCTCAAGTAAGTGGGAAGGCAAGAACGTCCCGACGAAAGAAATCACCCGCTAAGGGTGGGGGCTTCGGCCTTTACCCACTAGGTTCATTTGAACAAAGGTTCATTTGAACAAAACGGTATTGATAATAAAATCACTTGACAATCGAAAAATCTGTGGTATAGTTCCTAAGGCAAACTGATGTGGGAACCTCGCTCCAAAAGCGGGGGATAACGTAAGGGGGCTCTGAGGGGTATAACAGGAGATTGCGACCTCCCAAAATTTAGTGAATGGATAGATTCTTTTACTAGATTAGTTTAAATTAAAGCCGAATCAGAGCCTGCCAATGTTTACAGTCGTCTAACGGTAGGACAAGGGGCGGGAAGCCGCTGAATATGGGTTCGAATCCCATCTGTAAACACCTAATTTAAATTTGACCAGTGATGCGGTCTGACATACAAAAAACGGAGGGGTCTTCACGCACCCTCCGTTTTTTTTGTAATCACCTTGTTCATACGAACATATTAATACCATAGGATTATAACGCTCGTAACAATGTTCAAACGAACAATCTAAATTTGGCCTATTAATTACTTGACTTATTAAAAACCTGTGATATGTTACTACATGAAACTGATCACCAAATCTATCATGTCGGCTCTTATCGCTAATCGGGGTAAAGAGAATCAAAAACCCGTCGTTAAGTTTTTCAACCCGTGCGGTTCTGGAACGTGGCTGATCTCTGAAATCGAAGAGGACGGGGACACCCTGTTTGGGCTGTGCGATCTTGGAATGGGATGCCCCGAATTGGGGACCGTTTCGTTATCGGAACTCGAAAGCATCAAACTCCGTTTCGGTCTCGGCATCGAAAGGGATTTGCACTGGAGCGGGGACAAAACTTTGCTTGAATATCTCGAAAAGATGCAACAGGGAATGTATGTTTAAAAGGGAAAGGGCTTCGGCCCTTTTTCTGCGTACCGAATCTGTTCAAATGAACATGCGAGAATTAATTAAAAAAGCATTTGACAATTAAAAATCCTATGCTATACTTAGGGATGACAATATCCATCACCGAACAAATTCGCCGAGCCTTCAAGAAAAACAACCGTCTCCCCTTCGGGATCGGTGCCGCAATGGGGGCTTTCGTTCCCGTGGCTATCTTCTGTCTCACTCAATACACAATGGGCGTCTCTCATGACCTCGTTATGGGGTGTAAGGAATACCCGTGGCTTATGGGCCTGATTATCGGGGGTTGCGTGTTTTCCGCAAAATCCGTTTACCAGTGGTCCCGCGCAGCTTTCGCGAACGACAGGGTGAAAGCTGCGGGGTTTGTGGTCTTGCTAGAGGGTTGCATGGTTCTCGCGCCTATCCTCACGCTCAAGATCATTGCGGGGCTTTTCCTAGTCCTAATCAACGCATTCTCTTCGGGTTCCTCCGTGCTACTCGAAAAGAAAGAAGTTGCCGCAATGAATCGCAAACCAAGAAAGAAGTAAGGGGAGGGCTTCGGCCCCAAACTCTATAGAGGTTCATTTGAACATTCGGAAAACTGGCGCTAAAGAAATCGCTTGACATTATTTAAAACTAGTCTATAGTGACTTATGGCTAAACCTACTCACTATCTAAACTATCAAGGAATCCTCGAAAAAATCAAGTGGCCTGAAGGAAAGGTCGTTTTCGAAAGCGGGGCTGTATTTCTAGTAAGGACTCACAAAGAAGTTTTTCACGTAGTCTACGGGCTAGAGGTTAATGGGCCTTTTGACTACTCGGAGGCTGCTGAGTCGCTAGGGCTTTGCCTTATGCACCAAATGAATTGCGAAGGGGTTCTTTAAAAAACGCTTGACAAATTCTAAAAGTCTGTTATATTCAAATCATGCAAATCACCTCATCAAAAATCATGCCGGACTCTGGTCAGTTTGTCGCAATGTGGACTTACAACAATCAAGTATGGTCTTACACCCTTCGGATTCGGGACGGGGTTCTATACAGGGTTACAGAACAAGGGTTCGGCGAAAAGAAACTTGACTTCGGCGCTCTGAATAATCTGAACATAACTTTTTACCAATGAGGCGAAAGCCTTCCTAATGGTTCAAATGAACAAAATCAAGATTGCGGAAATTGTTCAAACGAACGCATAGAACCTCACGATGTTCAAAGGAACAATTCCTGAATTGTAACCTTATGAAAATTATAATGAAATTAAATGAAAAAAGCGCTTGCATTCTTTAAAACCTGTGATATATTGCTACATGAAGTTAACCAAAGACCAGCTCGTTGCCACGATCAAAGCCGTTAAAGGGACCACGTTCGCCACGTTGGAAACCTCTACGGAACCCGCCATGCGGAAAACCGGCAATCCCTACGTGGGGCGTATCCGGAAAATCTCCAAGGGGCTGAACGTCTCTATCGGAGCCAACTACGAAAACGGCGTTAACCGTCAAGCGGGCCGCGAGGGCGTCGAAGAGGCGGGAGAGTTCAAAGCGGAAAAACTCGCCTATGGTAGCTGGCTGGTCCCTCACAAGATTATCGAACACAAGGGCGAGCTGCAAATCCGCGTGACTTGCAACCCTCACATGAAGCCCTCTGAAGTGTATTACACTTGCGACGGGGAGCGTGTGACGGATGAAGTCCTCGCGGAAATCAAGTCCTTTGAGCCTGAAAAGTCAAGCTCAAGCCGTCAAGCGGACTTCGGAGTGGAGCGCGAAGTGGTCCCGCGCAACTACAAGCTGGAATCAATTACTGGAATCACGGTGAACGGGACACATTACAAAATCGAAGGGTGAAAACCCTAACGGGGGAGGGGAAACCCTCCCCTTTATTCGTTCGTCGTCATGTTCTTTTGAACAAATTAGAAACAGGTTGTTCTTATGAACATTTTCGAAATAGACAATTAATGGTTGACAATATTAAAAAGGGTGCTATAGTTCTTTATGACTTATACATTCCACCTTGTCGAAGATGCCGTAATGCGTCGGATTCCCCGCACGAAGAAAATTTCAGTGACTGCTCAATCGTCGCCAGAAGCTTCTCAGAAAGTTAAGGATCAATATCCACGTTGGCAAGTATCTATGTTTTGGGCGGACTGGACCCCTACCTCGAAAAGAGAATCCTCACAAGATCAATTCTCTCGTTGTTTCGGTGGTAGAATTTCCGCTTGACATTATTAAAAAGAGTGTTATATTTCTTTATGACCGCATCTCAAAGAATCCGCAAAGAAACGCTAGGCTTTCTCACCAGCCCAGAAGATACTCTTGCCCTTATCGAAGAGGACAGACTTCAACTTGTTCTTGTCCGCATGGGTAACGGGCGCTTTCTCTGCCCCGTGCAAAATCTTGACGATATGATCAAGATGGTAGCTAAAGCAGATCTTGACTATGTGAGGGACGTTTCCCTGCCCGCAAATTAATAGTTGACAACCTTCAAATTGGTGTAATAATATCTCATGAAGAAACCGATCAAACCATACGCCCCGAAACGTGGGGCCGCGTTCGTGTTAGGTATGGGAACCAAAGTGGTCCCCGACCGCAAGAAAAAGAATTCGAAAAACGCTTGCCGAAAGGCAGGCGATTTTTCGTTTGGGGGTTTGTTCATTTGAACATTCTAGAAATTATATTTCGAAAAAGGATAAAAAGCATTTGACAATTAGAAATAGTGTGTTAAGTTAATTCACGCCAAAAGAGCGTCACCTAAATATGAATACCTACGATGAAGATGATTGCGGAGCCGATACCATGGAAGAACTTTACCATGGTCGGGACGTTCACGAAGCCGATTTCGAGGAAATGAATATGCCCCACTTCGGGAGTCGCGAAGAAGAAGAGGATTACGAATTCGAAGAATTCGGTAGCGAAGACCTCGCCGACGATTACGAGGATGAGGACGATCAATTTGACAACCAGTGGGGCGAGCGTTACGCCTACGGTTTCGGGGAGTAAGGGACGGGCGGGGGAAACCCCGCCTTTTTCTTTTGCGAGGTAAGTTCATTTGAACATTCGCTAAACGGTTGTTCATTTGAACATTTTCAAATATACTAAAATTCGCTTGACTTGTTTAAAAACCCGTGTAGTATAATACATGATCCACAAGAAAATCTCAAACAAGCTTATCGGTGTCGGTGGTCTCCGTTGTTCGTGCTGCGCCCCTCAAGGGGTGAAAGGCCACAGAGAGATAAAGCGCAAACTTAACAAGTGTGTGCGCAACGTCTTAGGTTACGAACAAGCCATGGAAGAGGGTGAGTATTTCAACTACTGGACGCAGTTAGACCCTAGCGACGTTACGGGAGACTCTTCAATGGACCTTATGGACTACGTTGTGGAGCGGGATACAATTCACGAATTGGGGCCTATTTATATTTTGAACTTTGCGGAAATAAAAAGATTTGACAAATGAAAAACGTGTGGTATAGTGAAGAATGGAAAAGCACCTCTTCATTACTATCTCCGATACTCACGTTTCCTTTCGCGACCCCGAAACCTACGGGCAAGACCCCGCAAAGGATGACACCGAACGGCTCAAGATCATCGTTAAGCTGATCAAATACTACGGGGATGGGGCTACCGTAGAAATTCGGGACGACAGAACTTTTTGAGGTGGTCATACCTTGGGGCGGGCGAGTGCTCGCCCCATTTTTTTACGAACGGATGTTCAAATGAACAAAGCTGTAGAGACTGTTCAAACGAACATTTTCAAAGTAGTAATAAAAAGCGCTTGACTTTAATTTTATCTGTGGTATTGTAGAACATGGCCAAAGATTGTATTACCAAATGTCTCGAAGGGCAGGGCAAAACCCCTAAGCAAATCGAATCCACGAAAAAAGCTATCAAGAAACACTTCGACAAACTGATCGAAGGAAAGGGAAAGTTCGAAGATCCCATGGATATTATGAACCATTACGGGATTGACGGGGAAGGGGTTGAAGATCTTTTGTATTCTTATTAACTCCCATACCGTAGGGCTTGACCTTACGGCAAAAATCCGCCATGCGCGGTGAGAGAAGATACGAAAAGGCGGGAGGGGCTCCAATCCTCTCTCGTTTTTTTTTATGCCCCAAATGTTCATTTGAACATGTGATCGCATACAAAAGCAAAATACATGCGTTCGCGTTCATTTGAACAAAGTGAAATAATAGAATTAAAAGAGTTGACAAATTAATAAGTCGTGTTATGCTTAACCATGACCGCAAACTACCTCTTTCACGGCACCTGTCTAAAAAACGCTCAAGCGATCCTCGAAAACGGTTTCGATGGAAACGAGGGGGAACAAATCTGGAACGTTTCAGCGGGATACAATTATTTTTGGTCTCTGAAAGACGTAGCTAAAAGTAATGGAGAAGAAGCGAAATATTCCGACAATCTCTGTATCGAATACGCAAAAGATGCCGCCGAAAATTCCGTGATTCAAAACAATTGCTCTCACCTTGTGATTTTCCAAGTCAAAGCGTCGGCGGTGAATTACGAGCCTGACGATTCATGTGAAAACATGCACGGGGCGGTAGTCTCTCGCGAACCTATTCCCGCGAGTGCAATTGAAAAGATTTGGCTCAGTAATGACGTTACCTATTTCAAACCGTTCATGCTCGCCAATACAATGTCATGGGATAGCCACATGAGAAACGAGCCTGAAGTGCCTCAAGGCCTGAGAGACGCGGCGGAAGCTATCTCAAAAAGCAAGGTGGAATTTTACTACGGGGAACACATCGAAATGGAACCCTCTAACAAAAACGAAATCCTCTCCATGTGAGGGGAAACCCCCATAGGGTTCAAATGAACATTTTTGACATTTAAATAAAAAGCTCTTGACAAATAATAAATCCGCGCTATTGTTATTTATGAAAGTTTTGATCGTCCATCACCTAGAGCCAATGTGGGAAGCTTCACTAATTAAGCTGAGCGGTAAAGACTGCTTCGAATGGTGTTTAAACGTTCGCGATCACATCGAAGAGAACGGATTCGATAAAGTCATCTTAACTCAGTTTGAGGACTGGAAAGCTCAAGATGTTCATATCGAAACGGGTCTCGCCGATTACGTTAGCGAGTGGCACGATTACGGGTATGGGTGGGAACCTGACATGTTCCTAAACGAAAACGAATATGTGGAAGGTGGGAGTCATTCGGAGGTGGTCCATACTCCAGAATGGATAAAGGGCCTTAAAGGCTCAGAGGTTCACTTGTGCGGGGCTTTCGATGGCGAATGTATCGAAGACATGGAAATAGCCCTTTCCGCTTGCGTTGGAGAATTTACAAGAATTGAAAACCTAATCTGCTAAAGGGGAAACCCTTATACACGGTTCAAATGAACATAATCAGATAGCGGCCGTTCAAATGAACAGAGCTAATATATTTTGAAGAAGTAATAAAAAAACGCTTGACTTATTTAAAACCTATGCTATATTGATTCATGCACATCACCTCTCTCTCAAAAGTAACTCGTAGCGAAGTCGGCAAAGCGATCTGCGAAGGAAAGAAAATCACTCGAATCATTCACTTTAAGGGGACGGATCAGGAATACTGTGAATCCCTTCGCTCGTTCCTCGATCCTAACTTTACCGACGAATACGATTTCGAAGATCTTGAGGCACAACAGAATTACAGAGCCGCGACGATGGCGGGCGTGCAATATTTTTAAGGTGGTCATGGAGCGGGGGCGGGCGAGTGCTCGCCCCCATTTTTTTACGTTGGCGTGTTCAAATGAACAATGCTTCGACTTTAGTTCAAATGAACAATTTCAAAATAGGCAATAAAACCATTTGACAATGATTCAACATGTGATATGGTTACCCATGGACAAAAACCTTATCATAGCCATCCTCGCCGAATCTCCTTCTTTCCGCAATTACGCAGCAGATTTCCTTGCGGAAAAAATGTCCCCCGTCTTCGTTCGCCCAGAAATCTAAATGATCGGTGATCGTTTTGTGAGCGAGGGCAAAATCGCCGCCATTAAACTCCTCCGCCAGTTGGCTTATCAATCTGACGTTTCTGCGTATTTCACCAAGGCGTTCGGTCTCCTCCTGATGCCCGACATGGCGATTCTCACGAACTATTACGACGGCAGAAACACCCTCGGGCTGGCTTTCTCGAAAGCTATCGTCGAGGATATCGCGAAAGACCTCTAAGGGTCATGCCCCGCAAGGGGCTTTTCTTTTGCCTAGAGTTTGTTCATTTGAACATTGTCTATACTTGCGTTCATTTGAACAATCGAAAAATATATACAAAAAGCGTTTGACAATTTAAAATAGTGTGTTATATTAATTTATGACCAGAATGCTTTACATCGGAAACGTCGGACCTTGTCCGAAAAATGAACAATTTATCCTCGAACTCCCAGATGGAGAATATGAGAGGATCAAAAACGGGAAAGGTCTCATGACCGGAACTGTGGTTGAAATGGGTAAGAAAAGCTCTTATTACGTTGGTTACAAATCCAACGCTTTCACTAACCCATTCGAAGCAATGAAACACTTCGGCTTTCCTGTCTTCGTGAAAATTTAAGGTGGTCATGGTAGGGGCTGGCGAGTGCCAGCCCCTTTTCCCTATCTGCGTAAGTTCATTTGAACAAAATCAAATACCTGATAAAATAAGTGTTGACAAATTAGAAAGCTGCGCTATATTGCTTTACCATGAAATTTATCACCATACCAAAAGACGGGCTAGGCGTTTGGGAATTTAACAATCTACTTAACGAAAAGGATATTTCCTTCGATGAAAAGTTTGTTTTGAGCATCAGAAAAGGGCGAGGTAAAAAACTTCGCAAGGCAACGGCTGAGGGCGGCATGGGTGACTGCGAATGTTGCGGGGCTTACCAGACTCTACGAATCACTATCGGGGAAAAGAATCACTACTTTGACAGTCACTTAGGGGTTAACTACATATCCCCCGACAGGCTTCTTTAAAGCTAAGCCCGCGCAAGCGGGTTTTCTTTTGCCTAGAACTTGTTCATAAGAACATTGGTTCAAACGAACATATTAAAAATTTGAACAATTCAAAACGTTGTTCGATTGAACATTATGGAAATTATAATTAAAAATGAATTAAAAACCGTTTGACTTTTAAAAAGAACTGTGATACCTTACCTCACGGCAAAGCCGCACCACCTATGAAAATCCAAAAACTGATTGACACGCTGAACAAGAAATTTCCGAATATCAATGCCGTTTCCACTGTCGAGTGGGACGGTCAAGAAGGAGGGGTTTGGTTTCGCATGGAGGGAGAATGTCACCCTGACGGGCGACGTTACTTCAGTCCATACTCTGCGGAGCAATTTCATCCTGAGCTAGTTGACACCTTGGCCAAGTTCGGTTTCTTTTGCGAACCCTACGACAACGGAACCCTGATGGCTTACGATTGAGATAAGGGCGAGAGCCCTCCCCTCGGGGAGGGTTTTCTCTTATCAATAAAATGTTCATTAGAACAAATCGCTTAAGTTGTTCATTTGAACACGTTGAAAATAATTGATAAAAAGAACTTGCATTTAATTTATTGTGTGATAGATTTAAAAATGGAAATCACCTTTTTTACCAAACCTGCCGATCTAAATTTTGCGAACGTGCATTATCAAGCTCACGCTGGGGGTCACCGCTTCGTTGTGGATCTGCCTAACGGCTACTCTGCTTCAATCGTCCAGAATCCTTATTCCTACGGTGGCGAGGAAGGACTCTGGGAAATCGCGGTTATGAAAGATGGTTCTCTGGACTACTCAACCCCGATCACTCCAGACGTTCTGGGATACATCCCCGCCAACGAAGTGATGGAAATCGTCGGAAGGATTGCGAAACTTTAACCAACTAGGCCCGCCTTGCGCGGGTCTCTTTGTGTCTACTAAAAGTTCATTTGAACATAACCCCATACACTACGAAGAAACGAGATGTTCGTTTGAACATCGCTCCTAATTAGTAAAATAACGCTTGACAATTCTAAAATCTAATATACAATGTAAATGATGATATTACTTAACTCTCTTCACCCTACGTCACGCTATCCAAAAATGATTCGGTGCATTATTAAAATGAACTTGGAATCCGCAAGCGCTCGCGGCAATGGGAACAAAGCTAAGCGCCGAGCGGGGCAATACGTGCATGACCCTTCGACCTCTAGACCTTTCGGATGTATCGCAATGAATACGGCTCAGATCGCCAAAATGATGAGAACTCCTCTCTAAAAGGACAGCCCGCTTTGAGCGGGTTTTCCCTTATCAATAAAATGTCCATTTGAACAAAATAAATCCTTGATAAAACAAATGTTGACATATTTAAAAAGCCGTCTATTGTCACTTATGAACTTCAATTATCAAGAGCGGTGTATGGTGATCGTCAGGAAAGCTTTCAGGGATCGCCACCACGAAAACGTGGCTCATCGCCGCTGGTCCCGCGAGTTGCTCGCTATGTATGCTGGTTATATAAGGCTAAACCGTAGGTTGCAAGCTAACCCACTTTCAGAATAAGAGCCGCCCGCCTTGCGCGGGTTTCTCTTTATCCGTAAAATGTTCAAATGAACATCCAGTGTAATTAATAGTGTTCAAATTAACATGGCGCGATTGGGGGTGAAAATAATACAATTCAATTGTTGACTTATTTTAAAACCCTGCTATATTGATTACATGAAAGAAACCTTGCACATCATTTTAAACTCTCTCTCGAATCGTCTTGCGGCTGCTGCCAAAATCGAAGACCCCGCCGTGGCTGATTTCGCGAAGCGTCTCGCTCGAAACGAGAGCCGTCTCGCCCTTGGGCGGGCAATCTAATTTTTGGGTAAACATGGTGGGAGGGGGCTCAATACGTTGCGCCCTCTCTTTTGTTCGCGGGTTGTCCATTAGAACAAAATCAAATCACCCTACGAAAATGTTCAAACGAACAAAATGAAAACAGTAGTAAAATAGTTGTTGACAATTAGAAAAGACTAGATTACTGTGTTCTATGGAAAACACCCATTACTTCATCTCAATCGTCACCGCCGAAAAAGGGCGCTTCATCATTTTCGTGGACTTCAAAAGCCATGAGGGATTTATCCTCAACTGCGGAGAGGGCATGTTCGAAGTCTATGGCGAATACTGGGATGAGGAGGATAACTGTAAAAAGGATCTCCTCGGGGTTCCCTACACTCTCGAAAATTTGGATATCCTTCGGGGGGACGCTACGGTGACAATTGTCGAGTGATCGAAGCCGCCCTTCGGGGCGGTTTTCTTTTTGCCATAAATATGTTCGTTAGAACAAACGCTAGAACGACTTATTCAAAATGTTCATTTGAACATACTCCTAAATAATAGAGCCGCCATGTTCATTTGAACAACCCCTCGTTCGTTATGGAAATTATAATTCAAAATGATGAAATAACCGTTTGACAATTAGAAATAACTGGTTTACTGTCTGGAATGGAATACCCCATCTACCACGCCACCCTCTCACAAGCTCTTGATGCCGCGATCAATCACGCGGCCAATTCCCGCGCCTCTATTGCGCAGAGCGAAGTCCACGAACAATTCAGCGAAGGCCTGAAATATGAGGAAACGAAGCAAGCTCATCTTTCCATCGTCGAGCTGAAAGGAAAAGCTACTAAAAAGTATTTCCATATCACGATCTACCGCATGAGCAGCGGCACCTATGAGCTGACCTGTTACATCCTCTAATCCGAACGCCCCGCGAAAGCGGGGTTTTTTCGGTGGTTGAAATGTTCAAATGAACAAAGCATAAAAAGAGAATTAGAAACATGTTCAAATGAACAATCGAAAGATAGGGTAAAATAATTGTTGACTTATTTCAAAACGCGCATAGATTAAAATACCATGAAAACCTATTATACGCACCCACTCAAAATTAAAGATTACAATCGTATCGCATCACTCATCGGAATCATGCTGTGGAGCGCTCATTACCATACGGGGCAATGGTCCCGTGAATATCGAATGGGGTGTCGTGCCCGTCAACTTCTCAACCGCCACAATGAAATCGGTTCGTTTCTCGCCTCTCGTTGGTTTGATAATCTGGAAAGCTACGTGACAGGCGAAAGCGAAAGGCCCTCAATCTACACTCAGGAATTTTGTGAGATCGTGAAAGCGACATATCAAAAACTCTCTATGCACAATCTCGTTTTCGTCATGTAAAAGAGAGCCCTGCGAAAGCGGGGTTTTCTCGTTTAAGAAAATGTTCAAATGAACGAAAATACCACCATAGAAACACATAGGTTCAAATGAACAATACAACGATAAGGATATGGGGGGGGTGTTCAAACGAACACATTACACACATAGAGTAGAACCACGTTCAAATGAACAAATGAAATCTAATTGAAAAAAGAGTTTGACAAATTAGACTTTCTAGTTTAAAGTCTCTCATGGTCGAAAACCTCACCCCCCATGAAATCGTTGTCATCCTTGATGAAACTCACCACGTCGTGTTTCCACCTTGCGGCATTGTCGCAAGGGTTTCTCAAATCCTCTCTCGAACCGGAACGGCTGCGGGAGGTATCCCAGTTTTCTCCCGCTATTTCGGCGAGGTTGAAAACCTTCCAGAGCGGGAGGCGGGCAAACTTCTCATCGTTTCCGCAATGGTGAAAAGTGCCATGCCTGATCGGAAAGACCTTCTTTCACCTGCGGAACTAATCCGCGATGACAAGGGCAATGTTATTGGTTGCAACGGATTTGTTGCTTAAACTGAACGGCTCGCCTAGCGCGAGCTTTTCTCGATTATCGGAATGTTCAAATGAACAACGTAAACCACATAGCCAATACCATTGTTTAAATGAACAACAAGGTATTTGTTCGTTTGAACATTCGCCTGAAATCATAAGCAGCAATTGTTCATTTGAACAATCGAAAAAGATTATTAAAAAGCATTTGACAATTAGAAAAAAGTGTATTATAGTCCAGTAATGAAAATCGTTTTTGATATCCTTCTCTGTATAATCCTCCTTTTTGGACTCGTTCTAATCGCAATCGCAATGCCGGTATTTGTGATGACGAAAGAGCCTAACCTTTTCACCGCCCTGATCATGTCGGGCGGGTTCCTTACGGGTTCCGCTCTGATCGGTGAAAAATACCTCATCAGAAAGAGCTGGAAATAATCGTTTGACAAATTAGAAAGCCGCGACTATCTTAAAAAATGGACTCAACTCTTGACATCAAACTGGCTCGCCGTTGGGTGGGCGGTAATTTCTCACCGATCAAAAAGAGCGCTCGCCGCCGAAACCGTCACGCCAATAACTCGCGACTTCGTTCTATGGGGGAAGATTTCACGCCTCACCTGAAAAGACTCACTAGCTGGGACCTCAGCTAATCACAAACGAGAGAACCCCGCCTTATGCGGGGTTTTTCTTTGCCTACGATTTGTTCAAATGAACATCCTATCCACATACAGAAACAACCATGTTCAAATGAACAATGGCACGGGAGTTTAAGGAAGGGTGTTCAAATGAAAAGCAGGGCTAAATAATTTTGAAGTAGTAAAATACTTGTTGACAATTGGAAACCTATGTGATATCGTTGGGAATGAACGAAACCTTAATTGTTGACGGAGTCAGTTGGACCTTGGCGGAAATCATTCTCGACGGGAGTCGATACAAGCCCTGTAAATGGGTAAATGGAAAGGGCGGAACTCGGAGCGGGCTTTGTGTGATCCCTAACGGTTTTTTTGGTAAGATCAATTATTATTTTCCATCGTAACAGAAAGCCCCGCGAAAGCGGGGTTTTTTCGGCCTACGTAGTTGTTCATTTGAACACACCATTCAAATCACTTATTCAAATCAAAACACATGTTCATTTGAACAGCCAGCTCAAAACAGTTTGCGTATTCAAAACAATTGTTCGTTTAAACATGAAATCAAATTATTACCCAAATCAAATCATTGGTGTTCATTTGAACATGGACTCAAAACAGTTTATAGAATGAAATCAAAACATTGTTCGTTTGAACATTTCAAATCAAACTAAAATCAAAAACATTGTTCATAAGAACAGCCCTGAAATAAAATCTAAACATTGTAAAAAAGCGTTTGACAAATAAAAAGACCTGTGCTACTGTCTTGCATGGACAAAAACCTGATCATCGCCGCCCTCATCGAATCCCCCGCTCTCCGCGAGAGGGACGCTAACCTCCTTCTCGCCGCCTCGGTGGAGCCCGTAGATCCTTACCTTCGAGGGCGGGTTGACGCGGTCATCGACGGAGCCCGCATCGTCTACAGGGACGCGAATATGAAAATTCCCGCAATCAGAATGGTTCGCGGGGCTTTCAATCATGACGAGAAAGCCGTGGCTTATCTCAGACGTAAATTCCCCCATGCTTTTCCCGCGCATCACGGGTCGGATATCGGGCTCGCCGCTGCCAAGTATATCGTTGAATCCCTTTAACCCTAACCGAGGCCCCGCGAAAGCGGGGTTTTTCCTTGGCTCCTTTTTGTTCGTTTGAACAGCGAAGTTGCTATGAAAAATTGGACAAATTAATACTTGCTTTTTTAAATAAGTGGAATAGATTAGATCCATGAAAGAAATCGTCTCCCTTATCCTCTCCTCTCTCACCGCCCGCCTCGTTGCGTCTGAAAAAATCGAAGACGCGCAAGTTGCGGATTTCGTCCGTCGCCTCGCTCGCAACGAGAGCCGCATCGCCCTCACTCGGGCTATTTGAAAACCGAACGCCCCGCGAAAGCGGGGTTTTTCTTTCGACCCTTTTTGTTCGTTTGAACATTCTCGAAATTCACTAAGCCGCCCGATTCGTTAATGTTCATTTGAACAACCCAATAAGAAACACATTAAGAGAAACCACATACATGTTCGTTTGAACACCGAGGGGAAATGGGGCTATGGAAATTATATGAAAATTGGGCTAAATAATTACTTGCTTATTTTGAATAAGTGGTTTAAGCTGGTTTTACCATGAGAGACCGTCAAGCCATCATCGAGTCAGCCCGCGCTAAGCGCGAGGAAATCGCCGCCGCCAATTTCGCCCGCGATGAAGCGGAGCGTATTCGCAAAGTGGAAATCGCTAAACGCGATTCCGCTATTCGGGCATCCAAGCCCCGCCCGTCGTATCAGGAAAACCATGAGGGATCATGGGAAATCATGGCAGGGATGAAATCATGGGAGACGCTCGTCACGCAAGGCGGGCGGTCATGGGTTGAGTAATTGAAAACCGAGAGCCCCGCGAAAGCGGGGTTTTTTCGTATCTGGAATATGTTCATTTGAACAAATATGAATGTTATTATTTTCGATATGTTCTTTTGAACAAAAATCCTTTTTAATAAATTGCGGCGTTTTAGCCCTCGCGCGTTTTCGAACGGTTTTTCCAAGTAGTGTTCGATTGAACATTTTTGGAGTTTGTCCATTTGAACATTTCCCCTATGCCTTTCTGAACAGTGCCCGTTTGAACAGTGTTTTCTTGAACATAGCCTTTTTAGACAGTTGTTCAAATGCACAGTGACCACATGAGTAGTGTTCATATACACAGTGTTCAAATGAACAAGGGTGTGCATACGCACAGTGCTCAGGAGAGTAGTGTTCAAACGAGCATACGAATTTTGTTCTAATGAACAAAGCCCCGATAGGTGTTCAAATGAACAACGACGCACGGGGACGCACGCACGCACGGGGACGCACGCAACCCAGTGTTCATACATACATGTTCATAAGGGCACGAAAAATAAATGAAAAAATGTTACATTATTAATTTGACACCGTTTTTGCGTATGGTATATTTTACTTGGCAATGACGCCAGTTTACCCGATTTGTTCATATGAGAAAAAATTCAGTTAAGAAAAGCACGGCGGTGAAAATCGCCAAAATTCACGGCACGTCTCAAAATGGCCGTGTCAAGATGACACGCTCAAACGGTAGCGTTTCAATCACGGCAGATGCGATTCGTACCGCACCGGCAAAATCCGTCACGATAGTCGCTGGAAACGGTAGCGTTTCTAATAATGATAGGGCAGTGCTCGATTATATTACCTGTCACCGTGCAAAGCATAGCGTATCCCCGTCCACAAGGGATATTCAGAAATTTATGGGCTTTCCCTCCCAGACAAGCGCTATGAATTGCCTCAAATCGCTGGAAAAGGCCGGTTTGCTAGTGCGAAATATGGGAAATTGTATGGCGCGCGCCGCCGTTCCTATGTCGGAATTCTTAGATGACAATAAAGAAAGGGACGCAATCGCGTATCTTCGCAAGCTAGGCTATTCGGTGACGAAAAAGAAGACCAAAAAGATGGCCAAGTGAACAGTCTTTTCCCCGTGTCGCTCGCTACGGAGTGAGCGACTAGGGGAGAAAACCTCCACTAACCAAACAATAAAGAAAGCTAAAGAATATGACCACTACTCTCTCGAACACTGTCGAAATGAACACTACCGAGTCCGCCATCGAGCGCCGCTCTGCTGCCCAGATGAACAGGTTTCTTTTGAACACCTCTTTTGAGATGGAGAACGCCGAGATCGAAGACGCCTGTCTTTTTGAACAGTATATCCCCCGCACGACGGGATTGGAGGATTAACCATAGTCTCCATAAATACCATAAAAGGGGCGCGCAAGCGCTCCTTTTTTGTGACAATTACTAAAGTTATGGAAATTATAAGGGGTAGGGGTATTTACGGAAAATATGAAGATTATGGTGGCTATGGCGGGCATGGGGGGACCAACTTCTCTACCAACCCTCCTCCCTTCAAAACTTTTCAAAAATCCCTCCTCATCCGAACGCTCTCCCAGAACCCTCCGAACGTCAACTTCCCCAAACCCTCTTCAATTCCCTTTATTCCTGAACCCTCCTCAATCCTCCATAAGCAAACTATACTTTCTCTTAACCCTCTTAAAGCAAACTTTAATTTTTACTGGCGGGCCGGAAGCTGGAAATGATTCAAAAATCTACGTGGCTATCTAATTCATCCCGCACTACCTTTTTGCTAAACCTTCTTCTAGCTTTGACCATTTGATGTTTGGCCCAGCTTCTAAAGCGATCAGGTTTGTCGTCTCGACCTGCTTCCCTCCAATACTTCCAACAAGCCTCTATTTTGGAACACGGTTTCATTCAATGTGGTCGTCAACTATCTCAGTTATATAACAGACTTTTTTCCATTTCCTTCCACAAATTTTACACTCATAGAAACCTAGATACTCGTCTGAATAAGTAACCTCAGCATCTGGACAAATTCCTTCGCCGCAATTCACCTCTTGCATAATTACCTTGTTTGTAAATAAGGATCTGAATCAAAAGAACACTCTTTCAAAATCCTATCAACTTTTTCAGCCCCGATCCACCAGAAGTCTTCAAACCCCTCTAAAATAAACTCCCCGATTTCGTAGCTAACTTTATAAGGTTCGGGATCAGGGTATCCATCGAAAGGAATGGTGCCTCCCGCATGAGAGTCCCACAAATAGCAAACTTTCGCAAATTCAAACCCACCCGAATCTAAAACACTATCAGGATGAATAAACCAAATTTCGGAGCCATTTGGCGGCTTACTGTTTTTTAAGTTTTTAAAAGGTAGATTCATTTACACAAGAGTAAGTAGACGATCAAAAATATGATTATGATTTCCATAGTGCTATTATTAAATAAATTGGCCAAAAAACCCAAGCCTCCGCGTCAGAAACGAAAAATCGCCGCTTAAAATACGGAGCGAGCATAAGACCCACAAAAAGGTAACCGAGTAAAAGGGCGGCTGTCATATTATAATTTCTTGAAGAAGTTCTCTGTATTCCAATTTTCGCAACACTGACCTAACTCACCGTAAGCCATATAGCTATAGTCTGCGCATTCGTGCTTCAGCCAGCCACGCTTAGTTCTACCCTTTTTCCATGTGGGGAGCCCTGAGCAAAATCTACAATGGGCTCTAATATCGGGGCTAGATTGTTTATTCTCCATGAAAGCTATTAGCTGTGGCGCGTTTGAATTATTTTTGAGGGTCGGGACAGTCAAAAGACCCTAAACTCTTTTAAAAAACATTTCGCCCCGAATTACACAAATTTGTATGAGTTCTTTGGCAAACTTTTTTCTCCACATTTGGGGCATTGCCAATCGTCCACAAACAGAGAAAACTGCCCATAGGCATAACGGTCTTGATGGCGCATTACTGTTCTTGAAGTTTTTTTGGAGTTATCATTTCCCCGCAAGAGTGGTAACAAACAGTATTCGATTTATTTTATTTCAAAGTTTTTATTTTCAAGCCCGCCTCACCCCAATAATAGATCGATATTTGTAATTAATCTTTCGAACGGTTTTAGAGCGGGTAGGTCTGTGGATAATCTGACCATCTCCTACATAAATACCGATATGGTTATAGCCGCCCGACTTGGAGTAAATCACAATATCACCTTTTTGAATCTTGTCAAGCGAAATTTTACTCCCCCAACCCAACCAGCTAGTGCATTTTTGATAACCGGAAGGAGGCTGCTTACCGACCGACTTCACCACCGTTCCAACGAAATCGGCGCACCGAGCGGTTTGACCTTGTTTAAAATGTTTACCTTCCCAAGATTCAGCAGCGGGCGCTAATTTATTTGGTGAAGAAGTAAAAAACGAGAATAATGTTGTTGCTATAAGTAAGTTCATTGATTAAAAATAGGCGCGTCCATAACCGTGCGCCATACGGGGTTTTCATATCTGGGGTCTTCGTAGTCGCCATCGCGAATAGCTCCAAGAGTTGTAATTTCTACACCTTGGTCGGGAGGGTTCTCAGCGTCTAGCCAAACTACCACACACCTTTCGTCCCATTCGTCTTCTATATCGTTTGTAATGGGAAGATCGAGAGTGCTGCGCCATTTAGGTTTGATTTCCATCGAAGTCATCGTTAAAGATCTCGTCATATAAAAGACCTCCGTCCATTATTAATTCTTGGGCATAATATTCCTCCCAGTCCTCTTTTTCGGAGAAGTTTTTAATATTTTTTAAATAATTCTTTAACTTTTTAAGTTCTTCGTTTGATATCATGTTTTAAAGATTTTCGATCACAACAAAGCCAAAAATGATCATAGTGACAATTGAGCCGACTAAATAAATCTTGTGAAACAATTCTTTGTCAAGAGGTTTTGCTTGATTTTTATTCAGTTTTTTTAAATTTATATATAGATTAAAAGATCCTAACAGGTTTGTAGCGATACAAAGAATTACAAATAAGGCTGGCTGAGTTTTAATAAATTCAATAATCATAATTATTCAACGGTTTCGATTGATTCGCGGACACTTGTTTTTCCTTGTTGTTCTCTCCATTCGACGCTACCTCTTGCGTCTGTAAAATACCTAGCACTACCGTAATCATAAAAACGATAGACTTTAATTCCATCTTTTTCAAAAAGAAGTTCGACGTCAATGTCTGGGTTATCGGTTCTGGCAATACCCTTTGCGCTCCTAGCGCAACTGGAAATCAGAATTACTGTGAGAAGCGCCAGAAGCGCTACGATTACTGGGATGATGTTTTTCATTGGCTTAATGTAGCACATGATCTGAGGGAGTCAAGCGATTTTTAGTATCCGGTAAATTCTGGGAGAGCTTCGTAGTCTCTCACCCTCATTAATAAAGGGTTAATCGTAGATGACTCTCCATAATGAAGTCTTTCGGAATGAGCACTAATTGCGATTGAATAATCGTCACTATAAAAAGTGGGACCTTCTCCAAATACTTTCCAGACTTTAATTAGGGCATCTTTTTCAGACTCCTCTTGTAAGAATTTTGCGTTTTCACATTCTGACCAACCTTTATTAAAAGAGTCGCGAAAAATAGGAAGCTCTTCAAGAAGAGATGCTTGTATACTATTGCAAAGCCAGCCTGCCAAAAATGCTTTCAAGTCTGGAGCGCTGTTAGAGAGTTCTCCCCATTTGTCGCACACTACCGACCATCTGACAAGCGCGTAATTTAAAGATTGTAAGTCCATATTATTAATTTGTTTCGTTAGGGTAATACATTCCTTCCCATCCGCAGCCACAATCGCACCATTCAGATTCTTCGGCGTCCTCTCGCTTGATTCCGTTTAGTCCCGCACACCAAGCTACAATTTCTTCAGACTTACCTCTTCCGAATTCCTGAGTTTCTATTAACCCGTGGAGGCATTCTGGACATTGTTCGCCGTCTAAAGGGTAAGAGTTCTCCCAACCATCACTTTCTTGTTCGGTTTCGCTTTTCATGATTGACTTACGTAGATTTTTGAACTACGCTATCGGAAATTTTTAACTAGTTACCACTTTTTTACCTCTACACCACTTTTTTCTAAAAGTTCCGGCCCCGAGAGTGAGCGATAGTCCTCTCCGTAATAGAGCCTTTTAATTCCGCTCATATAAATACCTTTAGCGCATTCTATACAAGGGGAGTGAGTGCAAAACATAGTAGCTCCTAAACCACTTTCATTAGATTTCGCTAATTTATAAAGTGCATTATGTTCTGCGTGGATCACCTCGGGTTTTGTGACGAGAGTTCCTTCTTTGAAGTTATCCTTATAAGAAATTAGTGTATCTTCACAATTATTGTTCCAACCTGTCGGGGTTCCGTTAAAACCGCAGCTAATGATTTTATCATCCTTAACTATGATAGCCCCGACTTTTAACCTACGGGCTCTAGATAAGGACGCAAACTCTTTAGTGATATTAGCGTATACTGGGATAAAGCGATCTTTCATAATAGGTTTCGCAAGAATTTACAAACGATCTTGTCGAATTTAAATTCGTCAAAAGAGATTTTTTCTCTCGTTTCGTTGATGAGGTCTTCTAAAATTGCGTTATAACAAGGTTCTTGAACGGTGAAAACTAAAGATGGAGTCTTCTTTTTCAGTTCTTCGAAAAGCTTTTTATTTTCTATATCTGTGTCGAACCGTTCTTTAGCTGTTTCTATTAGGTCGCAAACTTTTTGATAACCGATATTAACCTCTTTATAAAAGTCATCAGGCGACAAACCTACTTCCCAAAGAGATAGAATTTCGTTTTCATAGCTATGCGCAAAACACGGTCTGATCTTTTTTACAAAAGTGTCAGGAAGATCCTCTAAAAGCCTTTTTACAAGAGCTTCTAAAGTTGGGAATACTAACAGGCCTAAGTCGTCATGAAAAGAATAAGCGTAATAATTCATTCGCAAGAAATTTTAGTAATAGGTGTGCAAATTTGAGTAAAAGCAAAATCTGAATCCCCTTCTTCTAGAACCCTAATAGCCATAACGGCGACCTGAATAGCCTCTTGTTTAAAAGAAGCTTTGTCTTCTAAAAGGTCTTTAGCTAATTCGCCAACTTCTTCCACTAGGGCTATAAAGTTTTTATTAGGGCTTGGGAATTTAGTTCGAGCTTTGGTAAGTTCCGTATTAATTGCTACGAGAGTTTCTGGTTTCATTTTAGAATAATTTCTACTTCAACATCTTGCAAATTAGTGAGTCCCCGAATAGGGATTCTTTCTAGAGTCACGTAGCTCACTTGTAAGTGAGGGTGAGTTTGCTCGAAAGTTGATAGAAGGTTGAGAATATCATCTTCTAGTTTAGCTGCGTCTTTTTGATCTTGATTCATATTAATTCTTTTAAGGGTATAATTGTTTTAGGCATTGCTTTCCAAGCGTCCCATTTTCCATTAGACCATTTGCCGGTTTTAAAAGCTTTTACGTAAGTAAGTAAATAAGCGTTGGCTCGTTGAGAATAATGGACGTAATTTATAGGTAGCTCGTAACTAACCAATTTATCTAATGACCTTAATTCGCAGTCGTGTTCAAGTTCTAAAATTTGAAAAACATCTTTCCATTCGATAGAGTCCCTTTTTAAGAGAAACTCGTTAAATTTAAATACTTTGGAGAGTCTGTGGCTGAACCATTTTGGCCGCTCTTTCTGTTGATCTAAGTGAGAAGTTTCGTGGACAAAAATTTCGAACCATGTATCAAAATGATAACCTGTGGCTATCTGCAAAAGATCTTTTGAAGCGCAACCAGTATATTCCAAACCTTTGGACCCAAGGCGTTTCGAAGGGTGAAATTCTATCAGTTTGGATCGATATTTAATAACCGATTCGCCAATAAAAAGGGCGGCTTTTTTATTAAACTCTTCCATCTTCGAAAATATTGCCGACAACCTCCAAGGTGTCCGTTAGAAAGTTTGAGTCATTTGTCGCAAAAAGGGCAGTTCTTCCAAAATAAAAAATACCTTCTTCAAAAAAGACTTCTCCAACACTTGTTTCGAATTCCTTATCATGAGCTTGCCATTGGTATTTAACCAAGTCCCCTTCGTAAATATCTTGGCCGCTTTTATCTTTTACGCCTATGAATTGTTGGATATAAACGGTCTTGTCTCTATAACCTAGATACTCGTTGACTCCAAAAAAAGATTCCAAGGTTGATAAATTATTAGAGTATTCGAAGCTATTTCCGTCCCACGATCTAAATTTCAATTCCCTCATATCGCTTTTATATATTGACCATCTTGATGAAATCCTAATTCGAACCTATGTCCACAAACCCCCAGATGGTTAATGATTATTATTGCCAAATCTTTGATTTCCTCTGGCGAGAGGTCTGATAAAGTTAAGTCTCCTAACTGAATTCCATAATCTCTTAATTCGAAATCGTCCGTTAGCCGAGACTCTCCTCCGAAAGTTCCGATAAAATTCAGTTTATAAAATTTTGGATTGCTCCATTCCGAAAGAGTCACATACATTTTGTAAAATTCTTACATTGTTTTCGCCGATTTGATCGGCTTGCACCGACGCCAAAATTAAAGCGTCCTCAAAGGAGAGAGTGTAGTCTACATCTCTCCATTTGTCAAGAAAAACTTGCACGGTGAACCTATTCATTCATCAGGTATCTAAATCCTTTTTCTAACCACTCTCCATAAACCTTACCCTCTGAGTAAGGTCCATACCACCCGCACGCATACGGGAGATTGTTTTCTACGAGCGCTATATCTCCAGTAGAGAGACAACCAAAATCAACAGCCCCGCAAAAATCTTTAGGCCAATCAATATTTAATTCAGGAGGATCGATTTCTACTTCCCCTCCTGAATACCAATAAGCGGCCAAAACCTCTCCGTCAGCTACGTAATAGCGCCACTCTTCTCTAAAAAAGACGATATCCGAGATCCAATACGGACCAGTTTGCCATGAATAAAGAACATCCTTGTAATTATCGTATCCAGAAACCATTTGGGCTTCAAACCTTTTGTGTTTATCAGCGGGCTTGGCAAAGAAACACTCTTCGTCTTCTATCTCACGAAGATTCTTTATATAGCGGATTTTTCTTTTAAAGAACGGAGCCAGAAATTCTGGATAATAGTTTGGGGTTTTTGGAGAAAGGTATTTCTCGATGAATTCAACACTACCCGCTATCGTTTGGCCCGCCCATTTATCTCGGGCTGAATAACTAAGAGATTCTTTAGGGTAATTGAAAAGTAAAGCGCCGACTTCTTTACCTTGGTAGCCAGATTGAATATAGAAATTGCTCATTAAAAGACTTCAAACTCTAAATCTCCAGAGATTTTAATATCTGGAGGAACTATGTTTAAATCAGTTAAAACTATCAGTTCTCCGATTATTCTTTCGTCAAACCTCTCTACTAGACCCTCTGTTTCGATATTTCTCAAGAAAATCTCTTTCTTATTTATAGTCAAACGAGCCTCATTTCGATCAAAGTCCACAAGGACCGAATACCCATTGTGACTCACCATGAAGACATTTCCGTTTTTAGAAGATTCTTGAAAAGCTTTTCCTAAAATGTATTCTCGCCGTTTAGGTCCTCTATATAGAACCATGTCTTTATAAGCCCCATTGTAAAGGTAATCGTAAGTTTCTGTAAAAGGCCAAAAACCTCCATGACCAGCTCTGACGACCTTGATTATCGAGGACTTATCGTAAAGAAGGTCTCCATCATAGACTTCTTCTCCGTTGGCG